GTAGGTTGCTGTCGGCTATCCTGTTTGCCTCGTCCTTGGTACAGGCGGTGTATTTTTGTGTATAAATTTCTTGTATTAGGATGAAATCGTTATATTTGTGATATGAAAACAAAGTCATTTAAAATACTTGATCAATACTTTCTCCGATTTTATAGATCTATTATGTCTAAGAACGGTAAGAGAAGGAAACATACGATCGTGGACAAGAATGATATTCTCGAATGTCAGTCGTTGATCTGGAAGGTCATACGTGATAAGTATCTGGAGAATGAGGGTGGAGTTTATATAAACAACATCGGCTATCTATGCCATAAGATCAATCCCAATCGTAAGATATATCTAAATAAGCTTACTGGTACTATTAACAGACGTGGGACGGGTGGATATTCTTATGTCCATACGTGTATGGATTTTATGCCCAGGAATAAGTATTTTCATTTATATATCTCTCCGGCATTAAACAAGGAATGTAGGATGGCTATGGAGTCTGGAAGGAGATATAAGTTCTTGTACCGGGAAGTTGAATCGGAGAGTAAGGTATTTGGAGTTAAATGGGTTTATAAGCTGTAGAAGTTTCTATGATCCAGTTAGCTCGTGAGGGTAGACTGGATTTTTTTTGTATCACGGATTCAAATACATATCTTTGTGCAAAAGACTTGAATATGACTATAAAGGGCTTATTGGCCGAGATCAAGGCCGATTTACATAAATACGATGATAGCGGGGCTATAGATACCTCGTCTGTTTATAGATGGGCTGAGATCGCCTTGAAAAGGTTTGGAGGTGTTATAGCTATTATGTCTGAAGCGGTTGTCAAGACCAACAACAGACAGGCGGTATTACCTTCCGATTTCTTCGACATGCTTGATGCTTACAGGTGTGAGCCTCTGGTTTGCGAGATCCCTGGCGGCGATAAGGCTAAGGCTGACCTCCAACACGAGATCGGCTGGGTCGAGCGCACCGAGCGCGGCTTCCGTTGGAACTCCTGCACGGAGTGCTGTAAGGAGGAGTTTGAGAAGACGATCACGGAGAAGATATATATCGGGTCTCACGAGGTTCGTTTCCATTATCATCATCCCGTAAGGTTATCCATAGGTCGTGGGCTGAGGCGTGATTGCGCCGCCGACAAGTATCGGGATAAGTATGATTGGGATAATTATGATATAACTATATCCGGCAATACTATGTATACCGGGTTTGATGGATTTATTTATATCATATATCGTGCTACGCCTAAGGACGATGACGGTCTCCCGTATATACCTGAAACGGCGTTAGGTTATCTTGAGGATTATGTCGAGACGTATATCAAGATGAAGATCTTCGAGAACGCCGCCGTTAACGGTTTGATACAAGGGGCTGGTGATGCCTATAAACTATACGCCCAGCAGGAGCCGGGTAAGTTCGCTAGGGCCATGAAGGAGCTTAAGATGTCGATGATTACCTTGAATGATTACCGGGAGCTGGCTGAGGATAATAGGAGGAGGATGCTGTCTTATGAGCGTATGTGGCCCAACGCTTTTGATAAGTATATTAAACTTATTTAACAAAATACGATGATATGGCTGATTGGATACATTTAGATAAGACAAGTGGTACCGGTCCTGCTGAGGTTAGGGTTACCGCTGATATCAATGAGACTGGAGAGATACGTCAGGCTACGTACAAGGTTATAAAAGAAGGCACCAAGGAGGAGAAGACGTTCGTGTGCAGGCAGGAGTCGGTCCCGGTGGTTATTATCCCGGAGTTCGACTACCTAGTGCTTAGGTATATCTGGGCTGACGAGGACGGCATTGACTTTGACACGGCCACCGGTTTCGATAACACCGGCCTCCCGGACGTGGACGGCAAGCTGGTTGGTTGGAGTAAACAGTACCAGACCACGCAGGAACGGGTAGGTGATTATCTCATCCATGGTGGTGATAACATGGAATCGGGTAATGAGGCAGCTTTGATCCAGATGGGACCGTTGTTGGATGGCGATAATTATGATAAATTACCTCTTGAGATCAGATGCAGTATATACGGTAACTGGTATGGTGGTCGTGAGAAAGGTAATATCACTATCAAATTCACGGCATATAAGGGCGGTTCTATGGAGAAACGTGGATATGATTTTGTCAATATCGGAGGCGAGGAGGTTTATACCGGTGATGCCCCTACCAACGTATCCGCCCACGGAGAGGATAATTGGCAGGATATAAGAACCTCGTATTCTAAGGTGGGCACGATGATTTATAATAAGGAATCTCGTGACTGTATTGTAAGAATAGGTGAGTGATTGTTCTTTTTCATAATACAAATATTTATCAGCTCTCTTGTTCGTGAGGATAGGAGAGTTTTTTTGTTTTTTAGTCCTTTACTTATGACATATTTGATCTTTTATTGCGCAGGAATAATCTAGCTTTGCCGAAAACTAGCGTTATGATTACATTAAGTGATGTTAACAATGAACTCCATGTCCGGTTATATATACTGGAGGTGCTTAAGGATTATATAAGAGATGATGATTTCGATGGCCTTGTAGATAAGGCGTTGGATTTTGTCATGGAAGGCATTTCTATGCCTAAGGCTCCGGCCAAGGATACCACCATGAGTGATATATCAAAGAGCGTTTTGGCTTTGGTAGCGGGTGCTGGATTAGATGAGAGGCTAAGCAAAAGCTCTTTAGAATTAGCTTACGATAGGTGTAAGATGAGGTATGTATTCGATCCTCGAAATCGGGATATACATGGTGTAGTCGTAGGTTATTCCAATGACTTTAATAGTCTGGTGGCTGTGTGTGATGAGGGATCGAAGAAAGGAGTGGACAAAGGATCTACTGATTTTGTGGACGTCAATGAGAGATACGTGACTAACGGTTTCTTTTACATATCTGTAGAGGATGCCGATAAGCAATCGAACTACATGGGGAAAAATTTGTAATTGTTTTGTTTTTTGTGCTTTACCACGAGCATCTAGTCTTCCTACTGACTTGTGAAAGTCTGGAGGATTTTTTACTTTTGTGCGATTTTGAATGTTTTGCATAATGGTATAGTTTTTATCAAGATCCTGCGTGTAAGTGATTATCCGCAGGATTTGTTATATTTGCGAAAAAGATAAGATCGTGCAAAATAACTCTAACATAGCGGTTCCCGATTCCGGGATGAACAGGGATAAGCATCCACAGGACCTATCCCCGTCTGAATATAGTTTCGCCTTGAACGCTACAATAGAGGGTGACGATGGGAGTCAGCTTAAGATCCAGAACGAGCCTAGTACCCTTTTATGTAAGCGATTTGATGGCTATAAGGTTATTGGGTATAAGAATGACATAGCTGGTGATAATACTTATTTCTTTCTATCTAATCCGGATGATAATACGTCTAAGATCACGTTCGTGCGGTCATTGGATTATATCAAGACCGTGGAGGATCAATTGGCTGGATCGGGAAAGGACATCCATCGTATCCTTGGCGAGAGGCTTGAGGAGTCGGATGGTCGTTTTGATGAGATATGTGATTTGATGGAGGTCCTGATAGAGGACGGGGTTGATGACCCTTGTCTTAATTTCTCCATTCATCATCCGATCTTCGATATAGAGATCAAGGACGAGAAATGCGGGAAGGTGATATACTGGACCGATGGATATAATCCCCAGAGATATGTTATGGTCGATAAGGCCCTTAACCCGGATGATGATGGTGACTTTTGGTATCATTACCATGGGTATAAGACATGTGGGGATGACAAGCCAATAGAGAGGTGTAGGCTGGCCTGCGAGAAGCTGCTGGTGTTCCCGTTGCTGACGGCCCCGTGCGTGGAGCCTGAGGTCGTGGAGTTCGGGGGAAGCCTGCGTGCCGGGACCTACCAGTTCTGCGTGGCGTTGTGCGATGAGTTCGGGATTGAGAAGACTGGATATTGCTCATTGACCAATCCTATCATGATATTCGATCGTCAGGATATAGTCATTCGTGATGGCTTATGGGGCAAATCAACCAACATGGGTATCCGGCTTACTGTATCCAATATAGATAAGCAGGTATCTCATTATAAGATAGGTGTTATACAGAACACCGTTGGATATAATGGCGAGCAAAGCCCGGTTCTTGAGTATTTCATAGAAGGTATACATCCGATAACGGAAAGGACCATCTATTACCTTACGGATCAGTATAGCGAGCGTACGACCATGGAGAAGTTATCCAAGGAAATACCGGTATATAAGACAGCCAGAGGCATGACGTCTGTCGGGAATCGTCTTCTTCAATACGGCTTGACCGTGGAGAATGAATGGAATCTTCAACCGGTCGTTAATTTCTTGGGTCATTTCGTTAAATGGCAGACATCGATAGCCACGGAGAATCTATATAAAGACGGTGTGGCTTGCTCTAAATACGCCTCTTTCATGCGTGACGAGGTATATCCGTTGGGTATAAGATTCTTTACCAATACAGGATACAGGACGGCTAGATTCCCGCTTATCCCTCGTCCGGCCACAAGGGAGGAGATGGAGGTTATCGTTGATGAGGACGGCAACTCTGAAGACCTATCAGCGGCTTCGGTATTGGAGAACAACCCGCAGTGCGCCGGGAACAGCCGCCGTTATCTTTGGCAGTTTAAGAATACGGCAAAGATCATAAACGACCCGTCTTGGGGATTTGATGATTTTGGGGGAGAATGCAAGAATCAGCTAGATGTTAAGCAACTCAGATATGTAGAGCAGGAATATGCCACGGTAGGAGAGACCCAATTCGTTATCAACACGATGGGGGAAGATGTTACGGTAGATGATGCTATTGATTATATCGCTGATAATATAGAGAACTTGTGTGATATCATAGAATCTAATGTAGGTATTACTGACGAGTTATGCGCGGCTATATCATTGCCAGAGGATCAAGACGGTATAAAGGCTCCCGATTTCCCTAGTGGATGTGATGATATCGAGAGGATAGAGACCAGGACTATATTGGATAAAAACTCTTTGGTGGATTCTAGGATTGATTTTACATATAAGTTGGCTAGTGATTATACGGAGACAGAGCCTACCACCTTAATACAAAGTAACGCCGAGTCACAAAGGAAATTTTCTGTATTGTGTGATTTTGATAATTACTCTAGTGGAGGCAAGAATATCATAGATCTGGTTCAGGAATGGCTGGATGGTCAGGATGAGGATAAATTCCCGTCTGATATAGATTCTTCCGCCTTGGTCTTGTGTCAGGATATGTCTAATGTCCGGCAGTTATATGATGAGGGTATATGTACTAATGGGTGTTCGGTAGGTGATCCTTACGTGAATCCTACTATTGATGATGTTCAACTACCCACGTTCCAAGGAGGTAGGTCATTGGGTAAATGTACGTTCTTATTCCAAGGCGATGGGTGGGAAGGCAAGAAGCATACCGAGACTATGCTTGATATATTGATGGATTCAATGAAAAAGTACTTCCCTCAATATGAGAGTCAGTTTGGTATTGAGAACGCCATGTGTCTTTTTGGTGATGGTGATAACTCTAAGTTCAATACCGGCATATCTACTGATTGGGAAGATCGTGTGTCTGTGCAGAATGATATTGACGCCAAGACCAATTGGTTCGGTAGAAGCAACTTGACTTATTTCAAGTTCTATCCACATGTATCCTCATACGCCAGATGGGTGGAGTTGGATTACGAAAAATACGTAAGCGGTTTATCCGATCCTGATAACGGTATTATGTACATAGAGATGATGGGTAACTACAATTATCCGATCGGCGACTCATCATCATACAATAAGGTTCGTATAACGTTTTTCTCGGACAAGGAAGGTACCGTGGCTCCTAATCCTTTGGCTAATGATGCCAAGAAAGGAGTTATAGTGAATTACGTGGATCATAAGATATTTATGATGCCAAAGTACTTGTTCTGGAATGATGATAAGACTACTTTTCATAAGATATATGTTTGCATCGAGCCTGCGGTATGCGTTTTCTTCACCGGTTTCGCCATGAGGCAGGATATGAAGGAGCTTGCCGGATTCTATACGGCCGGCACCGCCATCTTCCCCGCCCCGTTCTGTTTTGGCATTCGACCACTGGAGGTGAAATACGTGTTCTTCTTTACGAAAGAATTGAAATTAAGGAGATTTGTTACCTATGAGGCGAAATGTATCTCATGTGGGGATAAACCCGCTGACTGCGCTCCCAGACCATATCAGTATGGTGATTTCGGATATTGGGAGTCTACCAATAAGTATCCGGCTAATTTTGAGTTGTATGATTCAAGTAAGATTGGGATATCATCGGGAGGATCAAAGAGGAAGGATATAATAGATTCTTTGACGAAATACTATGGGTCCCCTAAATCCGTTGGGGGTAAGTCTTATTTCACCGGTAATGGGGATAACGCTGAGTACCCCAATACATCAACCACGTTTTGTCAGAGACCTATACGTCATTACAAGTTCCCGGATAACTCTGTCGCTCCTTTCATGGGTAATCCGTCTCAACTGACCGGTCAATATGGAGTTGACTCCTATATTTATCCTATGGGGGTGATGCTTGATGACGATATTGTTAATGAGTTTCTGGATATAGCGGTAGAGAACGGTCTTATAGATAAGGCTAGAAGAGATTCTATAATAGGATATGAGTTGTATAGGGGCGATAGGACGTTGGATAAGAGCGTTATCGGGACTGGTCTGGCTTATGATATGTTTAAGTACGATGATCCTGACGGATCGGCTAACCTTTATCCTAATTACCCTTACAACGATTTGTCTGATGATATGTATATCTATAAGGATATTAATCGTGAGAATTTTATAACGCATCCGTTTAACAGGAAAGGTAATATCTGGTACTCGTTCTTAAGCCCTGATATTGCCTTTAACAAGCCTGACGCTCCCACCGAGTGCCTTGTTGATGGTTATCAATTAGGTAAATCCTCCGGTATATTCAGGGAGGTGGAGGATCACCCTAAATGGACGATATTAGGGAGCAAGGCTTACAGTATGGCAACGTCATTGGCCACGGTAGAGGCTATGGCTAATTTAATATCCGCTATAGCTGAGTATACATATCAGTCGGCTTCACAGCAATATGTCGGTGGAGGCGTGTTCTTTTTAGCCAACCCTGTCGGCATAGCGCTGACGGCTATCCGTCTGGCTACGGGTATCGCCAAGGCCACGGCCCAGTCCGTGGTGGATATAGGCAAGTACAGGTATCAGTGGTTGACGGCATTGATAGATAGGGGACCTAGACGGAACTATGCTTATTATTATACTTCTGTCGCTCATTATAATTTATTTTACCAAAAAATAGGGGAGTCAGAGTTACGTGGATTGTCAACGGCTAAATATATCAAGAGCGGATTATATCCGGTAACAGATATCTCTTCGCAAGGGGAGACCGTAGGCGGTAAGCCTATTATCATAAACAACCTCGATCGTGAGCACTCGTTATTCATGTCATTTGGTATGGATAAGTATATGCTTGAATATCCGGAATTGGTATCAAGTTACGATACCAGCCGTATTCAGGATGAATGTAATATTCGTAATGATGAGGTAGCTGGTATGACGCCTCATTTTATGACACGTGAATCTTTCGTATCCTGTCCTTATATGAGGATAAAGAAATATTCTCCGGCTCAATACGGGCAGATAGAGGATATCAGGTGGGTATCGTTAGGCGGTTGCGGGTTGATGGATAAGAATAAGCGTAAACCTGTTTTTGGAGGTGATGTATTTATATCAAGATTCTCACTTAAGAGGAAGATGCCTATGTTTTACTTGACTCAGTTCGGTCAGGGGGACATGATACCATTCCCTTATTATGATTATCGGAACATCGGGTATCCCCGTTATTTCGTTAATTACGACACCGGGGAGGATTATCTTAATAAGACCGATACGGATACCGGATCGCTATACTCTTTCCCTAGCCGGAAGAGCGCTTATGAGATGGTTTGCAAGACCGGAGATATGTATCTTAGCGGTCGTTTCTTCCTATACTTCTATGGCATACCTCAGTTTCTTGTGGAGTCTGAGATCAATTGCAATTTCCGTATAGCCGGGCCTGAGCCTTACGAGGGGTTCTATCCGGAGGTAGGGGATTATATATCATGGACTCAGGAGCGTAATGTCCCTATATCAAGGGATAATGTGTTTAAGATAAGTCCTGTGTATAAGAATCGTTTTACGCTAGGCGGAAGGTCATTACCAGAGACGTATGATAGCAATTTTTGGGACTGCGCTTACCAAAGACCCAACGGCGTCATATGGAGCACCGCCGACGTGTCGGAGAATGGCATGACCGATCCTTGGCTGTCGTACAAGCCTATGGATTACCATGAGTTCAAGACCTCTTTCGGGAAACTTATAAGCATGAAAGGGATAGAGTCGGATCAGATACTGGCTCGCTTCGAGAATCAGGTAGGGCTTTATAACGCCATAGACGTGTTGGCGGAGAGAATATCCCCGGAGAATAGCGAGCTAGGGACAGGTGGTCTTTTCGCCTCCCGTGGTATCGAGTATAATAATACGACGTTAGGATATTCCGGGACCCAGAGTCGGGATATGATCAGTTGCGAGTTTGGGCATTTTTGGGTCGATTTAAGGCGTGGTCAAGTGTTTAAGGTAGATTCTAATGGTAGGAATCTTACGGAGGTCACACCGGGGCTTAGAAACTGGTTTAAGGAGCATCTTCAGATGAAGATCATCCGTAGCCGGATATATAACGCCGATACGGATGCTGAGCTGTCTTATTATGATATCGATAACAAGTTCTTTGGTATAGGTCTGTCCATGGGTTGGGATAATCGTTTCAAGAGGGTATTGATAACCAAGAGGGATTACATACCGGTAGGGAATCCAAGCGAGTACCAATTCAGGGGAGGCCGGTTCTACAGGAACGGGCAGGCGGTGGAGCTTTCGGACACCAGCCATTTCACGGACGTCTCTTTTACCGTTGGATATAATTGTTTGAAGGGTGAGTGGAAATCATATTTATCGTACACCCCGGATTATTATATCGAGCATCAACATTATTTCCAGTCCGGTAAGAATTACTCTAACGATAGTCGGGAAGTGGGATTGTGGTCTCATGGCTTAACCAATCAATCGTATCAGGTATTTTATGGTAAGCTATATCCGTTTGTTGTAGAAGTCCCGGTACGTGAGCAGTATGTGAATAAGATCCTCACGAACTACCAATATAGGATGGATGCCAGAAGGTATCAGGATGAGGTTAATTATCAGGTTAGAAGAACAACTGGATTTAATAAGGCATGGTTCTATAACGATACCAACAACAGTGGAGAGCTTAGGATGACCATCGCCGATAAGAACGACATGAGCCAGCGCCTAAGATATCCTATAACTAACGACGATAGCCGTGATATACTGGTGACGGAAGTGGACCAGAAGATCAATATCAACGACTACTTCAACGAGGTTAAAGACGATACTAATAACCTACCGGTATGGGTTAAGGACGTGAACGATATTGGCCGGGAGATCGACCCCAGGGCTGTCGATTATCACCGGAGGTGGCGTGATCGTCTTCGTGGCGATTGGTTCTTGGCAAGGTTCGTGAATGACATTGAGAGCCGGTTCAAGATGATAGTAAGATGGTTTAGTAATGATGAGAAAATTTATTGATTTATTAACATATGGGGGGGGTATTTGCCGCCTCTTCTTATATATTGAAATGATATGGAAGATTTTATTGGTAAGTACGATGGTAATCAAATAGACAGCAGGCTTGATAAGGTCAAGGATATGGTTGGTGCCACGGCGTCCGGGGCTGGCGCTGCGGGATTGGTGCCGGCTCCCGCCGCGGAGAAGCGTACAGCCTTTCTTCGTGGTGACGGCACATGGCAGGATATAGATGTTCATGAGCCGGGCTTCTTGGGCGATAATCTCGATAGCGAGGATGATTTTAGAACTATATTATTTAATTTGGGCTTTGATAAGGAATTTACCCTTACCAAAGCGAAATATGATATAATAGCTTCTAAATGTGAGGTTGATATACCAATTCAATATCTTTTATCCGGAGCATCATCGACGTATGGGGTTGGGGACTTGATATTAATTAAGGATTCATCCGGGAATATTCAAGCCATGTTGCGCTCTGGATGCAATACGGGAGCTGGGGTCATTGTATCTTATCATGTAATGATCAATATATCCAGCGACCTTACCCATACGTCCATTGTCACCAGTCATACCGTACAATCGGTATCTAACCAAACCAAGGACATATCCTTAACGATTGGTGGTGACCCAGTCGGAGATATCAGGGGCATCAACTTCTCTACGGCCGGTACAGGGACCAAGGCTTTGATGGATAATGGGAAATATAAGGAGGTGCAAGCTAGGGGTGATATTGAGAATGCGTTTTTAGATACTGTTTTTCATCTAGCGTCCAATCAACCTTCTACTTTAACCCAAGATCAGTATAATACTATAAAATCGTTGTTTGGTAGTAACCCTACGTCTAATATCAGGATGATAAAACCTAGCGATTCTTTTGTGGAATTGGTAGGTGAATTTCTTATCAATGATTTGATGGTTTTTAATGATCAAAGGAATGATTGTATCACTATTTACATCAGCGGTTCAAATATCATTCTTGGTATGGGACTTATGGATATATCTATTTCTGTTTATCCTAATCTAAGTGTTGGATATATTCATTCTAATTCAAATGTTGCTGCATCAGATGGTTCCGAGATAGTTCTTGTAAATTCTTTGAAAAATACTGAAGATGATATAGATTTTGATAATCAACTTCATCTTAAGATGAAAGGTAAGGGTGATAAGGCCTTGATGGATGATGGGACTTATAAGGAGATAGGTTCTTCTGGAGTGGATATCTCAAGTTATATTTTAGAAGGAATTGATTTTAAGAAAAATACTACCAAGGAAGGTTTCGATAAAATAAAAAGCTGTATTATTAATAAACAGCATATGTATGTGTATTATAAAGTCGAAATGGGTGGCGATGTAGCCGCTTTTACAAGTGATGTTATAACTAATTTTTTGTATGGTAATATATCCTTGGTTATGGTTGATTTTTCGAATATTGAGTTGAAACAAGTAGTAATAAATTCGAGTGATTATAATATAACCGTAACAAAAATTTAATGTTATGATTCAAAAAAGAAAGGTTACCAAGAACTCAGGCAAGTGCCCTAAATCGGGGTGCATCAAGAAAGTAGGAAGTGATTGGAGGGTGGTTAGTAACAAAACTGGAAAGTTATGGCCGGCGAAGTATAAGTCGAGGGATTTGGCCAAGAAAGCTCTGGCGGCTTATCATATGCATTGAGGGTGTAGGAGGGTAGGTGATATGAATCATGTACCCGCCTATTGTTTTATCCTGCATCCGATTATGTATATCTTTGTAGAAAACGTGATTTATGGCTAAGAAAGATAAGAAAGAGGAAATCCCTTCATGGATAAAGGATTTGTATAAGGAAGATCTTGATCGTGTTGTAAGAGGTGAGCGTCCCATGTATTTTAGGGGTATGAATGATGATCCTTTAAAGAACGTATCCCCGGAGTTTGATATCCTTAGTGGAGGAGCTGCTGTTAAGGGTATGAATGGGATAAGAGGTGCGTTGTCTCCGTTGAATAATGGCATGGGTAATTATAATTTCAGCATTAGGGGTATAAATAAGAAGATAGGCGAGCTGGTTGATGAGGCGGGATTGTATTTGCCTGAGAAATTAAGACCTATATATCAGACTGTGGTGGACGCTATGTCGAGATCCAAAGATAAGGAATTGGGTTATATCACGCAGCCGTTGGCCAACGCCCTGTACCCTGCGGACGAGCGGCGGAACCGGCGTCTAGACGGGGAGCATCCTGTTGGTTATGTGGATGCCATAGACGGTATATGGCCTAGGGAGAAATATGGGTTATGGGGAGAGAAAATTGAGCAGAAAGCCGAAGGAGGTCCTACTGGTAATGATCCTATGTATGTAAGACAAGATGTATCTGATAGAGCTTCGTATTTAAAAGACATCATAGGTAACGCCATAAGAAGGAGGTTGTATGAGAATGTAACACCTGATGTGGTAGCCTCAAATGCCAGTCTTCCCGATAAGGTTAAGGAATTTATATACGGAAGAAATGGCAAAGCTAATGTTGATGAATATAGCGAACAGCTATGGGGTAGATTCTTATCCCAGCCTAATAGTCTTGATGGAAATAACAAGGAGATAAGGATTCCTGATAATGTCATTACTGATATTGAGAAGATGTTCAATCGTGACACTAAGGATGAGGTAAAGAGGCTAGATAAAAAGATTCGTGATACGGAGCAAGAAATATATGGCTCTGATAAGCCGGCTACAGATGATGCTTATGGTAGGCTGAAGCTTTTGAAAAAGTCTAGAGAATGGGTAGATATCTTTGAGAAGAATCGTAATTCGGTAAGATCCGGAAAGCCTACGGTTTTTTCTGAGTATGATTTTTACCCCGAAGCTGCTGGTGATCTTACCCCGTTATCAGGGTTTGGTAATTTTACTATTTATAGACGTCCGGATGGAAGGTTAGGTGTTTACGATGTATATGATTTTTATAGTAATGATCAAGAGTTCCCAGTCAATATAGTCACTAAGACATTAGACGCTATAGGTGATAAGTTTGAGGAGAGAGGGTCGTTTGAGGATCGTAATCCTCTTCCGGAAAGCGGGAAGGATGCTCTTATCCGTAACGCTATCATGTCCAAGAATAAGTTGGAGGATAAGGAGGATGGAGGTCCGGTAAATACAGAACGAGATTATGGGGATGGGAAATATGTTGTTGATCCTCGTAGATCAGAGGATAGTAAGATGGCTGTGTATGATGAGATATGGGACTATCTGACAGAAAAGAAGGGGATACCACAAACGCAAGCTATCGGCATCCTGTCGAACATCGCCGCCGAGTCCGGAGGGGACACCGAAGCCCTAGGAGCCGCTGGTGACTTTGGCATCCAACAATGGCTTGGACCGAGAAAGAAGGAGCTACAGCGTAGGTATGGTAAGAAACCGACTTTGACACAGCAGTTGGATTATCTTGTGGATGAGTATCAAGGTCGTGTACCGGGGCTAGGCTGGAACTACATGAACCAAGGCAAGTTCTTTGATAAGGACGCTCAAGGCAATGTTTATAATTACTATATGTATTCGAAGGCTGATTTTGATAACGCCACGAATTATAAGGACGCTACCGTGGCATGGAATCAAGGATACGGGAGACCCCTTGGATCGACATTAAGAAACGAGAAGCGGTTTGAGTTCGCCGATATGTTCTCCAACAGATACGGTGTCCCGGAGAACGAGCCAATGAGATACGAGTTCGGGCAGCGGGATTCTGGTACGGGAGACGGAGGTCAGCAGCCCGTGCCTGAGACGGTAGCCCCCGCCGCTCCTTCTTTGGCTTCCCATCCTGCCATGGATAGCTGGTGGGAGAAGGAAGGTCAAGACTTGTTATATAAGATGCTAGCTCAATCCGGCGCTAACAAGAAAGCTATAGAGAACATCGCTAATAATATTAAGAATGATCCTCAATCAGAGGCGCAGATAGCGGAGGCCGAGCGTATGCGTAAGGAACAGGCAAAAAGGCAGTTGGTGCTTAATATGATACCAGGATTAAGTCTTAATATAAAGGGTATGAGCAGAACCCAGAATTAATGCTATATTTGTGAAATTATTAAACGTTTTAGATATGAAAAGATTGTTGTTTTTATTTGCTATGTTATTGACGCCATTCGCTTTGATGGCGCAAGAGGTAATCCCATCAGAAGGGGCTATCACCATTGATTTAACTACCTTCACCGGCATCATGGCTTTCGTCACGATGTCAGCCACTCAGCTAGCTAAGGTGGTTCCGTATATCGACACCCATAAGTGGGCTAAGATCCTATCGGCTGTAGTTATCGGCATGCTGGTATGTATCCTGGCTTGGGTTCTTCAGGTATCCCCGTTGTTAGTAGGGAGTGAATGGTGGGAATCTCTGTTGTATGGGGTGGCTGTCGGGCTTAGCGCTGCTGGCTTCTATGACTTGGTGAAAACGATAGGTTCGTTATTTGTAAAAAGGATTTAAAAGAAATAGGTTGATATAATGCGATAGCTATATGGTTTATTGTAGGTAATATAATCAGCTATCGCATTTTATTTTTTATTGTTTGTATTTTTTAAATCCGTATTTTTTAGCTATACTATTTATTATACCTTCATCTATATTAAACCATTCTCTATCTTCTTTAAATCCTAATAAAAGTTTATGCATATACGACTCGATGTCGTCATCTATTGTGTATATCATTTCTATATTTATATTTGATACCCTAAGAGCTGATAGTCTTTTTTTTATATTAATAGCTCTACCTATTTTACAAAGACCTGATATTCTATCTATTGCTATATACGTTTTATATCTATTATTTGAAATGCTTCTATAATTTTTTGATATACTGTTTAGTATTTCATCTATAATCTTTGTCGAGGATATTGAGTTTATTGCATAAGATATTAGATGTGCCTTTATTTTATCATCTATATTCATTGCGATTGATATAAATACTCTGTAATCGACAAACCATTTTTGTCCAGGCCCTTTACCTTTTCGGTATGCTAATCCAACATTTTTTAAATCAGATATTGTCTTTATGCTTTTTTCTGGCATATCTATTTGTCTTAATATATTATTGATTACGTTTTGTGTTATACTTGATGTTATGTAATGATCAGTTCTAATTTTTGGATTATTCTTTGATTCTCTATACGAGTTTATTATATATACAAAGTCTGTTATGCAAATAAAATTGTCTTCTTTGTTGAACTCAATACTATTTTCTGATATTTCTCTATTCATTGTTTTGTAATGTTTGTTTTTATGCGAATATATAAAATAGTATGCATTACAACAATATTTATAGGTGTTTTTATGCATCTTTAAAAGATTGATTTAAAACAAAGACTCATCGTTGTGAAATGGTGGGTCTTTATTTTTTTCAACTATCTTTGTGTCAGAACGAAATTAATTTGATATGGGCAAATATGTAATCAAGAGAAAGATACCTAAATATCAAGAAGCCGGGGAAGTTGGGTCGTATATGCTTGGTAATATGGATGGCATACAGGGGCTAGGCATGGAGCCTTTGGTAAATACCAACAAGGGATTACCTGCGCAAGCCAGTCCGTTAGGGATATATTCTATGGATACGCCTGACCGGTTGATGGATAAATATGATACCGCTTTTGAGAAGAAGGATATGAATGATATGTTCCCGGCTAGCTTCAAAGGTAGTTTGCAACGGATAGCTGAAAATTATCAAGACAATGCTATTACATTTAATAATGTGACCGTTAATGATGTTGATAAGTCTAAGACCGGTTCAGGCGAGACGGATGTTTTTGATTTTACCACCATCCCCTACTATGGCGCTGATGATATAGGGTCTAGATTCACTCAGATGGGTCGTGGTATAGGGCGTATGAGAAGCGAGGGATACGGTGATTTATCCACCGGGGTTAAGACAGCTAATGTTGTGGGTACTGTAATGTCAGGCATCGGCGGTGTCTTAGGGTTGGCAAGGAACGTATTCTCAGGGATGGCGTCAGAGCAAGGCACTCGTACTAATATCAGGTTAGCTCAAGAGCGAGAGGCTAGGCAGAGACGGCAATCTCAGATGCGGTATAAGGATGGAGGTGGTGTTTATCTAGGGCCTAATAATAGATTCGATAGCGGTAGCCTTACCGGTGAGTATCTATATCCGTTACCTAAGTCGATGGAAGATCAAGCCAACGTAGAGGTCGAGAAGGGTGAGTACGTGACGCAGCCCGGAGAGGCGCCAATGGAGGCTATGGGGCAGAAGCACGCCGATGGTGGAACCCCCGTTTCCTTGGAGGAAGGTACGAAGGTTATTACCGATGATACCACCATAGAGTCGGATTTCGCTAAATACATTAGGGATACGTATGGTATTAAGGCTACGCCAAAGGATACGTACGCCACGTTAATGGATAGGTATAAGGCTAAGATAGGTCTTAAATCAGCTTATGATGATCAGAAGAAGGCTTTGGATAAGTTGAAGAAGAACGATAAGATAGATGACGAGAATACGAGGCGCTTAAACGCTTCCGTATTATCCAAGGCTATAAATGATAGTAACGAGACGGTTAATGGCTTAGAAGGAAGATTTACGGACTTCGCTAATGTCATATACAAGGAGCAGGAAGACCGGAAGATGAAGAAGGATGAGGATACTTATTTTGCCAAGGGAGGTGAGATAGATAACATCATATCCAGATCCATGAAAGAATACGGTCTTACGGAGGAGGATATAGCTGAGGCTAAGAAAGAGCTGCTTAAGAAAGTGGCTGGTATTCGTCAGAAGATGGAGAAAGGTGGTAGCTCTTTATTCGATTATCTCCTTACTTTCCGTCCTGTTGAGAACAAGTATAATAATAAGGATAATACGTTTGGGTATCAGCGTCAGGGTCAGGATGGCTCTTATGGCGGTATTAATACCGATGAGAGACTGGAGTATTATAAGACGTTCATGCCTTTGGCTTACGATGCTTATATGAGCGCTCCGAAGGCTACTGCTGCCAAGGCTCTTCAGGATGCTATATACAACACTACTGGTGGGTGGATGGGCTTGGCCACGGCGGAGAACCCGATCATCGCCAACGCTGAGGCGCTTCGGGATTACACGACGCTCGTTTCCTTTGGCGGTGAGGATAGTCAAGGCAATTACCCGGAAGATAAGAAAGCTGCATATCATGATAGGATGAGAGACAACAAGTTTGGTCAATACTCCTCATCTCGCCCTATGATCGGTCTAGACGTTGTTACAGAGGAACAGCATAAGGCTCTTAACGATGCCGGTATCACCCATTTTAGCCAACTGTTCTCTGATAAGAACAAGGATGTCGTTAATAAGATACTTGGGGAGGATATGCTTAAGATGCAGGCATTGAGATCCATGAAAGGAATGGAAGGTCTTGATTTTATACTTGATCCTCATAAGGTGGCTTCCGGTCCTATGGATATAGGTGATGTGGAGGATCCTGATGTTAAACTGGATATGCCTGAGCTGATTGATCCCAATACACTCCCTAAGACCAATACAAATGCCGGTAAGTCGAACAGCGGCAATGGAGGCAGGAATATAGTGGGTGGCGGTCTTGACTTCCCCGAGGTATTTAGGATGACCCCGGGAGCCGTGACAACGGAAGGTCTGGAAAGGCATTACGCTCCTACCGTGGATCCGGTGTTGAGATCGGCTGATCAGTATATGGTTGAGACCAATCGTGCTTTCCAATCACAATTGGATCAGATGGGTAATGTCCCGGATTCCCAGAGAGGGGCTTTATCATCCAACTTACAGGCTATCATGAGTTCCAATATAGGTAGATACATTAATGAGGTAGAACAAGGGAACGTGGCTCAAAGGGCTTGGGCTGATAATGTAAACGCCCGTACTTGGGCTGATACGTATGATAAGAATATAGCCCAACGTCAAGCTTACCAGCAACGTATATTGCAGGGATTGGCTATAAATGACGAGAACTGGGCTAGGTATTTCGATAGCGTAAATGACGAGATCCAGCAGAAGTGGAATACGGCTACGACCATGAATACATTAAGGTCTATATTTGGGGATGTAAAGATTGGTCCCAATGGACAATTAATCGCTGATCCTCAAGGAGATATATTGAGTTATAGGAGATTATATCCTGCTCAGGAAGTAACTAAAGGCAAGAAAGGATAAAGGATGGCTTCACAATATAGTATATTAAGGAATTACGGCAAGTACGTATCACCCTACAACATGGATGTCATGATGCAGGGGATGGGGTACATGCAGCAGAAGATAGATACCAATCGGCAGGCTATAAACGAGTATGCTGATTATATTATCAATTCTGACATTATAAAACCTCAGGATAGGGAATATCTTCAGAATAGGTTAAATGGGCTGATACAGGACGTGAATAACGTGTATCGTAAATCTAATTTGGCTTCCGACGGTATAGCCAGAAGCATACAGGCTCGTCTTGGAGAAGCTCTGGATACCCGTGTGTTGAATGCTATTGCCGGTACTAGGGAGATCCGGGCTTTTAGCGAGAAGATGGAGGATATGAAGCTGAACAATCCCAAGATGTATAGTCCTATAAACGAGGCTGAGGCTTTTGCGGATGCCGTGGCTTGGATGAATGACGGTCAGGTAGGGACACGTCTTAATCCTATACATTATACCCCTTATACGGATTACCACGCTGAGATTGATGAGAAGATGAAGAATTTCATCTCCCTTAACAAGGGGAAGAAAGTCAATGTACCGGTGACTGATGCCAATGGCAACAGGACGGGCGAGATGCGTGAGATGTATATAGATGAGATGAGTTACGCTCAGGTCAGGGATATAGCCATGGCTTCTATATCTGAGAACGGTAAGGCTCAGATGCAATTAGAGGGAAGATATATGGCTAGAACGAATCCTGACTTATTTAATGTTCAAAGCACCTCAGATTTCCTTAAAGGGTATATTGATGATTTCAGTGTCAAGGAAGAATCCATACGAGCCAAGCTAAAGGGCGTTGGCAATGACAAGGCCAAGAGGGCTAAGTTAGAGTCGGAGCTGGCGGATATTATCAAGCAGAGAAATGATTTCGTGGAGGAGGCCGAGGGCGTTATCGGTAGCAACTACAGCCCGGAGCGAGCCGGCATGTTCATGGTACGACAGCAGTTCCTTCGTGGCGTCGGGCTGAGATGGTCTTATAATAACTCATACGAGACGTTGGGTGTTGATGATTATTATTTCAAGGCTAATCAACAGATGATTGAGAAAGCTAAGTTTAATGAGACAAAAAGGCATAATCTAGCCATGGAGAAAGCAGCGTTGATGAGAGCCAGCAAATCGGGTAAGTCAGAGAATGGTGGTGGAGACGATGATATGACAGGACCTACCGTGGTTACTAAGAGCGCTAACCTTGAGGACGTAAATATAAGCGATGAGTTCATGAACGGGTTCATAGCCAACGAGAGGGCGGTGACTACTGGCATGGATAATTTCGTTAAATCACTATCAGATGACGCTAGAAGGAAGATCGACGCATGGGCGTCTGATCCTGAGAATAGCAATGTGGTTAAGAATATGGATAACGATCAGGTCATCATGGCTTATTTTAAGGCTAATGGGGGGTCAAGGAATGAGCTACTTGATTACAATGGTCAGGATAGTTATTTGAAGCTTCTTGGATTAAATACCCAAAGGGGTAAGTATAATAAGATCAATGATGGATTCAATAAGGCGGAGAACGCTGTTTTGGATGGTATTGACGCTATAGTTGAGAAAGAGGCTAAATCCTTTAGTGGATCAGGCATAGATGTTAGTTACGGATTTGGAACATTTAATCTTGGAGATATCAACAGCAATGGCGATAAGGTTTTTGATATAGATGGGATAAATGACATAACATTAGATGATTGGGCTAAATTATCGGCATATAGCTCTATTCTTAGTAATAGTGTTAAAATGACCGATCTTATTCATGCAGCCACTCCTGGTGCCCATACCCCTATTGTTTTAGGGGATGTCAATTCTGGAGAGGCGGCTGTATTGGTGAATAGGATAAATGATTTGATGGGTACGTCATTAACGTTGGATGATATTAATTTATTATCTCTTATTCCTATGGGTGTTTCTGATGACGGTGATATGATAAAGGTGCTGACCGATGGGCTGTCTGATGGCAATAAAAGGAATGTGGCCGTGGCTAAGGCCATGTATGACGAAATGCAGAAAGAGCAATACGATGTGTTTAGGCATAAATGGAGTCGTGGCGATCTGGGAAGGTTGGCTGGTGACGCCAAGCGAGCCGGCGAGGATTACCTGAGACAATATCGTCATGAGTACGCCGAGCGTGAGTATATCTTTTCCGGTGATTATCCGTCTAAAAGCCAAGCCGAGAAGGATTATATAAAGGTTAGTGACCTATTTACCCGTGGTGGCGGTTTTATTCCTAAGGATAAGGATAATGCCAATACGAAGATAACGTTTACCATATCCCCTATAGGTGATGGTAATTATCAGATCATTGGTAATAATGGAGGTGATGGCCGATCTGTTGTTGAGGTAAGCGAGGCTGATCTGGCCGCGAATAATCTTACCTTCTACAAAGAGGATGTAAGCATCCCGTCCGAGACCTATGATTCCGGTGTCGTACCCATATCTTTCGCCAGTTCAAGCAACAACGCTTATGGGAAGATGGCCAAGGCATTGCAGGTAGCTCCTGTAGCTTATGCCAGCGGAGCCAAGGATATGACAATGCCTTATATAGATATGTTTACGAATATAAATGACGGTAATATCAGGAAGAATCAGATGATGATCGCTACCGATGTGTTATTTGATAACGCTTCTATGTATGAGTTAAGGGCTTCCGGATATAAGTATAATAATGGTTCCTCTGGGATAAATGTTGATATATACAGCAAGGGAGGAGCAAGAGATGGCGGTACTCCATTATACTCAATTGATCTGGATGGCGTTAATTATGCTGATGAGGTAGCTAGGAAAATTGATTTCAGCCCTCAATATTATTTGGTCATGGCATGGCAACAGATACTTAGTAAGGAGAATGAGGTGTATTGGAGAAGTGAAGGTAGATCTATTACTGATGATTTTGAAAGTTTCATCTCGCCTATAGCTAGTATGATCGATCAGGAGATAAGAAACAGGAATAACGGAAATAGTGGAAATAATGGAAACAGTTAAAACCGATAATAATGCTACTAATGGAAGGAATCTTGCCGACAAGTACGGATATCCTACCATGAGCGTGGATAATATAAAGGCTGTTGGGGCGGATTCCTATAACATACTGGATCGTGACTTGCCTCCGGTATTGGACCCGTATTCCGCATCCGAGAGATCAAAGTCCCAGATACCGTCATTATCAGAGAGGATCAAGAATACGGTAAAGACTAATTATTATGATAACATGAAGCATATGTCCCCTTTGGGATATATGGCGTCTGATCAGAGCTATAAGGGTAGGTTTGATCTTACTGGACCGGAGATATCGTTAGAGGATTCAAGGTATCGATTAAGTAGTGGAACGTGGATACCCAAATACGAGTCTTATATACCCGGTGTAGATAATGATACACGTCTATCAAAAACCCAGAGTAGGACTGAGAAGTGGATAAGAGGATTGGGTAAACTTGCCGGAAAAACCGCCTTATACGGATTAGGAGGCGTTATCCAGCCTTTTTATGGTATTTATGCCGGAGTATCCAAAGGTAATTTCAATGCTGTTTTTGATAATGATTTTACGAGATGGTTAGACGATCAGGATAAGAAGATGGATTATGGTCTAGCTCATTATTATAATCGAGAGGAGCGGGACATGAACTTTCTTCAAAGTATGACTACGGCTAACTTCTGGTCTAATGACTTTCTGTCGGGTCTGGCTTTTACCGCTGGCGCCATGTTATCATCCGCCGTATATTCCGGGGCCGGTCTGATGAACCTTGCTCGTACCGGAGCTAGGGCTGGGGTGGCTTTAGCTAGGATAGGCAAGGCCGCTTCAGACACCAAGAAAGCATTCGGCGCTTACCTTAGGGCCGCCCGTATAGGGCAGAGGGTAGGCAAGGGGCTGGATACCGCCCTATTTCTTGGTACGTCTACCTCATGGGAAGCTTCAGTGGAAGCCAGAAGTATGTTGATGGAGGCTGAGGAGAATTTCAGGCGATCTTATCGCAACGCTTATGGGAGGGAAGTCCCGTATGAGGAGCTTATGAGGTTCAGGGCTGACAATGCCAATGCCGCTAACGCCGTATTCGCCGCAAACGTCGGCATATTGTCATTATCCAACATAGCTATGTTTGGTGATATGTTTGGTATGGAGCTGGGTATAGACAAGTTCATAAAACGCAATATATTTGGCGTAGGGGCCGAGAGAATGGACAACGGTGCACTAAGGGCTATAACACCAAAGAAATGGCAGAAAATAGCTGGTAATACGTTTAATATCATCAAGCGACCGGTATCTGAGGGTTTGTTCGAGGAAGGTCTTCAAGGTGTGTCCAGCAAGTCCGCGGAGGATTGGGTGGAATCAAGATACAATCCCATGGCTATTCGTCAGAATATAGGTTATATGGAAGCTATAAAGAACGGATTCAAGGAGACCTATGGATCTAATGAGGGCTGGAAGGAGATCGGTATCGGTATGATAATAGGTGCCGGTATGGGGTGGAAGAGCGCTGGAGGTATAAGGGAATGGAGCCAAGACATGTCCCGTAACAAGGGGATGGTGGAGGCCTACAACACTAATGCCGGCGCCTTGACATCGGCGGCTGTCCAAGCTATTCGTGGCAGCATGGCCCTGAACGCTCAATTATCAGGATTAAGTACGGATAATAACGCTGACGATATACCTAATTCCAGAATCGTAGATAAGACTTTTAGTGACGCCGTATTCAACCGTCTTCGTTATGATCAGGAAATGGGGATGTTAGATGATACTAAGGAGAATTTTAAGACAGTCATCGAGTCTATACCTAATAGCGATATAGCCTCCGATATGAATATGACAGATGAGCAGGTAAATGAGTATAAGTCTAACCTTGTTGGCGAGTTCAATAAGAAGGTTGATAATTTTACTATGGCCAGCAGATTTGCCGACTCTCTTACCGATGGTATATCCAATAGATCATTTAACACCTACATCTCTAACATGGCTTATAACGGTCTTGAGGCTAAGGATAACTTGGATGATATCGCTAATCAGTTAGGAAGGATATACAATACGGATATAGGTCCCGCTTTAGATATATATTCTCGTCTTAATCCTGATTCGAGTAGGGATCTTGAGAAACTTAGGAAGCTTACAGATGATATACAGAAGATGGAGAAGAATGTTTTGAAGCTTCAGCAGAGTATCACGTCTAAGGAAGCTCTTGAGTCTGATAAGGTCAAGTTAGCCAAGGAGAATGATAGACTTCTTAAATTGACGGAGGATAGGATTGCTTTGGAGAGGAGATTAGCTACGTTAGTTAACTCAGAGACAGATATATCTAAGCTGTTATTAAACAGGAATGAATCAAGGATCAGCGCCGCCGATCTTATGGCAGCTTATGAGACTATAGTTGGTTTTGAGAATGCTGTATCTATCCGTGGGGTTGATAATTATAAAGAGGCTATGGCGTTGCTTAGCGAGTATCGTCATAATCTTGTGGCTTATAAGAATATAAATGAGTCTCTTCGCCGTATGCGTGATAGGAGATTCATACGGTCGCAAGAACGTGGGTTCATGAAGATCTTGTCAAACGTATGGGGAAAGACTTATGAGGAGGATAATAGTAGATATGATTTCAGGAATACCGATGATCCTGATGCTAATTCCCTTTATGCCAATGATCAGGCCATAGATAAGGCTTATCAAGATGGTCTTATAGGAGAGGACGAGGCATTTATGTTCAAGACCTATAATCATATGATCGCCAGATCTATGGAGAATGATATCAAGGCTGATGAGGGCAGTATCGTTGAGAATGTACCTGATAATGAGGATATCATAAATCCTTCTGATGATAGAATCAATAATATAGCTATAAAGATATGGAATGGTAATGAGGATATCTTATCTCCTAGGGAGAGGCAGATATATGATAATAACAAGGATCGTATCAATGATCTTGTAAATGGGTTTGGCGATAATCCTATAGCTAGGCTTAATAAGATTAGGTCGATGATAGATAGGTTAAATACCAACGATAACGTCTTAAATAACATCAGGGATACTATTGATGATATCATAGATATGAACATTAATGGTCTTGATCAGGATCAGGTTAAGGAGGCTATACAGACTTATAATGATCTTATGAATGATATTGACAACGGGAATGAAGTTGATCAGGATAAACTTAATGAGGCTATTGATATTATCAATAACTATTCTGATGGGCCTCTTCTCCAGTTCGTGGAATGGATGAGGCTGTATGATAATGGAAGTATGGTTGTCAAGGATTACGATAAGTCTATACCTATGGGTGATGTTCTCACGGAGAGCGAACCCGGAACATCCACCGGCAGGACGGAGGCCAATGCCGCCCAGAATCCGGTAGTGTTGATGGCCCAGAAGAGGGAGATTGGCGGGGTCATGTATTATGAGGTTGGCGGAATGAGACTTGACAGGTTTATGGATGGTCTTGGGCTTAAAAGATCTGATGCCACTGACACCGATAATGGGAGGGTGATGGATTTCACCAACGGGACCGACATATTTACTGTTATAGAGTCGAATAACCACTCAAGATGGATGATAAGCGAGGATGACGCTCAGGCTTTCGAGAACGCTACCGGTGCCATACTGGGGAGGCAGACCGCCTTATCGACCTCCAACTGGTTCATGGTGTATCGCAAGGGGCAGGATGGATCCGTTGTCCCTTATTACACGGGTGACACGTTTGGGTCTAATAATGAGTCGGTTAATCAGGAAGCGGCGGCTAGCCTTCGCAAGGGTGGTACGGTAAGGTTTGTGATGGATATGTCAGATCCGTATACCAAGGAATTGTATGATAAATACAATAGCCTTTATGCCGTTGATCCTAATTCTGACGAGACCAAGTCTGCCCGTAGTGATTTGGTTAATAATATGGTTATTAAGATCGTGGATGGTGACGGTAATTTTGTCTCGGTGCTAAAAGCCAATGATCCAGACTCAAAAGGGAGTAACGCTGATTTAAGGAGTATGGCCTTTGAGTTGTATAGGGATAATGTAGGATCTGTCGCGGGTGAGATTGATATACCGTTCGTAGGCACAGTCACTAGTGTTTTGCCGGGAAGGCCTAATTTTAGCATAAGTGATGATAATGGCACGTTGATGGTATCCGAGAATGACTTTACCAATGAGACGGTTGGTAAGGTCGAGAGCGTAGGATATATAGAGAACGGGGAGGTTACGATGAGGGATGATATTAAGTATAATATATTTCCGTTCTGTACGGCTATCGTCAGGGACAAGTATGGTGATTATAAAAATTCGCGTATCCCAGTCGTGGCTATAAAAACAGGGAACGGAAGAAATTATCTATATCCCGTAAGATTGAAAAATCAGGATATATCGTCATTCTCTTCCATGATCGGATCAATGGCTGACAGAATTATAGAGGGTCTAGGTGGTGGAGTAAGTATTGATGATGTAATGGATCTTAACAACGCTATAGCCAGATCCGGGCTGGATAACAAGACATATATGATTCCGTTGGCGGGAGACGTGGATGTTATCAAGGGACGGCTAGAGGCTGTCAAGGAAGCCGCTAACCGGATGCCTATGACCGCTGACGTAAGAGGATGGATAGGCGATTCCAGAACTAAGGAGGATATTTTGATGAATGACGTTACGATCAACATCGATCTTAACGACGATCCTTTCATAGCTCCTAAGTTTAGGATGAGTATCAAGGAGAACAAGGTATCCAAGGAGGAGACGGAAGTCTCGTTCCCTAACCTGCCGGATCTGCCATCGGAGTTCGCCTCGCCTACGAAGGCGGCCGAGGACAAGTCTTTGGTTTCCGACGGTAACGTAGTATCCGGAGAAAATGAGGCGGAAAATCCTTGCTAAATAAAATATCTTGACTTATCTTTGCGGCGTCAGTCCATCACCTGACGAGTAAGATATTTAAAAGTTGGTCCCTGTCGGGTGTGTGATGGCCCCGGTGGGGACTCTTTATATTATGCAACTAGATTCTTTTTTACATCGGAAGATCATGCAAGACCTACGCATCCAGCGAGTGAAGGTCTTGATGATGTTATACACCAGTAACTATTTTGTCAAGGTCAGACAAAAGCAGTTGCTTGATCATACATACGCCTTAAGCAGGGATCAGGCTTTTGATTATATGACTGAGTTCAATAAAAGACTTAGTGATAAGGTTGGTATAAAATGTACGATGGATATCCTTCTACCTACCGATGATGATAATGCTAATATCATAATCGAGCACAATGGTATTATCAAGAAGTTGATGAAGGAGGCCGAGAAGCTGGAACTTGATACTGATGCTATCAAAGTCATGATGCGTGATCTTCTTGATGAGTTGAAGGATGATATTGATCTTAATATCCTGATATTTGATGTAAGCCAGTTACTTATAAAATACAATCTATTTAGGTTGGATGCCATAACCGAGCAGGAGTTCAAGAACTCTTTTGTCAGAATGGATAGTAGGAATATGGAGATAAAGAAACTAACTTTATCTGATATCAAGGAGGTGGTGATGATGATAGAGGATAAATATAGTTATATTTCGTCTATATGATAGACAAATATAATTGATTACATTATATAGTGTATATAATATTAACAGAGAATGGTTCCATTTAAGGAAAGACCAAGTTGAAAACATTATTAAAGAATATGGTTTTAATATTGTAGAAAATAATAAAAGATATTTTGATCGCATAGGATATTTTTGCTAAACAATAAGTTTCAGTTTTTATAATTTAGGATTGAGTTTTTGCCTGTCCGTGAGGATCGGCAAAACGATTTGTACTTTTTCAGTAGAAACATAAGATTTGTTACAATGTTGTTATTTTGGTATCCCGCCCGCTCGTGAGAGTAGACGGGATTTTCTATCTTTGTGTCAAAACGATTTAGTAATGGGACGATCTTGTTATGTTATAAAAAATAAGGAGGGTAGGGTAGATAATGTCCTTGCCCCGAACGACCAACCATCCGGATTATACCAAAGGGCGATGGAGGTGCTGGGCGACCAGAAGCAGGCCTTATCGGTCTGGGGTACGGCCTACTCTCCCGACTTCGTGTCTTTCTTTGGCGATTGGATGTCCATGCCATCGGAATATGACCTAGATAGTAACGGGGAACCTAGGTATGATGATGTCATGTCCTTTATCAAGCGGAAGAACTATTTCGTCGGTAATTTCATGGCCGATGAGGTTAAGGATATCAATAACACCCTTACTTCCTTGGGAGTCGATAATATCAACGATCTTAATGATATGATCATATCCAATTTCCTCTCCGGTGGTGATATATTCATCAACAGATATAATCTTGAACGATCCGGGATGTATGACGCCGATGAGATTGATAATATCATGACCAACCGATCGGCGTATGAGTGGGTAAGGGATATGATGAGGAGGGTTGTCGATTTTATGTCTGACGGGGATCTTAATGAGAAGGATATGCATTTCCTATCCTCCGAGTCAGGTCTTGGTGATGATTATATGATATATGAGGATACATATGACTCGTTAGGGAAGAGAAAGGTCTTGAATCCAATGGAGGTAAGGGATACGATCATGAGGGCGGTAGGCGGTATCAGCGACCGCCGGGAGTTCGATCAGGCTTTCGCCTCCATCCCATACCCTTCCTTGGCACTCCGGTATCAGGAGGATCAGGATTACGCAGATCGGATGTATGACACGTATCGTAATATGACCCGTATGGAGGTTCGGAGTCAGGACGGAAATACGATTACCGACTCGTACTTCAATAGTACCACACCGTATATCAGTATGCCTAAGGATATGAAGGGTCTAAGGGATAAGGTTGGGGAGATAATCGATATGGATGATTTTAAGGACATCAAGGACGTTGCCGGACGTCTGCATGACATAGCCATGGATCTTGCCGACATGGGTGTGGATATAAGCGAGGCGATCAGCGATGAGATGATTATATCCAGACCGGAGGATATCCGTGATCTTATGGCGTCGCTGGATGTCATGTTGTCTTCCATACAGGCCGGCAATTCGGTATACGATAGCTTTATCTCCGATCTTGATAGGATAACAGGAAAAGGGAACCCGATATACGAGGTTCAGGATACTTATTCTACTGGGGATAGGATGGTGTATGTAAGGTCCGGAAAAACATCTCCTTCCGATATGTATGACAGGAACATGTTGTATGTAGGTAGAAATATATACCATAACACGACCCCGATAACCGACACCGATCAGGCCTATGAGGTGCTGGCTGATATCGGGATAGAGCGGCCCTCGTACTTACCGGCTGGCGTGGTCCCCCAAGGGGCTTCTCGATCTGATATTGGTGTGGTCAAGGATAATATCAAGAAGTTGGTTATGTCCAATATCTCATCCTCGAATACCGAGAATATGATTCTTACCAGATTGATATACCAGCATCCCGTTACCCCTAAGGTGGATGATGTCGATATCGATCGGGAGTTTAGGAGATATGTGGCCAGACAGGGGAAGAGTCGGGATTTTATCAAGTCCTGTACTTCGTTGAGGAAAATCCAGATCAAGGAAAGGTTAAAAAAATCGGATTTATATAATAATGTCTTGCGTTTCCTTGATTTTAATGGATTTTATAACGTATCTTTGAACCATCATGACAGAGGTACGTTAAAAAACATAGAGATGTCGTTACCGGATGGTCAGGTAAGAGATCTGTTGTTTGATGTGGCTATCGAGTCCAGCGACAGCAGCATGAGGGATCTTTTCTATCTGGATAGACAGGATAGGATGATGGATGCCGGGTTTTATAGGTATCTGTACCAAAGGAATCCGGGTCTTCTCCGGGAGGTCAACGGCGGTGTCGAGGCGAGACCGGACGGCTTGTTCTTGGCTCGTGGAAGGTATGATGATTTCGTGTCTTTTCAATCTGGTCTATATGAGAAGGCGGGTGAGACGGTTAATGGCGGGATATATAGTTTCGTGGACAATTTTATATATTCGGATCCATCATCATATCAGGATAGTATGGCACGAAAGATAGGTGACGTTACGGTAAGGAGTGACGATAACCGTCTATCAAGGGTAGAGGATAATCCCTCATCCAGTAAGATAATCAATGAATACACTGCTAATACAAATAAGTTGATGCGAGTTTTTTCGTGTAGTTAATCTCTCTTTGACGTCGTGAGACGTTTTCTTTCGAGCATTGAAACATTGAATTTATGGATTTGCATGAATCCGGGTCGTAGCGATACGTTCCGGATTTTTTGTCTTGTACCGGTTCTTATTAATGCCAATTACATGACATGACGTGCTTTGATGGTGACATATATCACGATCCTAGGGCTGTTAATTTTTGAACTTTGTAACGCCCACTATCAGGTGGGGTTATTATTAATTCAAAAATAAATAGACATGGGTACAAGTGGAGACAAAATCGTGCTGTTAGACGGCATGGGTTCCGGGAGCGGTAGCGCCGCTAACGGTTTATTATCTATGATTCCGGGTATGTTTACCAGCCTTTTGGGTGGAAATAAGATGGATCCGAATCTAGTCGCGGCGTTGATGAACGGCCGTAACAACCAAGACCAGTTCGGAGGAGCCAACGGCTGGTGGTTGTGGATCATCGTCCTGTTCTGGTTGTGGGGCGGGCGTGGCTTCGGAAATGGCTTTGGTGGTAATGGCAATGAATGTTGCGCTAACGGTCTTCCGGCTCAATTGAATAATGACTATGGTCGTGAGTTACTGATGCAGGCTATCCAAGGTAACAGAAGCGCTATTGATCAGATTTCTAACGCCCTTAACTGTTCTACTTCTCAATTACAAAACGCTATCTGTAATGTACAAGGCGCTATTGATAAGGTGGCTGGTCAGGTAGGTATGACTTCTCAGGCCGTTATCAACGCCGTACAGCAACAAGGATGTGAGATCGGTAACCAAATCAGCTCTTGCTGCTGCAACTTACAAAGCGCTATGGCTAGCGGATTCAACAACATCCAACATTCGTTAGACACCGTAGGATGTAATATCCAGAACGCTATAACTCGCCAGGGATATGAGAATCAGTTGGCTATCACCGGTCAGACGAACGTATTGCAAAACAATTTGACTAACGGCTTCAATAACGTTATTCAATCCAACCAAGCCCAGACTCAGGCTTTGGCCGCTAAGATAGATCTTCAAACTCAAATCATCAATGACAAGTTCTGTCAGCTTGAGATGCGTGAGATGCAGAATACTATCCAACAGCTTCGTGAGGAGAAACAGGCTTTGGCTACTTCCGCCATCACCCAACAACAGACACAGAACATTGTTAGTCAGTTAGCTCCAAAGGCACCGATTCCGGCTTACGTCGTACAGAACCCGGGTTGTTGCTATACTCCTACCGTAAGGGTAGCTAACGAATGTGGATGCGCTTGCGGCACTACTAACGCCGTATTATAAGAAAGGGGGACAATATGGCTGATTTCAGAGGATATATGATCGGTTCATTCGCCTCCTCCCGTCTTGACAGGGGAGGCATCCCGGTAGTAGCCACTACTGGAAAGGTATCTGACGCTTCTGCGGCCGAACCTACGGTTGATTTTGGCATCAATCCGTGTCAGTGGAACTCACTACCTCCGGAAGGAATATTGTTATGGAAAGTCCGTCATCCGGTGACGGAGACAGAGGCTAGTTATCCCGCCACGATCGTTCTTCCGTCTGGCTTATCCACTACCACTCCTGTTACGGTATCCAACGCCGGGGTTATCGTCAACAAGACACCTATAGTGGATAAGGTTGGGGCACATATGACAGGGCAGGATATTACGACTCCCGTGGCTTCTGGTGATCCTATAGTAGGAGCCTACACCGAGCATCTTGTGTATTATAACAAATGCACCGGGGTATTTAGGATGTTAGGTCATACGGCTACGGCGGCTACCGCCCCTAGCGCATGAATTTACTAAGAAAGAACAGGGAGGGTAACCTCCCTCCCATTTAAAAAGATCGTTATTATGTTTAAGGATTTAAAGAAAGGATATCAGGTTTATACGTTGGACACCTCAGGGGTTCCTAAATTCTTTATGGGTACGGTGGTTAACGTCTCGGAGCCTAGGTTCGCCCAGTCCCAGTTAGGTCAGTATCAGCAGTTGCAAGATCGGGTTATGGATCTTACTATAGAGGTGGACGGGAAGTCCATGACATACGTAGTTCCAGAGAATCAGAACGTGGCTATGGCCAACGGCATTACGCTAGCCTGCTCCGTGGATCCGATAATGAACCACCTGAACGCCATGAAACGAACCAGTACGGATATCGTGAATAGCGTGGATAAGAATAAGGAGATCATAGAGGCATGCGACAGTATCTTGGAAGATATCAATCCCACTTTTAAGCAGACTAAGGATCAAGACCGAAAGATTAAGAATCTTGAGGAGAAGGTCGATAGGATGGGGTCTTCTTTCGATGAGTTAAAAGAGTTGTTAATTAAAAAATTAGGTTAATATGAGAGTTATAGATTTAGGCAATGGCCAAGAGGAATATGATGATGAGATCTATGATCGAAGAGGCGGTAGAGGACGTTCCCGTCGCTCAGATGGCACTTACATGGGATATGATGGCGGGGTATATGACCATTACGGGAAGGATCGTGACGGGATGATGGAGGAGCTGGAGCGCCGTGAACGTGATCTTGAGAGACGTGAGAGGGAACTGGAACGTAACGAGCGGGAACTAGAGAAGCGCCAGAGACATCATGAGCGGGAAGATGAGATGTACCGTAAGGGATGGTTTGGCGAGCGTGACATCCGTGACGAGTACGATGGTACGGAACCTTATATGCGTAGAGGTAGGAGAAGTCGTTACTACTGAGGAGCAGACGCTGATGACCCGGATTATAAGCGGTATATAGACACCCATGGATATCACTTTTCCAAGGAGTTGGCTAGGGAGGCCGCCGATAAGATGCTTAACGCCGACGGATCCAAGAGAAGATGGACGATGGAGGATGCTAAGCAGATGTTCGATAAATGCGGGGCCAAGAAACCTGATAACGCCACTTGGGGAGATGTCCAATATCTGTTCGCTATGTTTTATAGCGACTACTTTCCTAAGGTATTGGACTGCGACCAGAAAATAGTCAAGGCTGTCTTGGCTTATCTGGAAGACCCTGACGCCCCTGAAGGGACGGCGTTCGTAAGGTATCTGGCGGTGCGGTGCTTCGTCGGTGACACAATCAAATGGAGTGAGATGGTATAAGACTGATACAACGTTGGAGAACCCTGTCGGCGATAGAATACCGATGGGGTTTCTTTTTTTGTCAAGTATCTTATTATCGTTACATTTGTCAGGAGTAGGTCTTTTTGTTCATAGGTAGGGCGGGCGGGAATGAAAAAAGGCATCCTCACGGACACCCTTCCCCTTTGGTTGAAAATCACTTAAAACATTATGAGTTACTACACCGCAAATATAGATAATTAAATACAAACTGCAATGGGTAAGGGGTATTATTGGATAGAGCCAGTGGATCAGACGTTAAATGATTTCCAGTTTTATAAGGCACGTATCGTAGGCGATCCTGAATATGACGAGAAACATCATCGTGTTATATTAAGGACGGATAAGTATTTCCCAGTAGGAAGTATCTTCCATATCTTGAAAGACCAGGAGATGTTCGTTATAGAGAGGAAATTCAAGACATGGGGCAATAAGTATGTCATTAAGCCTTGCGAGGGCAAGTGGGAATGGGAGTCTGTCCAAAAACTTAAAGATAAGGCTATTATATTCCGTACAGGGTTTCTGCATGGGGATGGTAGTTTCTAGCACCTACCCGTATCTACCCCCCCTATATTTCTTGGTGTGTATGTATATAGCTATATTTGAGCAAAAATAATTATGATATGGAAGATTTTCAAGGTAAATATAATGGCAAGCAGATAGAGCAGCTTTTGGATAAGGCTAATGATATTGATCTTTCCAAGTACGCTCTTAAGACGGATAACGCTCCTACCGCCACGAAATTACAGGCGGCTAGGACCATAGCGCTGTCCGGGGCTGTTACCGGTAGTGTCTCATCGGACTTCGGAGGCAACGTAACTATCTCCACGACATTGGCCAATTTTGATGCCTCTAAGATCGCGTCCGGAACCATCAGCATAGATAGGTTACCTAAGGCGGCTTTGGAGAGATTGGTCGTGGTAGCTGATGATACGGCTAGATTCGCCCTACCACCGCCACGGTTCAAAGTGGTGATACGGTAAAGGTCACGTCTACAGGTAAGATGTATCTGATAAAAGACGAGTCTAAATTAAACAGTGAGGATGGGTATGAGCCGTACACGGCTAGCTCGGCTTCTTCTGTCCCATGGTCCGGGGTTACGGGTAAGCCTAACACCTTCACCCCTCCGACATCCTCCGCTACCGTTCTTGGCGGTATTAAGGTGGGATATACGACTTCCGGGAAGAACTATAAGGTGCAACTGGATTCGTCCGGCAACGCTTACGTCAACGTTCCATGGACGGATAATAACACAACGTATAATGAAGCCACAGCCGACACCTTAGGATTGGTTAAGATCGGCTATGCTTCTAATGGAAAGAACTACGCCGTATCCTTGGACTCTAATGGGAAGATGTACGTGAATGTCCCTTGGACTGATAATAACACGACTTATGCCCAAGCCACGAGCGACAAGTTGGGTCTTGTTAAGATTGGATACTCTGCCAATGGCAAGAACTATCCTGTTGTTCTTGACGGTAGCGGCAGGATGTATGTGAATGTTCCGTGGACGGATACCAACACCACATATTCCAATATGGGGGCGGCTACCTCCTCCGCTGCGGGGAAGGCCGGCTTGGTCCCTGCTCCTTCCGCTGGAGCGCAAGGTAAGTATCTTCGTGGCGATGGAACATGGCAGACGCCTCCAAATACCACCTATAGTAATATGCGTGGTGCTACTTCGTCAGCGGCTGGAGCTGCGGGATTGGTGCCAGCTCCCTCCGCAGGTAAACAAACCTCTTTTCTTCGTGGTGATGGCACGTGGGTTGTCCCTACTAATACCACATACGCCAAGGCCAGTACATCGACCCTTGGGCTGGTAATGATCGGATATACGGAGAATGGCAAGAATTATCCGGTAGAACTGGATGGTAGCGGGAAGATGTTCGTCAACGTGCCTTGGACAGACACTAATACGACGTATGGTGTTGTAGGAGCTAACGGGTCTACAGGTCTGGTAAAGAACGGGAGTACGGTAACCAGCGCTTCTGGCTATACCGCCTGTCCTATTGTCAGTGGTGTCCCTTATTATAAAGACACTAATACTACTTACGCCAATATGAAGGCAGCTACGGCTTCAGCGGCTGGTGCTGCGGGATTGGTCCCGGCTCCCGCAGCGGGGAAACAGACGTCTTTTCTTCGTGGCGATGGAACATGGGTCGTACCTACCAATACCACATACGGATTGGCCTCTACTACAGCTAACGGCTTGTTGAGACAGCTTAATGGCAGCACCTCTAATTTTATGCGTGGAGATGGTACATGGGCTACCCCTCCTAACACGACATATGCCGTGGCCAACGAATCCACTAATGGATTGATGGCGGCCGCCGATAAGAAGACCATGAACAGACTTATAGGAGTTAATACGGTCACGACATTAGCTAACCTGCCTATTAGCAAGAGAAGTATCACGGCTACGTTATCAGCCGCTACCACCCTATCCGTGGCTTCAGGCATGCAGATAGGAGAGGAGCTGATGATCAGGTGTGTCCCGTCGGTAGCGTTTACACAGGCTATACCAAACTCTGGAGCTTATGTAAGCATGAGTGGTACTTCTATAACCACTACGGCCAACAAGCCTTTCGAGATAAATATCTGGTGTTACGCTTCAGGCAAGTATAGCATCGCCGTTAAAGAACAAGATTAAAGAACAGATTATGGCATATACATATATAAACAGGGAAATATATCCCAATATGTTGGTTTTAGACGAACCTCTTGATGATAATTACGCTAAGGGTAATAGTTATGATGATTATGTTAATGGCAATCCGATTCCATGGATAGAGCTAGGCGAGGAGCAATTGGCGTTCAAGGAAGCCAATCCTAAAGCCACGGTCAAGGAGATCATTGAGGCTAGATTAGATGAGTCGAGGATTCTTAACGAGGAGAAATCGGCTAAATATGAGGAGCTGAGATCTTATGAGACTGAAAATCTCCATGAGTTTTTCTTGGATGATCAAGATATTTATATTCCTGAATATAACAGACGTAACGCTTTGGCTGATGGGGCTATAGTCGGTAAGATAACGATTATGGGTCTGGAGTTCGATATAACGGAAGGCAAGATCTTGATCGGGATGATGGATAAGTACGATAACGATCTGACAACGGCGTTAGGGGACAAGCAAAAGCAGATCAGTATAGCCACTACCGTAGAACAGGTGAGGGCTGTCGATGTTCAGTCCGGCTATCCTGATAAGGTAAGTGTTACCACGGCGTACATCCAGCAACAGGCGAAGGAGAAGGATGCTCTCGATCCTCAAAAAGTAGCTGTCGAGTTTTCTAGGATGTTGGTTAATGACAAATCTTTATCCTTATCATCCAACGAGAAATTGGATGCTAAGGTCCTATTTCCTATATGGGGACAAGAAGGAGCGGATTTCGGGCTATCCGTGGATACAGGATTTTGTCTTAGGGTAGTTAAGGAGGATACGGATATCCTTTATGAGGTTATACAACCACATACGTTATCAGCGGAATGGGAGCCTGGACTCAGTACGGCCTCCTTATATAAGGTTGTTGACAAGGAGCACGCCGGGACTATAGGTGATCCTATCCCTTATTTCCCTCCTATGGAGATATTTAAGGATAAATATTACATTCAGAACGCTGACGTGTATAAATGCACAAGGGATAGCGGGACTCCTCTTAGTCATAATCTAAAGGACTTGGTTGGGTTGTATGTTGAGGTTGTACAGGGCTAGTCGTATCTACCCCCCCCCCCCCCGTATTTGATGTGTAATTAAATATAGATTATTTTTGGCGTAATAAAAAGACATTTTTTAAACTATTTGAATATGGCATCACAAAAATTTGGTTTCGTAACCGTCGACCCGGTATCAGGATCAGGAGATCAGGCGGTTAATTTCTCCGGTGAGAAACACACTGGTCGTCTTCAACGCACTATCAACCTTACGGTCACCACGAACGGCGGGGCTAAGAAGGCGTTGGTAGTTAATCAGGCAGCGGCTGCTGAGGCAGTAAGATCAGACAGCCCTAACGCTTCCGTACAAAAGACAGGTGGTAATGTTACCATCACCGGTAAGTCTAACAGTACTAAGCTTACGTTCGCGGTCACGTCGGCTGAGGAGAACGGGCTTACGTTACAGCTCCCGGCTAACTACACGGCGGCTGGAAAGACTACGGCTAACGGAGCGATTATCGCCGACGATCCCGGAGCCGCTGGCGAGTTCGTTTGGAGCATCACGATCTCGGACGTACCGGCCAACGTCACGATCGAGGAACTGACAGCTACATTGAAGGTAACTGCCGCTGGTGGCCAGACAGCCAACGTGACGGTAACGCAAGCCGCTGGAGACTCTACTATCGAGCTTGACAAGGAGACTATTAACTTGGATGTAAATGGTACTCAACAGACGGTTAACGTAACATCTAATGACAGCTGGACATGGGCGCAAGCAGCCGCCAGAACCGTGTTGAGGATGATGAGACGATAACAGTTAGGAGATAATGGTATCGAACCCCAATTGGATAAATCCGGTTGGGGTTTATTTGTTTTGTTATCTTTGCAATAGAACGAAAAAAAATGATATATATGGATAATGATTTGAATATTAATTGGAAGGACGGGGTAGGCGAGGTAACGGACCAGCCTCTGACCGTCAGCCCGGGGTCCGGGACCGGTAACGCCGCCGTTTCTTTTGGCTCGGTAATGAACAAAGGTCTTGACCGTACCCTTGAGTTGGAGATAACAACCCCCAAAGGCGTTAAAAAGACGCTTGCGGTGAATCAGGAGGGATGTAGGCAAGCTTATATCACGAGCGACGGGAAACGGTGGCTGACTAGCGACAATCGGGTGTATGGGGTGTTGAAGAGTGACGCTCCGTGTCAGTGCAACGGTACTTGCCTTATTTCTTATGTCCGTCCTGATGGAAGCATAACGGACGCACCTTCCGATAATTGTATAGGCGTTGTCCTTAACGCTCAAGGTAAGAGATTTATGATTGAGAAATATGAGGATCTTAATGAAAGCTATGTAACAGCCGGAGCCGGGAAGGACAGCACTTCCATTTTTTATTGGGGTGGATATGGTACGGATCAGACCGGCATTACAAATTATGACAAAGTAGATGGAAGTGATATTAGAGGTTACCTAAAACCGGAGTCGGGTTCATACAATGGTACCCCTAACCTTTCGGCAAATATTACTGCCTGGACAAGCGGGGCTTTATCTGATTGGAATGGAAAATCCAATTCAGAGATATTAAAAGGAATAACTACCGGTGGTGGGTCTTATACTTCCTATGCGACAATTGGCCATGTGCTTAATACGTTCTTAGCTAGTGCTGACGCTAAAGGATATGATGATTGGTATATCCCATCATGCGCTCAACTTGCGTTAATATTTATGAACTTGACGAGTGTCAATAACGCATTATCGGCTATTGGTGGACAACAACTCAGTCCATCCAAAGCCTATTGGGTTAGCTCAGAGTTTGACTCCAACAGCGGGCATCGCGTGTACTTCAAAGATGGCAGCGTGAACGGCAGCAGTAAGGGCAGCCGTTATAGTGTGCGGTTCATCAGGGACATTTAACCATGGAACTGCTTTGTTTTTTACAAAATTTGTAATTACATTTGTGGCGCATGTCCATCACCATGCTTTTCATCGCTAATTTATTATAAAGGGATACAGGTCTGTGATGGGATTGGTATCCCTCTATTTTTTAATATGGAGAAGATAAATGTTTTCGATGTTCAGATTCCTGATGGAAGACAAATCCGTTGTATGTCGTATAATAAGGTTACTTATTTTGATCTTGACGATATATGTAAGTTATGTTTCAGTTCATACGATTTACATGATGTGGCTGATACCAAGGTTATGAGTGAGTTCCTGCACCGTGATGGTGATCGTTATTGGGTTACGGTAGATGGCGTAAGGCAGTTGTATCGTAGGATTGAGTGCAAGATGTGTTTTGAGGTTATAGAAAAATTAAAAAAATTATGAGAGAGCAGGAATTTGATTTCGTGGTATATCCGTTGAAGTTGATTATCACGGTAGGATTGGATTACGAGACGTTATGTAACCGTTTCGAGAACATGGAGCCGGATCATAAGGGAGAATGGGGTGATAAGGATGATATGGATAAGGAAGCGTCTTTCGTGAATCTGGTAAGGGATAGGGACGATGATGATAAATTCGCCATACTTTGGAATTTTTCAAGCGACGATGATATAATGATGAGAAATATATGTCATGAGTCGTTCCATATAGCCATGAGCGTGTGTCAGTTCTGTAATATGTCGCTTGGATTTAAGGTCGGGGAGGATGAACATGCGGCGTATATAGCCGGCTTCGCTGGTGATTGTGTTAGCGAGTTCATCAATAGTAAGAATACGGATTAAGCCATAAATTATATAAGGAACACAAGAAGGTGATCATATACCAATTTACACCAGTATAATTTGACGCTTCACAGCCCCGGCTATTGCCAGCGACTCCACGTCCCCTGCCCGGTTCACCACCGGTGACGTATTTTATTGGGTTAGAAGATTTTGTTTTTCTAACCCAAATTTCTTTATGTTCCTAGCGGCGAGAAGATCCCTGTCATTTACGGCCCCGCAAGAAGGGCAAGTCCAGATACGATCGGATAATTTAAGATCCCGATGTATGTATCCACATTCGCACATCTTGGAGCTAGGTTCAAATCTTCCTATCCGAATCAAATTCACGCCCTTCCAATCTGACTTATAGCTTAATATTCTAAAGAACTCGCTCCATGAGCATGAAGCTATGCTATTAGCCAGCTTATGGTTCTTCATCATCCCCTCCACGTTAAGATCCTCAATAACCACGGTTTGGTTCTCGCCTAGGATATTGTTGACAACATGGTGCAGAAAGTTATGTCTTTGATTCGATATATGCTCGTATGTTTTAGCTACAGCTAATCTAGCTTTTTCTCTTCTTCGGCTTCCTTTTTGCTTGCGAGTTAATCTGCGTTGTAAGCACCTCAATCGTGCGGAAGACTTTTCCAGATATTTCGGATTATCGAAAACCGAACCGTTCGATAAGGTAGCGAATGTCTTTATCCCTACATCGATACCTACAGTGGTATCCGAATTTATAGGAGACTTGCCCGGTAATTTAAGGCCGTTATCTACAAGGATACTGACATAATACTTATTTGTAGGTGATTTTGATACGGTAACAGTTCCTACCTTACCTTTAAACACTTGATTGGAATAAAATCTTACCCATCCTAATTTCGGTAACTTAATCCTGTTGTTATCGAAATCGATATGGACATTAAGAATATTCTTGAACGATTTCCTTGATCCTCGCTTTGACTTGAATTTCGGGAAGCCTTTCTTTTCCCTGAAAAATCTGGTGAAAGCCTGATCTAAGTTCCTTATTGACTGCTGTAGACATTCACTAGATACCTCATTAAGCCAAGTATATTCCTCTTGTTTCTTCAAATCAGTCAGTTTCTTGCATAGATCAACAGCTGTAAGTGATTTTTTATCATCTTGATACGCTTCGATTTTCGTCTGCAAAGCCCAGTTATAGATAAATCGGGTTGATCCGAAAGTTTTCTCCATTAGCGATATCTGTTCGGGTGTCGGATTTAGTCTATATTTATAAGCTTTTAGCATACCACTGTCTTTTGATGCAAAGGTATGATATAAAAAGTAATTACATATTATTTTGCTTATGTTATACAGCATAATAGGGTAAAGATGTATATAATTACCTATAAGAATATCAGCCTCCGCTTATTTGTGGGGGCTTTTTGTTTATCTTTGTCAAAAACATGAAGTTATGTCGAGTTGCGTAATTAAAAGGAATAAGGAGGGTAAGATAACCCGTGTCTTGACCCCTTCCGGCGAGGTATCCACCTTGTTCGATAAGATAGCGGGTATAGCCGCCGTAAGTGACCTTAATAAGGCCGCTGAAGCTTATATGACTATTTATAACGATAAGTTTAGGTCTAAGTTCGGTGACTGGACGAAGTCCGTACCAAGGAATAAGGAGGCCGCCAGATCCATAAGTGCCAGACTTAACGCTAGCGAGTGGGGACAACTTATGTCAGCCAAGGTCTTGTCTGCCATAAGTGATATGGACGCCCCGGCGTTGGCCAGAAGCCTTGGGAATAGCGACAATGTAGTGGCTTATCTTACTTCCGGAGAGGTAGGTGAGGTCAGTGATATGGCGGTGGTAGATACATCCACGGTACAGGAGGTGGATTTGGATTCCATAAATGAGGATAATATTGGCGACACGATACTGAAAGAGGCGTCATGGGATGATATAAGGGCTATCAGGGAGAATATAGACATTAAGGAGACAGCCCATATGTTATGGAAGGCCGTGGAAAGCGCTTTTACCGGGCAACGACCTAATATTAGGGTGAAAGGCGGAAGTATAGACGGGGAGATCATATTTTCTGGCAATGTCTTGCCGTTAAATAATATTGAGAATTATACTCCTCCATCTTCAAGATTGGTATATGATTCCGGTGAGCCTCGCCTGTTCTTTAGATCGGATGACGGCAAGATACACGAATCTTACGCCAACGCCATAAAAGGATCGTCCGGTGGGCGGGTCGAGGCCGGGTTCTTGGCCGGCAGTGTCGAGGAGAGCGACATCCCTACCGGAGCGACGGACATCTCCTTTGGCTCTTCTTCCATAACTCTCAATAACAAGGAGTCATTCATCCCTGTCCTTAGCATCAGCTCCGATTCTGATATAAGCACCCGTGGAGGCTTTGTTAATTACCTTATCAAGAAAGGTATGTTAAGCGGTGAGCGTATAAGGCTGGGGGATAGGTATTATCTTACCGGGGCCGGCAACTCTGATGGTCTTAAGATTTATAACGCTATGGATGCCTTATCCAGCCTTAGGAATAGATTTGGAAGTCAGTCCTCTGAGATGAACGTATTGGGTTCTATAGGTTTTGATACGGAGGTGAGCGACAATCTTGATCTTATCACGACATCCGGGGAGAAGGTTACGGTAAGCAGGTCTGAGATTAAAGGCATGTTAAGGCAAGGGCGGTTCGAGGAACTTAATAACATGTATGATGGGTTCATGGAGCTAGCGCTATCGTTGATGATGGAGGATAACGCCTTATACGGAAGCAATGTCCGTGGCGTTATTGAGAACGAGAAGGCGGAAGATCTTCAAAACAGGACCGATATAACCAACATCTTATCCACATTAGGTATCCGTGTGATGGGTATGTCCGAATATATGGATAAGTATAAGATGCGTAATGGCGTAGATCCTTCCGCTAGGGCGTTATCCGATATGGCTAATGGCGTGATAGCATTGGCTGAGGGGGCTACGGTAGAGGATCTTAATGAGGAGGTGGCTCACTTCTTGATCGATACTTATCGTAATCAGCAGGAGATTGACGAGATACTTGATTATGTCGAGGGAACTTCATTATGGAACCAATTCGCTGGTCGTTATTATGAGGTATATGGGAAGGAGTATCAAGGAGAGGAGCTGGATCGGATGGTGAAGCGGGAGATCCTAGGTAAGACGCTGGCCCAGCGGTTCGTTCCGGGCATGGAGCAGGCGGTAGAGGATCTGACCTCGTCTGAGGACGTCCAGCTTTCCTTGTTTGGCAGGATGATACGAGCCATACGTAATTTCTTCTCCAGCCAAAGATCGGATTTAAACAAGGTACTTGACAGGATAAAGGAGTCGGCGTTAGCGGATGATCCAAGCGCTTTTGACGTGCTTCTGTTGAAAGATAATGGTCATCTCATGTACTCATTATCGGATGTTGATGTGGCTAATAAGTTGATCAGGAACGGAAGATCCTTAGAAAGGCTGTACGCTAGATTACAGAGAATGAGATCAAGCCAAAGCCAGAGGATCGGTGAGAGTATCTCCCTTCTTCGTGATATAGGCGAGAAGGTGAGACAAGTCGGGGGTGAGCTTAATAAAAACAACAACCTGTTATCCACCAAGAGTGTCATAGCGACCGCCAAGGCTGAGGTGGAGTATTTGGTTACGGTTGCCAGTAGCTTGCGTAAGAGCGACAAGGGATTGGATTATGAGACGATACAGGTTATCGATAACGTATATGGGGAGATAGTACCGTTAATCAGGAATCTTCGTGGATTCGTCAATAATCAGGCGGCGGATTATTATGGCAACAACAAGGTTGGCATGGTAGAGGATATGGATGATATATTGCGGATGGCTGAGACATCTATGTCTGATATAAACGCCCTTCGTAGCGATCGTAACGAGGATTGGCTGGATGGACAGCTCCGGATGTTTAATATCCCGGAAAGATATTGGAATGGGATAAAGAGGTTGATAAATAACATCCATAAGGATATCAATGTCATGTCCCGGTTTTTCGGGACGTTAGAACATAGCGGGAACGCTATCTTAGGCATGTTAGGGCAACGTCTTGCCAAGGCTTATAACGATGCTCATGTTGAGGGCGTGGCTAATATCAATAAGATGACCAAGATGATGAAAGAGCGTGGATGGGGGATAAAGGATAATGAGGATCTTATACAGAAGATAAACGGTAAGAACTCTGATTACCTTGACTCGTCCCGTGATTTCGCCAAATACGATTTACTGTATCGGACAGAGCAGGCGAAAGCTATTATTGATATATATGATCTTAAAAAGGTTACGGGTAAGACCGAGAAACAACTTATCGACACACTTTTATCTGATAAGGGGCTTAAGGTCAAGACTCGTGATGATATCGTAGGGTATGATGGGGATAAGCCTATTACAAAGGAAGTGTATCATATATTCAAGCCAAGTATCCAGAATTTTGATATCTCGGCCATGACATTCGAGGACCAGCAACGATATCTGGATACGATAAATAGGTGGTTGGATGAGAATCGTGAGAAGCCTATGGTTCAAGCGTATTATGATAAGATAGAGAATGTCAATAAGAAGGTCGAGGAGAGGTTAGGGCGTAGGGTATCACAAGCCACGTCCGATTTTATGACCCGTATCCGTAGAAGCCGGTATGTTGCTATGGATAAGTTCATTAAGAACAAGAAGGTTGATTGGGCCGCTTTCCAATCTGACCCTATAGCTTGGAGATCTTATCTGGATATCCTTCGTGACAGGGCTATAGCCAAGAGCGAGTGGTATTCCGACGGGACACCAAAGGAGGCGGGGTCCGAGGCGTTGATGATGTCAGAGGAGATCAAGGCATGGGATGAGGCATGGGCCGAGGAGTTCGGGAATACCAACGAGGGTCGTAAGGCTTCCGCCGAGTTTAAGGAGATACTGCGTGGGATAGAGCGGTCTGAGGGCGGTAAGGCGGCGTTTGAGTTCCTGCTAGCTGGCGGTCATCTTGGTTTCTCTAAGGATATGTGGGGATCCGAGGAGGGTGATTATTACGAGAATCTGGTTGATAAGATCACGGAGCAATCTGCATCATCATCAAGGATAGAGAAGGTAGAGGAGGCGATGGCAACAATAAATGAGATCAACGATCAGTTAAGACCTTTGCTTATCCAGTACCGGGATAGCACGAGATACGGGGAATATGATTTCGATAGGTTGCGTGGATCCGCCTCGTTAAGGAAAATAAACGAGCTATACGACAGTCTGGCCGAGGCCAAGAGTGTTATTAACGCCGCCGCTTCCGCTGAGGATATTGAGATGAATATGCCCGATACGGTGGAGAGTGGCGTTACAGATTCCTACCTTAACGCGCTAAGAGACGCCGTGACATACGACAAGGGAATGGATGAGATTAAATTCGCCAAGGAACATATGTCCGCCCGCTCCCGGAGTCAGGTAGATAGGATGGCCGCCAAGCTGTCGCAGAAGAACCCATCATGGACATCCATGGAGACAATGTTCCTTAGAAAAAAATACGGTTCTGATTTCAGTGATAAGCTGGCTAATGATATAGCTATGGGTAAGGCTAATAGTATACTTATCGAGTACGCCAGAACCCGGCTATATCCTTATATGAGAAAATACTCTCCCAAGGGATATTCTGATTTCGTTAGGAAGATAAATAACGGTACGTATAAGGTATCCGAGTTCTTTGATGCCATGGAAAATGGTATACCAAAGGAAGAGAGCGTATCCCGTTTCGGGTTCGATATTAATATGATCGATTTGTCGATCAATAACCAGTGGCTAGAAGAGGCTGATTTCGAGAGTTCCTTCCGGAATCCTAATTATAATCCCGATCTAGGTTATGGATATCATACGCCTAGATTTGATAAGTACAAGAATGAGGCTTTCTTCAAAAAATACGGTATTACCAAGGAAGGAGAGGAGGCCACGATCAACAAGGATAAGTGGGAGATGAGGAAGGAATTGCTTAACATAAGCCGTAAGGCTATGGAGGATTATGATGAGCGTTTCAGGAATATCTACCAGATACCACAAATATCCAAGGGCGGAGTTGAGAGGATGGTGCAGGCCGGTATCGATCCCAAGGCGGCCATCGGCAACGCCGTACGTGATATTGTTGGCGAGAGGGTTGATGATCCCATACATGGTCAAGGACAAGACTTAGGAGGGCTTGATGAGAACGATAACAAATATCGCATGATCCCCAAGTACTATCTGAGCAAGCTGGAGAATGCCGATGACGTATCCCATGACTTCGCGTACTCCTATTCCATGCTATCCCTTCAGGCGGCATCTTATAAGTATAAGAGATCTGCTTTGGATGATGTTATGGGATATAGGAATATGATGCTTGAGACACAATATGATGGGGGAAAGAATCCGGAAGCCACTCATGCCTACAGGATGTTTCAGGACTGGGTTAACGCCAGTATCTATGACGTTAGGATAAACAATAAGCGGACTGAATGGAATATAGGCAATTATAAGGTCGATCTTAATAAGCTGGCTCTTATGTTCACCAAATTTGTGTCCAAATCCAACTTAGGCTTCTCCCCATTCGTGGCGGCTACCGGTGCCCTTACCGGGCAGGCCAACTTCCTTTTGGAAGGTATGGTAGGACAGTACATAAGCAAGGACTCCATGAAATACGCTTATGGAGAAGCCCAGAAACAGTTAAGTACGTACGTGTCTGAGATCGGGGACATAAATCGTACCAATAAGTTATATGTTGTCGGTGAGGCCCTAGGCGTATTCAACGTTCGTAACCGTGTAAGATCGGCGGCATATAACAAGATCTGGAGAACCTTATTCCGGGATCTGCCGTTTAAGATGATGGAGGTTTTGAACTCTCCTTTGGACCCGCAGGTTATTATCTCGGTGATGGATGACACTCGCCTGTATGAGGGTCAGTTCTGGTCATATTCTAATTTCAAGGAGATGATGATGAAGGACAGGAATATGTCCGCTAATGAAGCTAAACGTAATTGGGAGCGTTTAAGGGATTATTCCATATGGAACTTAGTAAATGTCAAGGACGGGAAGATCGTGGCTAAAAACGAGGCTAATAAGGATATTATAGACCGATACATACCTACATTGTCCAGCAGGGTCAGGAGTATGGTGCAGATATGCGACGGCGCCCTGAACGAGCAGAACCGGGTGGGGGCTAGCCGGAACGCGATCCTTAACATGGTGCTGCCTCATCGTGGATGGTTTATACTTGCCATTCAACGGGCATACAAAAAAGCCGGGTTTAACTTCCAGACCAACCAGTTCGAGGAGGGATATATGAGAACGTTATGGAGATTCGCCGGAGATATCTATAATATGATGTCAGAAGGCAGGATGAAGGAAATACATGACGTGCTGAAAGAATATCATAGTCTTAATCCTTATGAGCAGACCAATATCAAGCGATCGCTTATCAATATGGCAGTATTCGCTACGATGATAGCCATAGGAAGGGCTTTGATGGGATATAGGGAGGATAATGAGGATAGCTGGTTCGGGCAGTTCATTACCTATATCGGGTTCAGGACGATCAATGAGATCGCTTCCCAGACATCCCCGTTCATGGAGCTTAACGCCATAGATATGCTGCAAGATCCGCTGGTTACGGCCCGGAAGTTAGGCGATCTCACCGATCCCCGGAACTGGGACCCGTTCGCTACTGTCCAGACCGGTGTGTACAAGGGCGAGAGTAAGTTGTGGAGACAGCTCATGAAGTTCTCGTTTGGTAAGCAATGGTATAATATCAAGACGGCTAGGGATATTAAGCAGACATCCGACTACTGGTTGATGACCAACGGCATGACGATGGGATTCTTCCTAGGTGGTAGAAATAAGGACGAGTCTGGGGAGGACGCTAATTGGTACTTTGACAGGGGAAGATAACTGATATAGTATGACAAAAAAATAGCCAGTCAATTGTTTAAGACAATTTGATTGGCTATTTTTGTATTCCTATCTATCCATCTCGGACGGATGGGAATAAATATTCTATTCATGAATGCAAATGTAAGCATTTATTAGGATTCTTCAAATAGCCAAAATTAAATTATACAAAATAAATATAAATTATTGTTATTTCGGTTTGTAGCATAAATATTATGGTTATATTCGCATCATGAAACAATGAATGACGGGATCTCACTTCAAGGTCATTCAATGTGTAAGATATTTTTGGCTCATTAGGATTTGTCGAGGTGAGATCCGACATTTCCTTTTGAGCCTATTTTTTTATATTATGGATAATCTTGTTTTTATTAATGAATCTAATGATGTGTTGACAGACAGCTTGAGAGTAGCTGCTAAATTTGAGAAGGATCATAGCAAAGTTATAAGATCTATAGATGATTTGTTAGAAAAGAGTTATGTTATTGATACTGAATGTAATCCAAAAATGGATTTACATAAAATGTTTTGTTTATGCTATGATGACATACCTCAACCTAATGGTGGATTTAGAAAATCCAAAAGATATGTAATGAATAGGGATGGATTTACTATACTTGTCATGGGGTTTACTGGTAGCAAAGCTATAAAATTTAAATTGGAGTACATGAATGCTTTTAACGAAATGGAGGCATCCATAAAAAAGAATCTTCCACATAATTACATAGAAGCATTAGAGGCGTTGTTGGTATCCGAGAAAGAAAAGCAGGCGTTAGCTGAAGCTAAGAAAGCGGCAGAGGAGGCTAAGAGAATATCCGACAATATTATCAAAGAACAAGCCCCCAAAGTAGGATTTGCTGAAACAGCTATTATGGCCAATGACAAAGGTGATGATATGTTGATTCGTGATGTTAGGAGAGAACTTGAGTCTCATGGATGTGATATAGCGGAAAGATCGTTAAGAGAGTTTTTACAAGAGCAAGGTTTCTTTTACAAGAATAAAAGAGAATGGATATTAACAGAGAATGTTATGAAGAAGGGTTACGCACATTACAGATACAATACGGATACCGGGATCAGGAATACGGTTTATATGACTAGGAAGGGATTTGAGAAAACGTTATATAATATCAGGAATATACCTAAATCAAGAGAGTCTTTTATCTCTTTTGGCGGCAAGATATTTGATTAAAGTAAGAGAAGGATAGGCGATTATCATCCTATCCTTCTTTTGTTATCAGCCCTTATACATTACCTTACCTTATTCGTATACTACTCGTCCCATTAATCCTGATAGCTCTTTATCATCCTGCTCCTTCACCTCTACATAATAATATCCCTTGAAACAGAATTTCTTTTGATCGGGATCTGACAAGAACTTTTTATATTCCTCGAATCCTTCATCTGAAAGATAATAAGCTCTTCTTTTTTGTTGAAGTAATTCATCTGATTCTAATATCTGTTTTTTAGTAGCCATAATATCTGTTTTTTGGATGTGGTATAGATGATTAATCTTTAGGAATAAACCCAACAGCCTTTTCGGTAGAAGCTCTTTGTTTTATAAAACATTCAGCTTCTTCCCATGAGGTTGCCCATATTTCACCGGCATACTTTTTGCCATTGATTTGATACTCTGTTACAAATTTCTTTTCTTCTTTTTTCATGTTTGTAATTTTTAAAAGTTAATAAAACTAAGGTTTTAGACAATGAGGCATTATATCTATTGGTAATTATATACAAGTTTACACCAGTATAATTAGTTAATAAATTTCTTAACCGGGTTATACCCAAACCCTGTATGGGGTGGCATTGCTGCATCCCCCTTTACTTTTCTCATGATGTTATAACTTCCGTTGATGTCAGCGTTAATAAGAATGCCATCTCTTGTCTTAAAAAGACCTCTTCTTACCCTTCTACCAACATAAGTATCATGATGACATACTGGTTCTAAATCGAAAGAACTGCATTTTGACGTGTGAGATTCGTTTATTTCAACAAATCTTAGTCCTTGTCTTTCCGATTTATATCTTAACATTGATATAAGCATCTCAAATGGAATAGAAACAAAATTCTGATTGTTTCTTTTACCAAGACTCACATTTTGTTTCCATCCATCATTATGACCTACTATCAATGTTGTTATATCTTCCTTCAAGCAAGTATTTATTATCTCCTTACTTGCTTTATGAAGATAATCTTTCACCTTATTGTTTCTCCTTCTTGTTAAGGACATCAACCGTCTCGAATTTTCTTTCCCATTTACTTTCTTTAATTGTTGTTGAATATCTGACCTTTTCTTATTGTAATACTGATTGATGGATTTAAGTCTCCTCCCATCTATCAAAATAGGCTTATTGCTTACGTTGGTCACGATAGAAGCGAGGTTATTTACACCTAGATCAATAGACATGATCCTGTTATTATCATCAAGTTGCTTTTTCACAATTGACTCATATACAACTTCTATTACATAACAATCGGATTTAGGGACAAATCTAACCTGTTTTACGGTTCCCTCCTTGCAATTAGTTCTTAAAGGAGATAATCCTTCCTTTTTAGGGAAATAGATAAAATCTCCTCTATGTTTAAACTGTGCGTAAGAATAAGAAAATACGTTCCTGCCTTTTGTTTTATGCTTATATTTTGGAAATTTAGGACAGCCAGTAAATTTCTTATTATCACGCTTCCATGCCTTGATAGCAGAGAAATAAGATTTTAGATTCTTGTCTAAAGCCATAAGAATCTGCTGAGAGGATGATCCACTCATTGCTCTATAATCTATGTTATTCTCTGCTACCATCTTCTTGTTAAGATCTACAGCTCTTATCCACTTACCTGTATTAAGAAACTCCTGCTTTATTGTATACAAAGCCACATTGTACAGATTCTTGGATAAGAAACATATTCGATCTAAATCCTTATATCTCTTATCATTGACAGTAATTATATGTTGTTCCACTAAATACATAGCGCAAATATAAATAGAATATTTATAAATTCCTATTTATATTAAATTTTTATACCCTACATGTTTCATCTGCTCTTCAGTAGCTTTCTCCTTCGGGAACTTCCCGTGCCATTTACCGGGTACCACGACATCACGCCCGTCTGGGCTGGTAGCCAGCCTCCCGCATTCGCTGCACAGCCCCATGCCCTTGTACGGCTGTAGTTCCTTGGCATAGTCGTATTCGTCCACCATATACTCGTTTGTTAACATCCAGTAACTAGATGTAGCGGTATTATCAACACAACCGCATTTAGCGCATACAAATAAGCTCATATTTTAGTATCGTTAAATGTCGTTATCCTTATCATCGTCAACCCTCTCTACCTTGATCGTTCCCATATCACCTGAAGGTAACGTGATATCACTATACACGTTATTCCAGTTCTCGTCAATGGCCAACTGATGTAATATCGACCTATATATTTGGTAGGTGTTGCCGATAAGTCTCTTCCTATTTATCTTATCCTTACTGCCTCCATCGTACCCTATATGCTCAAAATCCTCAAGATCTGGGAACAACCTTCTTCTTATCGCTCGTGAGTTGTTGACTATAAAGCTTCTTATCCCCAGTGATTCCGTCCTATCCATATCATCTATCAACGTATCTGTTGTATGCTGTAGATCCATGTCACCCGCCGCAAATCTACTGATGTCTTCCACGCATTGTGAGATCAACATCAGTTGCTCCCTTGTTAGGGTTATTTTGTAAAGTTGTTTGTTGTTTATAACCATCTATTTGTTCTTTATATTAATTACTTCCATTTTATACTTCTCTGGATACTCTAGGCATGTGCATACTATTAAAATAGAATCATTCAACATGGTTACTTTATTACCCCTATCATCTACATAAACAGTTTTAGGATAATAATCAACATCTTCTTCTTTTTTATCTTTACATCCTATCATGATAAGAGATAGGATAATGATAATACCTATTTTAATCTTCATCATATTCTATGCTATTTATAATCTCTTTTATAACGTCCTTAATGCTAACATCATCATTAGATGATAATGATCTATGTATGCTTATCGCAGCTCCTTTAACTCCTAGTCTTATACCTAGACTCAAAAATTTTTTATTAATATCCAGCATGCTTAATGAGCTGAATAAAGTTCGTGATGCTGTATCTGCCATATCATTAGTCTCATCACCGGTAATTGACGATAGTCTACTTAAGGCTGATAAAAGATCCTTACCTGTTTTGCTTGTCACTGTTTTAGATGAATGATCCATCATCTTACTATCCTGTACCTTATTATTTTCAAATGGTATCATAATAAGATCTTTATTGATGCTCTTATCCCAGCATTCTATATAACGATTTGATTGACATTCATGCCCGTCATAAAAGAAGCACTCTTTGCATGGTTCTTCTTTATTGAAACTAGCTGATGCTATCAATACGGTATCATTATCATATATTACATCACCTATTCTCATATTTCATGTTATTAATTTTCTCGATAAAACTACTCATGTAATCACAATCCATATCACAATCCTTTAGATGCTTACACATCTTATCTCCGTCCCTTGACAAGAACGGGCATGTATCCCTATGGGAGATTATGACCAAGTCAATTATCTTATCAACGCGCATATCAATATCACTAAGCTATAGATCATCCATGCTATCAACACCCACATCGTTATACTCAAATATGTTTGTATGTTCCTTGGGATTTGATATATTTCCCTGAACGTCAGCATCATAAATATGAAAGTCTTTAGGTTCATAACTTGCTATATTTTTCTATATAGTTAACTATCAAATCTTTAACTCCTTTTGGTACATCTACCAGTTTGAGATTACCTTGGAATATGTCCTTGCCGTACTCATCCATAATCTCTCCGAATGAAGGATTCATGACTCTTGTTGACATAGATATCGGTTGATCAGTGTCAAATTTGATAACAATCTTCTTTCCGCCATTTATCGCCTTTTTAAAAGCCACGTAAAGCTTTCGACCTTTTATTATATCACAATTCCCTTTCAGGATATTAGACATATGTATGACATATTCTTTCTTCGCATCTCCGGGGTTGTCCATAAGCTTAAGATCTCCTCCGGTATCTCTCCATTTCCTGAAGCACGGGAAACATAGACCGTAATTTGCCTTGGCGTGTCTAGGTATCATCCTGCTGCTGCCGGCTGGGATCGTATCGCCACAGCAGATACACGTCCTATCCTTGTTGGTGCGCATCGGCACATAGCTCTTTATCGGGTATTCTTTTCTTTTATACATCTTCTTCTGTTTTCAAAATTATCATCACCATACTCATAATTAGGACAAGCTTTGTTGCTTGGTCGTCTAACATAAGTCTTTTGCTTCCTGTTATATTTACTGTTAGGGTTTATATAATGGTCACACACTTGCCAAATAGAGCAACATACTTTCCCGTATCTTTTCGCCCAATCATTATCATGCAGATGTACGCATGTAGAGCAAGTCGGATTCTTAAGCTTATCCTTGTTATCATCTATGATCTTATTGACCCGATCAAGAATAACATGCATTTTTTCAATATTTATGACGTTAAACGCGTCTGGTTTCGGAAGATATGTCATCGAGCTTATATCTATGTCCATTTCCTTGGATTTGTTGTAAGCCGATTTGTATTTCCTTACCATCAAATCTTTTAACTGATTTACCTTCTTCTCATATGTTCCCATGTCTCATTCGGTTTTCCATCCCTGTTTCCTTAATAAATCCACCATCATCCCTTTTATCTTAGGGCTAATGGCTTCGGTAAGTATATCAGCGGCCAAATTGATAGAGAAGCTGGTCATCCTAGACTCCCCTATATATTTCTCGCTGGTAACTTCTTTCACATAGTCGTGAATATCCTTAATCATCTCATTTTGAGATCTTAGGAGATCCAGTATCTCGTCGAGTTTATCATCCATCTTTTTTCTTAAATACACCTGACAATAACCAGACAATCACTATCAAAAAGAAAAATAACCCAAGAGCCTCATCCGGGTAATCATGCATGGCCTCTAGAACATCTCTCATAGCTTGACATCCATTTTGTTGATTATCTTATAAAATATATCCCTAGTCAGCTCAATATCATAAGTAGCGTCATGGAGTTTATTCTCATCAATCTCAATACCCATAGTCTTAGCCACGGTCATCAACTTAAAGTTCTCCATATCGTTTCTTACGCCCATAAGGAATGGTGTCACCATAACATATACATCCATACAGTTAGGATAGAACCATGATCCGAAATACTTATCCCCACATTGCTGGAATAAAGCCCGTAGGAAGCTGTTATCGAATCCAGCGTTGTTATACCCCACTAAATACATTTTATCCCTCTTATCGAACTTATTCACGTATTTGGATAATATACCAACTAACTGCCTGTATCCGTCTTCCATAGGCTGATAAGACTGCACTTGCTCCAAGGTAACGCCGGCCACGTCCAGCGCCTCCTGCTCTATCGTGGCGGCAGGGTTCGGGGCTAGGCGGATGTCGAACCTCTCTGCCTCCTGCCCGTCGATATCCACGATCCCTCCTATTTGGTGTATCCCGTTTCTCCAGAACTTAACACCGGTTGTCTCTAAATCGAAAAATAGTAATTTGCTCATATCTATTTATTTTATTAATTTATCGTTATCTAAGAGCTAGTCGTGAAATGCTTTTATAATATATATTTCCATCAACTCTTTCACCTTCAAAGAAGTATATCCAATATTCTAATGAAGAACATCCAAAGGCAAAGCATAGATTATCTATCGCATATCTAAAGTATTTCTTGCCTGAACGAAATAAGACTTGAAATTCTTTGTTATTTAAATGGAGTTTCTTTTTGACTTCTCTTTTATTCATGTTTTATGTCTTTTAAATTACCCATAATTTAATCAATTAAATGCCAACCATCCACCTGCAAATCCCATCCCAAAAACGAATAAGATTATAGATGTAAATAATATCCAATCTTTTGTACTCAGCTCATTATTATCTCTCTTTATCTTTTCAAGATAATCATATATCGCCGTATAAACAGCATAGTGAATATCTTGGTCTCTAGCTTTTACAATATTATCATATTCGTTATGTCCTAAATTATAGGTAGCACTTTCGATCCTCATCTTTCCTGTAACCTTTTTGTCCACATTGAAATCGAAACTAAATATCATGTCAGTGGTTAGAGCGCTGGCGATTTTGCTTTTTATCTCATTATCACTAAGATTAGTATAATTCACTAATTCATCGTAATCTTTTTCGTCAAGAACTATCTGTTTTTTAATGTTCATATCCCTAATATTTCTGATACATAAACAAATCCATAACATATATAATTATCATCGTCATGTTCCCTATAATCAACATGCCAGATAACAGCGCATGGGAAATAAAGTGGCATATCCTCAGCCATAGGATCCTCTTTGAGGTCATCAATGTTTATCTTCTCCCTCCACCTCCACAGGTCTTGGATATCGTTCAAAATTAATTTCTCCATAACTATGACGGATGTTAGATGTTAGTAATTCAATAGCTAAGCTGATCATAGCTCCCGCTTCAGTAAGTTGATTCATTTGGGCGTACATTCTATGCTCTGCACTACGATAAGCCTCTCTACTACTTATGGTGTCTAGTAAATCATCTATAGCGTTTCTAAGAAGATCGGTCATCCCATGCCCTCCTATACCCTTGAAATAATAAATATCACGACCAGCGTAAAACATGTCCTGATATCTTTTAGCTACATACTCTATCCCGGATAGATGGTATTTCTCGTTGTCTATCTCCACCTCTCCTTCTTCTATAGCTCTCAACAACTTCCAATCTATCTTTACATCAGCTTGACGATTTTTTACATTTACATAGGCATATCCGCCATAATGAGAACCTAATGTCCTCATCGTAAGTTCATTGACTTTTTGTTTGTCTCCATCCATAATAATCTGATTTTTAATGTTGATACAAAAGTACGATTTAAACAAAAACAAAAGCATGAATAATATTAAAATAATATTAATCATGCTTAAATATAAATATATTCCTTCTAGTTCTCACGGATATACGTATTCGTACTCATCTGGAGGGGATGTCTTATATTCAACATCGCACTCCATATTGGTGTAATAGTTATTCCCTTTTCTGTATACTAACGCTACCTTGCAGTCGTATTCCCAACTGTATCCTATAAGAGGGACATTAGCCATAGGCGGATTATCCTCTGTTTTGTATCTTATTCTTGTTACTTGTTTCATATTTTCATGGATATAAATATTCATATTCTTCCGGTGGATATGTTTCAAATTCAGCATCATACTTCATGCAGGTGTAGTACTTATCCCCTCTCCTGTACATTACTTCCCACGGACAGCTATATTTTTTGTTGTATCCTAAAAGAGGAACCCCTTCTATAGGAGGCTTATCTTTCGTTTTGTACCTTAATTTTGTTATTTGCTTTATGCTCATATAATCTTATGTTTAAGTAATTCCATCATCATCGAAAACAATGTGTCTACAAGAAGTTTCTCACTACTCCAATATATAGGAATCTCATCTATATCTCTATACGTTACAGACCATGCATGTTCTAGCTTATAACATTCGAATGTAGAACCCTCTATCTCATATGGGAGTAAATTCAGTAACGTCCCTACATCCCAAACCGGGTTGGATATATCCGGGGTAACGGCCTCGATCAACCCTATACGACCAGCGTCATCCTCCATAGAATGCAATGAGTCAAGGTACTTGTCTCTGAAGCCGATGGCGGTGGAGATAGGGAGGCCGGCCTCAACCAGCACTCTCCCCTGTTCTTTTGTGGTAAAAATCCGTTCCTTCATGGTTTTTGCTTTTTCGGTGACATATCATCCAGTTTCTTTATTCCCATCAATATCGGGATACTATCATGCATACCATCCATCATCTTCCTTTCTACCGTAACGATCGTATCATTATGCCATCCCCCATGAGCCACAAGAAGAATCTCCTGCTGCTCGAAACCAAGCCCTGCCCCTATACCGCCGGAGTTCCACGCGCAGGTAATGACCACCCCGCCCTTCTTGGTAATCCTAGCTATCTCCTTCTTCTGTTTAGCCCAATAACTGGATTGTGTTGTTTGCATATTAACAGATTCTCCAAGCCTTTTATATGACTCGGACACCTGTCTAGCAGAATATGGTGGATCATATAATACCATATCAGCTATATTATCATCAAGATGACACAAGAAGTCCGTGGCGTCTTTATGATACATAGCCTTAGTCTCAGGATCAAGATCGTTGGTTATCGTCCCTATATCGCTGTTTCTGGCGAATGGATCCACTATAACCATTCCGTCTTTTTTATATCTATCTATAAGTTCTCTTATCGGTTTTATGCTGAATGTCTCGCTGTTCGGCATCGACCATGTCTTGTTTATAATCATATCGTTGTAATAGTGTTTTAAATTCTACCTACACTCTATGCCTTTTAGCAAATGGGCTATCACATCCACCGTCCATCCGTTACCTGTTAAAGACATGGCCGTATTCGGGGCTATCCCATCAAGGTAATCATCCGGCAATGTCTGTAGCCTACACATCTCCACAGGAGTCAGGTATCTGAACTTATCTTTCAGGTCAAAGGCGTTCAGATATCTTCCGGGCGGTAATGATGATATCACGTTATCTTTCATGACTGTTGTAAGGCAATTACTTTTCTTAATAGGAGTGGTATTCTTATCTTTTCTTATCTCCAGACATTGCGCTATTTTTATGTCCATGTCACAATCCTTTCGATACCCGTCCTCTCCTATCCTTCTACCGACAATGGATCCTATATATCTTCCTCTTATGGCTCCAGGATTCCAGTCCTTGTCATGCTCTAAAATATCATCCAATGATATGTGCTTGTCTTTCGGTATTTCTACCGACCAATTACACCAATAAAGACGATGCCGGGTCTGTGCCGAGACCAAGGCGCTATCGATCTCCACCGGCTCTACGCCCAGCTCCTCCGTTATCACTCGGCGATGCTCGTCCCGCATCCGGACGTTCTCACCCAAGAACAGGATCTTACCTTTGGTCTCCTTCTTTAAATACCTTACGATGTCCGAAAAGCAGAAGAAAAGCCTTCCCCTTGCGTCCATAAACCCCTTACCCTTACCTGAGCTAGAGAAACTCTGGCAACAAAATCCTCCCATGACCAGATCTATGTCTTTCCAAGGGATATCCCATGTTCTCCAGTTATTGACATCCCCTAACTGGATGATATTCGGAAAATGTTTTTGACTTACCTTTATGCATGTCTTGTCTATCTCCGAGGCGTAATAAGTATCTATAGGTATGCCGGCCCTCCGTAACGCTAGATACCCACATGATATCCCGTCAAATAATGATAATACTTTCATATTATTTATCGTTTAGGTATATAATCACTTTAATTGTGATATTACTCTAATAGCATAGAAGGAAACGCCCTTTCTCTCATCATTTGGATAAAACTCATTCCCGTTATAAGTCACTAACCATGCTTTCTCATAATTATATTGAGTGCTAGTCCAATAACTTGTAGTGCCTTCGTCTATATCTAATCCATCGATAAGAGACATGCATCTGTTAATCTCATCTAAATTATTTATGATCTCCATCCATTCTCCCACTGATGCCAGATATCCCATTTGCCCGTTCTTGAATTGAGTAACAGTACATTCATAAGCGGCACTAGCATGCGTATATTCCGCGATACTTTGTGTGTTTTGAAGTCCATTAAAATCTTTTTTTGCTTCATTACTTGATGTTATTGTAGTTACTCCTTGGATCAATCCAGTCGTATTAGACCAGCTTCGATTCTTAAGCTCAATACCTGAAATAACGAAGCTGCTGTTGTCGCTTATCAACGCCACTCCTACGGCGTCGTTTCTCCACGAATAATTCCATTTATCACGAGTATATAACTTGCCATTAATATGTAAGATATATATACCGTTTGAAACGGTTTGACCGCCTATCATCCTTCTTCTCATATTCTTCTACCTTGCTAATGCATGTTTATAATTCTAAGTTTATCATATTCTTCAGTAAGAATCCCATGATCAAACAATTTGCTAGCGTCTATTTCAAGACTCCTATATTTGTCAGTTATATTGATATCAGCCCACATGTTCAATATCCCCTTATCATCCAATTGCATATGGATACAGTCTTTTGTCACCTTCTTTCCGGCTTTAAGAGCCTCTACGTCTTTATCGGTAATCTTTTTCATGCTTTTAATATTTTATCGTTACAAGTGAACTACTCACGCCTAAAGTCAGGGAAATTCACGCTTAATCCTTAAATTCATCTTTCATCCTGATCTTTATGCCCCCATATGATAATTCCTTATGAGCTGTGACAAAATAATCAACCGCATCTTCATCTAATAAACTATGCGGACACCTTTCCCATACAGGACTTTGATCTAGATGATCCCATGTAGCTACAAGCAACTGATTCTTGTCATTATCAACAGTTATTTTATATGTCCCTATAGTAGCCTTACGTTTAATGATCGCTCCATTTAACATCTGTTTCTTAGCCCAGCTCCATGAACCTCTCAACCCAAATGTTCTTATAACCCAGTCATTTATCTTCTTCATTTCAAGTTATTTGTTAAAAGCATAATATAAATATAAATACATAAATTGGATAGGGCTATTCACCATACCCTTATCAGTAGGCTCGTCATACTTGTCAAGCCAAAGACGAAGCGCTTCCCAATCGATATCCCGCCGGTCACAGACCATGCAGGCTAGGTTAGCCCCGAACAGATCCCCTCCGCCACGTAAAGACTCGTTAAATCTCTTGGCTAGCCTTTTCTTGAATCCTTTATTGTACCAAATACCGGAGGTAGCGGCATAACAGTAATAAGCATTGTATTTCATTTTTACGCCCATCTTCTCAAATAAAGGCGTATGCCATATCCGATCCAAAAAGAACACTATTCCACGATAGATAAAGGTTCGGAGATTCTTCCTGTATTTCTTCCCTAAGAAGCTATCTACGCAAGATATAGTCCCGCCTGAATAGTACCAGTTATTGGCGCCTCTCTTGACCTTATCCGTCATCTTGAACTTATTTTTCCTATCCTCTACCCTATCCCACGGCTTCAGCTTGTCCTCATTAAATGTCGGGCAATAATGATAGTAATGATTGATCCACGAGAGGTATGGGTTGTATATCGTGTATCCATTATCGCTGACATACGAGTTCATATCATATCCAAGCTTCTTAGCCAAAGCGGTTCCCTCATCAGCCAATACCTTCAATATCGGGTTCAAGTTCCATATCTGGTCTTGACTGACGAACATCGAGTAGCATGGGTCCTCATCCTCACCATACCATCCTCCCATTCCGCTAACTATCCTGTCAAGATCAAGTACATAATCTTTCCCGGGTTGAAAATCATCCCTAAGGAAAAACCCTTTATAAGTATCCATCTCATGTATTCCGGGCTGATCGTCGAATACCAGTTTAGCGTTCTCCGTCAACCTGACTAATGTCCGTAAGACAGAAGGTATGCTCACGGGAGTATGGTTACGTCCACATACCTTATCATGTATCCAAAGATATTGGAGGAACTCGGCTATGTTGATAGTCCCGTCCTCCACATACCCTGCCTTGTTACTGAAGTTTATCTTAGCCAGAGGGATATTACTTCCATGTGGTTGATCAATGTCATCATAACAATGAACGAACCGGTCGAAGAACAGATCCTTCCAGCCAAGATATTTATCCTCAATCGTCATGAGCTTATTTTTTATCGTACATAGACATGACGTTGATAAGATCAGCCTTTCTGGTCATCCCTTCAAGCTTCTCGAAACCATCCATATTATCACCGCTGACGATGATAGTAGGGTATACCTCAATACCGTATCTGGATATCTCCTCCTCCGTAGCCTTGTTCTCCGGGATCTGGTTCAACGTAACCTCACCATCATACTCCTGTAACGTGTTGGCGATAATATATCGCATGTAATCGCTGTACTCAGCGTCTTTTTTCGTGAAAAAATCAATTCTTACCATCTCAAATAGTTTTTAATCTGTTAATAATTAAATCCGCTGTAAATATAGCGTTATCTACCTCATCTATATTCATCCTCCTTCCATCGAAATCGTTAGATAATAAATCCTTCACGATCTGATATCTACGATGCTCCCAATTTATGTCTATATTAAAATTCAGATATCTTACATAATCATAATTCAATTTATCATAACTATAATTGAGATACTGAACTATTGGGAATGGACTGTCATCGTAAATGGTACGCTTGATTATATCAACATATTTACCAGTCCTTTTGTCGATAGCTCTTAATCTCTCATCTACTACTCTTTCTCCTGACTCTTCCATTCTATAAGCCCTTTGTTATGTTTATCGTAATATAATAACGCTATGGCATTCCAGCACACTGCCGCCAGATGCATGAATCCCTCCTTGTCATATCTCTCTCCCTTTACATAAGCGACCAGATGCCTGTGGAGCGCCCCAAAGTAACGATTAAAACCATTAGGTATATCTTGCCATGAATTATCGGCGTACTTCTTGGCGCCTTTCGTATATACCTCTACGATGTTTTCTATCTCAGCCAAAGGAAGGAGGTCCCACCTAAGCTTACCGTCGGCCCGGTCGTCCTTGCCGCTGCCGTCTTTCCCTACGAGCGGCCCGCTTGCCACCACTGCGTCTCCTATTTTTGGCTTCCCGAAATTCATCGCCTCATCCGCTGTCTCATCATCAATAAGCCTTAACTTGATAGCCCTGTTTAACGAGACAACCATCTCCTCATCAACCCAAATGAATTTATATGTCTCATCAAATAACGGTTCTATTTTCATCATTCCTGTACGATCGGCGGTTTCAAGTACCTCAAATACCTCACCGTCATAAACAACCTTTTCGTATTTGCTAAATTCCTCTTTCATTTCAAACTCCTTTTTGTTTTATTAATAAAATTCACTAAGATCCCTGCATTCTGGTGTCTCACCTGTTATGGAATAAAGCTCACCAGATGATAGATATACGCAATGCGAGGTCTTCCCGTCCCTCCACTCGCTTTGCTTCGTAATCCCGCAAATAGCGCAGCGTTGGATCCCCGGGCCTGCCTTTACCCACGAGTGCCGTACGCTCCTCTTCCTTGTCCTGTTGGTGTCGTCAAGTTTTCTCATGATCAATCCTCCAAGGCCGTTACAATTTTATCTTTCCCGATAATAGCCTCATTCCCGCTCCTTACATCAAAGCATCTCCCTTCATCTGCCTCCTTGAAATAAAGAACGCCATTGTACTCGAATAAACCGAATCCGTAATCGTCTAGCTTCATTTCATTAAGTTTCTTGAATTTATACACGTTTTTCATATTCTCCATATTATATTGCATTATTGGAAATATCATTATGATACTTATGCCTATTACAAGCAACCCTGTGTAAAACTTTTGTGAATCATATTTCTCCCATCCCTCCATCATCATGGCAAAGGAGATTACTATTATTATAATAATAGATATCAACCCTACCATATCACATCCTCCTTTCTTTCAAAAATCCCATCATATCCTCCACGCTAAGCTGGAAGCCGGCAGCCGCCTTATGGCCTCCTCCACCGGGGTTGGCCTTGCGTGCCAGCGCCGAGACATCCACCTCCTCTTTGGTGGTATAGAACGAGCATCTGAAGAATCTGCCGTTCCAGCAAAATGGCATCATCAAATCATGTTTTCTAGGATCGTACATAGACTCGAATGTGGTGGAGTTAAACTCCGTAGTATTCATACATATCGCCTTGTATCCAAATATATCTGCCTCGAATGAGAACATCTTCATTTCTCCTCTGTTTTTCTCGATGATATATTCTATTATGGCCTCGCCATTTCTTATCATATCAGAAACAAACTCGCCATTCGCCTTGTTTAGCACCTCCCTGACCATGTCAACGTCAAGCCCGCAATACCCTCTCATCCCATATTGGAATGAAAGAACGTCACTCCATTCGAAGCGATCATGATCCCATACATCATAAGCGCTCAATAATTTTACCACGTCAGGGGTTTCGATATCATCGAAAAGATATTCCCACGTAAGCTCACAAGCCGCCGTTCCGATACGTCTTTTGCCTTTGACATTATAGTCCTTCACAGCTTCTATCGCCGTCTTATGGTGGTCTATCCATGTGACATCTATCCCCTTGTCTTCCCATTCGTCGAATAAGAATCTCGTTCTATCGCCAAATGACACGTCAACTACAAACACCTTATCATATTTATTCACGTCAGGTATTTCCTTGCCGTAATTGTAAGGAAGAAGATCAATGTCCCCTTTGAAATACTTTTTTACTATAGCCGCTGACATTACTCCGTCAAGATCAGCCTCATGATATATACATCCTGTCATAATCTGTTGTTTTTGATTAAAAAATCTATGTATTCTTTTATATCCTTGTTCCTGTCATTATCCCAGTCAAATGTCTCGTTTATGAATTTGAAGTACGATACTGGGATCGAATGCAACATCCACCCACAATATTTCCCGAATGTCATTACCATAGAGCCAAGGGGATGATCTGGCCTCCCGGGTACAGGGGAGGTGGTAATGCCCTGCGCCAGCCCCCTCCTTCGGTCTTTCTTGGCGGCTTTGATATCCAGATCCATTTTCGTTACCTTATCCCCCATCGGGATATTGGTAATTAGTTTATCGCCGATAAACATTCCCCATCCATATCCTTTGTAGTTCTCTATACTAAGTTTCCTTATATCACCGAACCTTGACGAGTTGTTACAACAATCAACGACCAAAGCACTATCCTTTCCGTCTTTTATACGGACTGCCCTTCCAAGCCACTGATAAAACGACGAGAACGAGAATGTCGGCCTTCCTACTATCACGCAATCCAGACCCGGATGATCGAATCCCGTACCGAGGGCGGAATAGTTGAACACTACCTTCGTCTTACCTGACTTGAACCCCTCGACTATAGCCTCCCGCTGTTTCTTTGGCGTGCCTCCGTGAACCACTTCCGCCATGCCAGCGCATATCTTTGCGTTCATCCATTCGGCGGCGGTATTGCAGCTCTCAACAGAATCCATAAACACCAGTATAGATCTGCATACGTCTTTTAATACCATCAACCGACGTAAAATAAGGTTGTTTAAGCCGTTTTTTCTCACCGCCTCACTAATAGACTCGGCCGTATATTCGGAGCCGTTAGAATTAAGTTTAAGGGCATCTCCATTGAAATCCCATGTCTCATACTTAAGAGGCGTCCAAAATCCTTGTCTTATCATCTCCTCTACCTGTATCACGTGAATCAGGTTCTTGAAATACACCGGTCTCATACGAGTGATGAAATTAAGTTGGGAATATGATGTCTGTCCTATCGACATGTTTTTAAGTCTACATGGCGTGGCTGTAAACCCTATCACCTTTCTCGGCTTCAGCTCATTCATGAATGTCATGAACTCACTGCCATCCTCAGGACTGTATCCGGCATGAGCCTCATCTATCAATACGTTTCTGATTCCCATCTCCTTAAGCTGACCAACAACTTTCTTGATAGATCCTAACGTGGCATATATCATGTTAGATAGCTCTTTCTTGCCACAGGAAGCGGAGTAGATGGTAGCCGGTATGCCATACGACGTTATCTTGTCGTGGTTCTGCTGCAGCAATTCTTTTGATGGTTGTAAAATCAGCGTCTTATCTCCCATCAATCTAGCCGCTTCTGCTATCAGAAGTGACTTACCGCAACCTACAGGACCTATGATCAATACCGGATCATGTCTATCAGAGTTTATGTAATCGGAGATACTTTTAACACACTCCTCTTGATATGGCCTTAATTTATATGTCATCTCTGTAGTTATCAAAAACGTCTTTCACGTACTCTAGTCTTATCGCACATTCCCGGCCATCGTCCATTTTTACCATCAAAGTCTCTTTGGTCTTGCTTATGGCTATTACCTCTCCTGTTCCTATCTGGGTATGGACTATATCGCCTAGCTTTATATTACATTTGATCATGGTCAAGTTTTTTATTAAATTCCTCTATCTTACTCCTATCTGTCTCTTTGGTCATCTTAGCCTCTTCCTTGAATATGTCATACCCTTCTCGGATATTGTCTCCAACCATATTCTCTATCATCTCCCTTAACTCATCGCTTCTTACGGCGAAAGATATCTGAAACGATTTACTTGTACCTTTCATTAGATAATCAATCTCCTTCTTGCATTCTGTCATCAACCGATCCAGATTATCGAATTTAACGAACTTAGAGTTGCCATTGGCTTTCCTTACCCCATCCTTGAAATCCTCCAATATCCCGTTAAACACATCTGCCATACACATCATGGAATGTAGCCATACCAGCATATTGAATTTATATTCATTATCAGCGTTGTTCATCAAACTCACCAAAGACTCGCTTTTTGTCAACATGATCTTCGATTCCCGGTCTACGATATCCTTTATCTCCTGCCGGTATCTCATGGCGCCAACGAAATCCATCTTAGAATAACATTCATTTGATTTCTCTACCAATTTCCTGATATCCTTTCTAGACATCAGAAGATCCAATACCTGTTTTTCTCTTTCGTTTTTATCCATAATCGTTTATTTATTGACACAAATATAATTAAAGCCTAGATATTTACCTAGGCTTTTTAATAAAGTTAATCTTTTTTATTCTTTCTTTTTGACTCGTCCCAATCCGATGAGTACCTACATGTTCCTTGTTTATGGATTGAAAAATCGCACCAAAAACACAAGGGCTTGGGGCGGGGTTCAAGGCAGGCCGGCTGGCGTCCCATGAGGTAGCGCTTCTCGTACTTATACCCTTGTTTGGCATCGTCCCAAACGTGAGCTTGATAGCTATCTATTTTATTTGTCTCGAAATCATACATGTCAAGGAGAATATCGTTAAGTTCCTTGACCGATCTCTCTACTTTCTCCTTATCTACCTTCACGTTCTGATTGTCCAGCATGCGGGTAAAGAAATAGCTGCACATATCCGGCAATACCTTATATTTTCTGAGTATGTAAAAGGCGTATATCGGATGCTGGAGATTGTGAAGCAGCTTATCCTCATCGAATAACTTTCTCCCGGACTTCCAGTCTATCGTATACATAGCTATCCTGTCTTTTGTCTTATACTCTCCACGCCAGTCCACCGATCCTATGATATGTACCTTATCGTACGTCACGCCATCCAAGGTAAGAGGCTTGGGCAGCTTATAAGGCAGGACGAAGCCCTCCTCCACGCCGGCCGGTCTCGACCCCCGGATTACCTTCTCCATTGGCGTAAGATCGGACCATGCCTTCTTATAATTGCCAGCAGCATCCTTCTCAAACAACCCCACAATCCATCTTATTAGTCTAGCCGCATGTTGCATGGACTCGATTTGGGATTTTACGCTATCGAAAGGAATCTGCTCTATATCGGCGTAGTAGTTGAATGCCTTGCTCATATCCTCATAAGAAGGCCTGCATCCGTTCTTGAAGAAATACTCCATTGTCTGGTGGATAACCGTACCATATGACGTAGCCTCATGCTTTTCCGTGGACCTATGACCCTCCACGTAAGTCTTATACCATTTGTATGGACATTGGACGAACGTGTCTATCTGCGAGTAAGAGGCGGCGAGAACCTTCTCTCCGTTTATAACCTTACATAACAAATTATTCTCCGGTATCACCATAAAGCTTATCTATTTTTATGTCATGTCCGTATAAGTCCATTAACAGGTTTTGTAGATGGTGAAGATTCTTAATCTGAATAGGATCGCTTAGATCGTCTTCCAGATCCCTAAGGCTAAGATAATACCCATCGTCAAAAATCTCTATAGATATTCCGTAGCCTCGATATACATCCCGTCCTTTATCACGCTTAAACCTGATGGTATTAAGCAGGTTATCATCTATCTCAATAGGCATGACATCATCTTCCCCGGAATACCATTTCATTATCCCGTCATCAACCTCACGTTCAAGGATCAATGACTTACTTTCATTACGAATACCAGTAACGCACCCTACTCTCCATATATTGCCAGCCTTGTCTTTTACAAGATCCCCTATCCTTAGTTCTTTAGCCGAAATCATACTCGTCCTCCTCGTTATAATCGTCATCGCAATCATCGACAAGAGGGGTTTCTAGCCCCTCTTCCCAATCATCATATCCAAAGTCCATTACTTACTCTTAAACCAATCATACAACATATCCACAAAAATCCCTACAGTTAGTTCATCAACAGGTTTATCACCGAAGACATCATCCGATATCCTTATACCAATCTTCTCTTCAATATCCATCAACACCTCTAATAAATCAAATGGATCCATAGCCAGATCAGATGATAAATTACTATCTTCTTTTACATCATCAATTACCTCTATATCATTAATGTAATTGAACTTATGCATTTTTTCAAATATCTCTTTTCTGGCTAGTTTCAATATTTTATCTCTCTCCATGATTATTTAGATAATTATATAATATATCCATAAATTCCCCTACCGTAAGTTTAGTATAAGGCTTGATGTTTAGTGTCTCATCAGGTATAGATATACCCATCCTTTTCTCTATTTCCATCACCACCTCTGCGTAGTCAAAGGAATCCATAGCCATGTCAGTCGCCAGCCCATCCTCGTTATCGATCTCGGCAGCATGATTAAAACCCGTAAACTCACCCATCTTCTCAAAGATCACTTCCTTGACTACTTTTTCAATTTCTTTTCTTTGCATGCTAAATTGACATTTTTAATCTTCTACCTAATTCTTTTTTTATATCTGATATTCTTTCGACGTCCATCTTAACATCTCCAGTAATAGTATATTCCTTATCTATTTTCTTAGGAGGATCCGGGAGTCGGCTTACGGCGAACAACCATGCCAGTTCCTTGTTCTTGTTCTCCCTAAGATATAGATCGGATGTCATGCCATACATCTTTATGATCGTATCGAATAACGTTGATTCCGATAAGCTCATATGTACGCTATAGACATTTGATGGCTTCCATATCAAGTTATCCAACCTCATCGTATATTCACGTTTAAGGTCTATATGGGATATTACGGCTCTTACTATAGGTTCTTCCTTGAAGTTGGTGTTAGCCACGAACCATACGAGCCGTTTCTCTACCTCCTTGATAGCTCCTGTATCCTTACCCATATCGTTATATACCCCAACGATACGGTCCCGGATCCCCTCGACCTCCGGTGTCAGGCCGGGTGTCTCTATCAGCATCAGCAGCGACCCTCCCCTTGGCGTTATCTTCCACTTCCCATTCTTCTGAAGCTCGATATAACCAGATGCTTTATAACTATCTATTTTCTCCTTTGGAATGACGCTAGCCATCTCCTCTTTCTGCCGGATCATCAAAAGATACCCGACATCAGACATCGTTAATCCTGATGTCATCATCTGTTCAAAATTTATGTACATATGCAAATAAGTTAAAATATTGATCTAATCTTTCTAGCTATTTTCTCTACTATATTAGGATGATCGGTATCGTTGTATATGTTAATCAACGTGTGTAATATATATAGCCTTGTATCCTTATAGGAAAGATTGAACCAAATTTCCTCTATACGACTATTGATCGGTTTAAACATCCTCAACTCAGGTATAAGTTCATACGCTAAAACTTTTTTTCTATCCACTAATCCAAGCTTATTAGCCGTTTCGGTTATAGCTGCACACATAGTTAACTCACGTCTATATTCTATAGCATCGTAAGCTCCTATCAATACCCTAAGGCCGTCTGCTTTCGATAATCTCTTTCCCTTTCTCATATTGTTTTACCGTATAAGATTCATTAGCCATACCAACCCTACCAACTGATATAGATTGATTTATTGATTGATTTAGATGCCCTATGACAGACATCTTAGCCCTAACCGTATTAGCGCATCTTAGAAGGATTCGATAGTCCTCTAAAGCCCGCTCGTACCTTACATCCACCCTAGCTCTTTTATCGGCGTCGGTCATACTCTTGCATGTCCCGTCTTCTCTCAGGCTTATAGCGATCTTATCCCGTATGATCCTGATATCATCCTCGGCTATCACCAGCTCAGCGTCAAGAACGCCTTTGTAGGAGCTAAGAAGATCCTCTACCGCTACAACCTCCCTTTTTAGGTTCTCCAATTCCAATATCATTGAGTTGTCATTTATCCTTTTATACTCCTGTACTTTATTGGATACCTCATCACAGATACTCATGATCTCCTTTTCCCGTTCCCGGTTTATGATATATCTGATGCTGTATTTAGCCATTTCCTTCAACGAGGATATAATTTCCTTTATCCCCATCTTATCCTCAACCGATAATACGGTCTTCAAGAACATTTCCAGCACCTTTATCACTACAAGCAAGTAATTATGTCTCAATCTCATGTCAATAAGGTGTTTCGTCATGTACTATATTGAAATCATCACTGGGCGGTATGTATTGCTGCTCCAATGGGATACTGGGAGGCGGGGGCGGTAGCGTAACGACTGTCGTATCCGGCCTGCCGCTACCTACAGGGGCATCCGAGCCTCCCGGTCTTTCTTGGCGCACCACCCCTCCATCAGGATAATATCGCTCATATCCTTTCATGATATCTACATGTATAGCGTCAATCTCCTCCAATGATCTTTGACGGACCTTTACGACATGATGGAACAATAATCCATCCACACGGAAGGATCGTCTTGACTCGCTCTTGAAACGTTCCAGATTAGGATACCAGCCTTGCGGGAATTGCATGTATGATGAATACCCGTATCTCTTTGGGATATTCAACGCTACCATAGCCGTACATAGCTGCCCCAATGTATCTGATTGATAGAAATCAGATTGTTTTGGCATATGATCCTTAGGATCCCGTCTTCCCTCAATATCACGGTTAAGTTGTGATATTATAAGAAAGAATATATTGGGAAAAGTTCTTTTAGCTATATTACACATGGTTATCAGACTATCTATATTCCTCTTAGCGTCACCCGTACCTTGTATAAGAGCTGTATGATCTATGGATACAAACACCATTTTCTTATCCTTGTTCGCTGGCATATAACTATTCCATAAGAAGTTCTGAAGCTCGTCTACTGTCGATGGTTTAGGGATGTATGTTATTCTGCTGGAGTTTTCCTCCTTAAGACATTTCTGCATTTCCTTTATCTCTTCATCAGACATCTCGTTAAGGAGAATATCTTGTATATCCTTTCCCATTTTTTTTGATAGTGAACGTAACATTAAATCCTCTGGATTCATTTCAAATTCACATCTGAGCCATACATAATCATCAGCTTGGGGATTGATATTAACATTCATTACATTGCTCATAATCTTCTGAGCCAAATAAGACTTGCCCACTCCGGGCCTAGCGCCGATAGCCACCGCATGTTGTGGGTAGAACCCGCCCAGCAACGCCTTGTCAAGATAAGCGTATCCAGTACGAGCCGGGAGAAGCTCTCCCGACTGATACTTTCTTATCCTCTCATAGGCATCCATGATAATCTCCTTGGATGACCTCCATATCCTATCCTCACTCATCCTCTTGCGTTTCTATCGCCAGCCGTATCGGATTTAGATCCTCTGTTAGCTGATCTTGATTTATATCTAAGTCCTTTAGCCGTATGGCATAAATCCTTTCCCTTCCGATAGGCTTTACCTTTCAGCTTATCGGTCTTGTAGTTCTTGCGACCCAACTCCCGTCTCTTGGCTTTCTGCTCAGGGCGGGCGTTGATCTTCTTATCCGTCTCAGCTTTCTTTCTTCTGGCCTCCGGATGTGTCCTATAATATTCAGTCGACCTCCCCATCCTCGTCCTCCTCGTCATAATCATAATCCTCTACGATAATATCCTCTCCATCTAAATATGAGGCTTTATCTCCGAGTCTGCTTCTCATGCTCTCGTAAGGATCATCTCCATCTTTTATTTCCCACACACATAAGTGCGGACCTATTATATCAATAAGCATGTTGGCCTTATCCTCGCTTATGCCTTTTTCTATCATCTTATCTCTGCATTTGTAAAAACCACATGTCTTGTTAAACACTGATCCTCCTACATAAAACCCTGTCTGTTTGTGAATAAAAATTACTTTCATGTTCTGTCAATTTTTATCAATATAATAATTATTTTTTGTAATCACCGTAACTCATGTCAGCGTCACACACCACCAAGTCAGTTACCTTATCCACTACATGGAATAGATGCTCCGGACATCCGTGGCATGCGCTACCTCCTATCGCTATCGTATTATGCCTAGGGCAGTTATTTCCCCTCCCTCCATCATATATCTGTATCCGATTATCACTATATGCCTTGATATGTCTCATGACTTTAAGTAATGATGGCAAAGACATCTTGTAAGGGGATATATGCTCCTCCGGTATCATAAGCTCACCAGATAGTTCTTTGTAAAGATCATGTCTATCCTGTCCTGTTTTTATTAAGAATACGTTGATCTCGGTCATTACCATATCCATAGACCTAAGGAGATCCGGCTTGGCTAACCTACCTACAGGTTTACCCGTAGAATTGGATCTCATCCAAGCTCCACACTTCTCGCACCCGACTTGCTTCCCCTCTACCGTATTTATCATAGTGGATGGGTTCTTGCAATACGGGCATATGGATCCGTTTAACATAGCTTTCTGGGCTAAAGACAACTCTCTCATACCGTTTCTTCTATCTTAACATTAAATAGATTGCAGAATCTATTAAAATTCCTATTTTCTATTTTCATATCCTCCTCATACCTGTCAATTGACTTGATGAAATCATTGTAACAGTCCTTGCACATCCATTGATTGATCACCGCCACGTAATAACCTACGGATGTAGGTCTGTTACACATATCACAAATACCTAAGCACCCGTATCTGGTAAGCTTATCCATCATCTCCTGTCTTGTTATTTCAAGCACCTTGAATCCCTTGTAATTATCAACTACCTTTGCCATTATTATAAATTTGTTTAATTATAAAATAATCCGCTATATCCATCCCCTCATCTATATTGGGTTTTGATTCTAGAAAATCACTTATCTCTATATTCATCCCCCTCATCTCCTTGTCTACCTTCTTTCTCCATTCGTTGAAAGCGTCGCCCTTATCCGGATACAGGACTATCCGCCTCCTACCCAATGTCTCTATCATCTCCCTCTTCAACATATGGATACCGCCACAGGCCATGAACAACCTACTAGGGTACACGATGTTGCAGATAACAGCTGTCTTCTCTGACTCTACTATATACACCGGAGCGTCATTGGGATAGAAGTTGATAAGGAACTCCCCGAACAGGCATTGCCTAAGCAGGTAATCCTGACCGTCCAGTATATGCACCCAACATACGTGATCCATGGGAACCTTTACCCTCTTCCCGTCAGGCCCGTAGTCCATTATCTTCCCGGTCCGCACCACCCAATTCTTATCCAGTTGCCAGAACACACAGCACTTACCCCAGTCCCCGAATCTCATCATCCCCACCTTATACAAGCTAAATGCCCTATTGGTATGATACGATCCGAATATATTGGATAGATAATCCTGAAGATCAGATGTCTCGAAAGGATTAAGCGTCTCAAACATTTTGCTTACCGGAATGCAGTTGGCTATATCCGGATCCACGGGAGGCCTATACCTCCTTAATACTTTGTTTGAATCGGTAAAAAGATCATTGTTCCCAAGCTCATTGCCTGTTGGGTATTTAAAATAACCACATTTATTTTTATGATCACACACCCCAAACTGCTCCCCTACTATCTGTCCGGTGGTTACATCTACGTACGGCGTAAAGCATCTATCCCTGCCGCATTGCGGGCACGTCAGCTTCTTTCTTGGCTTACTATGATCCAATTCATACCTATGAACGCTCTTATTAAACTCCCTGAACTCCATCACGCTTTCCTCTCACTCATCACCCTATATATATAATCCCTCAATGACTCTTTTCTTATCAAGCCATTCAATTCAAAATCGCTTTCTATATCCAAAGAACCTATTCTTGATGTAACCGTATAATTGGTTTTCTCGAACTTATACTTACCTTGGAGATATACGACTGTAGCCATGTTAAGTATAGGATTATCAGTTTGTCTCTTCAGTTTATATTGGCTTGTCTTGGCGGTAGGATCACCCGGAGCGAAGTTATATATCTCCTCTATCTCCAATATCTTTCCGTAGTTCTCCATTATCATTCTTCTATACAACTCAAGTTGAAAAGCATACTCATCATAGAAATTGCCTTTCCTGTTTGATTTGAAGTCCAATATAGCGAATATCCTCCTGCATCTCTTTATCTTCTTTTTCTCTGTCTTAGGTTGGCCTTTCTTGGCTCCAGTCTTATAGAACTCTCCTGTCTCGACCTCTATCTCCACCATCTCCGGCTCGCTATCCATCTCCACCACGGCATCCACAGAGGAAGCCACTTTCAATCTCCTTGACCTCAACATCTTCTCAATCAACACAGGTTTTACATGTCTTTCTTTACAGAATATAGCGAATGATATTAGATCTTCTATCAACTCATCCATATTATCCACTAATATCCGCTCCATCCTATACTTGTCTATTCTCAACTTAGCTTCCTTGACAGCTTTTCTTATCCATGTTGGAATCAGTTTTATCTTAACTCCCGTCAGATACAATCCAAATAAGTAATGCATGATCGTACCCAAGTCAGCCCGGTAGTTAGCGTACTCGTCTGGGTCCTTACCCTTGAGTCTCATCTCATTTTTCCATTTTTCTAATGCCCCGGAAGTATCACAATACCCATTCGCAATATTATTGGTAGCCCCATCATATATGATAGGGTATCCATCAGCTCCCATTTCATAATAAACACGCTTGCCAGCCACGGTCATTCTGTATAAGACTGGTGTCGGGATATCCTTGATCCATTCAGCGGCATAATACTGTTGCTCAGTCTCCAGATCATACTCAATTTCTATCTCCTCATCAGGCTCTTTTTTAGGCTCGTCAACAGGCTTTTCTTCCTCATAGATATCTTCCTTCGGAACCATTGATAAAACGTCTAATATGCCAAAGAATGCGGTAAATTTAGGATCTGTATGATATGCCCTTAATATTGGAAGTGATGATCGCCAGTAATATGATGGCGCATGCTCATTCATTTCTTTATCAAAACTCGCCTTTATTACCACTCCATCATCCGTGATGACCATATGATGCCTTTTAGATAAACGGATTCTCATGTCATCAAACGATTCCTGATCGCTTATGACTTCCATAATCGTTCCGTTATTATATATCGTGTCACTTATAGCCTCGTATCCGAGAGCTAGAAGTAATCTTTGTTTTCTTCTATCCATAATAATAATCTGGTTTTTAATTTACCATCCTCCTCGACTTTAGGTGCGAGATCCCTCATCTTTTTGGCCACTAAAAGCCATGTGTCACCGAACTCCTCTAAAAGCCGATCAAAATCCATCGTGTCTAGCAGATAGTCAAACCTCGTGTGTTCGTCTATCGTCAAATAAATAACATTATCATTATCCTCAGCGACAGACTTATATCTTCGTTTAGGATATAAGTGGCATATATTGCCTACTCCGGGGCATGGTATATACATCCCCGTAAGGGATCTTCTTACCATACTTAATCTTGCCACATGAGCGCCAAAAAAGACGCTGAGGCTTCGTCCCTTCGGCTTGGCCTTCATCCGTATCGCCGTCCTTTCCTTTGGCGGTAGTTCCATAGCCCGGCACGCAGGGCACAACCCCTTGCTCCTTATGGCTACCATCCTGCCGCACCTCTCACATGGTAACATCCTACCCTTCATGCCTTTTTCTTTTTATAACTTTTATTAAACTCCATGAGACTCATGGCTCTATATCTCTTAAGCCTATCTATTTTGCCCTTCGTCCAATCCTGATCCTTGAAATTGATGATCGTGTCGAATATCTGAGCTAGTTCCCGGATATTAAAACTCCTGTTTTGTATCTTCTTATAGAACCCCGATCTGCTATATCCTAATTTAGAAGCTAGATAAGTTTTGTTAGACAATGTGAGGATACGATAAATCGTACCCTCCATCTTGCTTATCTCCATCAACTTCTCGGCGACGGATGATGTGGTCTCATAGCTAGCTTTATTGCTTACTATTCTCATGTTTCTCCGGATTTCTGATCTTACCATCAAACTCATAGAAGTCCATCAGTTTCTTCTCTTCCTTGATACAAGTGACAACGAAATCTGATATGGTTCCTTTCATGCCTTCCTCGAAATTCTTTTTGGCATGATCAAGGCCATTGGCCCGAACGATGTAGTTAAACGCCTTGCGTTTCTCATTGCCCGATTTCTCGTCTATCGTAATATAATCAGCCGTGACCTTATAGAACCGGTCTCCATCCATGGCGAATAATTCCGCTATCCGGAATCGTTTGATATCAACACTAAACTCACCGGAGATAAACGGTTTCATCTCCTCTATGATTCTAGCTTCACACTCGGTATAAGAAAGAGCATCTACTAAATATTCTTCCTTAACCTTCTTCTTCATGCCATTCTCGGCATCGGTCTCATAAGAAACCGTACATTTAAACCAATTGTGCATCTTATTAATCTATGTTGTTGTTAAACAATGGGTAATCCTTTATCCCTTCACGAATATATCTTTCCGTATCATCATCCACGTCATAAGCTTTCTTAAAAAACGTCATAGCCGTATTCGTATCATGATCCACCAACGGAAGATATTCCTTTACAAAAAGGAATCTAAGATGATTCATATGATCAATCTTATTTCTTACATCGATTACCTTCGACCAGATCTCGGCATGGATTTCACTCATTCTTTTTATATCCTTCTTGTATTTATCTACCTGATCTTTATACTCCTCCTCAATCTTATTATTCTTGTCCTTTATAGATTTGTAGGATTCCTCATCTTTCGTATCAAACATTGGAATATGTTTGATATTGATTATATCCAACTTATTATATATCTTATCATTGGATATAGTGAAATCGTATGTAGTCTTGTATAAATCAAACTTACTTAAGAACTTAGCTATTTTAATAGCATCATCCTGATTAAAAACAGCTATGCTCAATCCTTCTAAAAGGTAGAAGAAATTAGATGGAGAAATAGGTTTATAGTCGTATGTCTTCATAACTGGAGGTTCGTCCACAAACCTAACACCCTCCTTAGCGCATCTTGTTATGATCAATCTATCTATCTGCTCGTCAGTAAGATCATATATCTCCTGATCGGTCATCTCATTAATTGTCTTCATCGTCATCCTTCTCCATCATTATAGCCTTTACCGCCTTTTGTTTATAAACCTCACTCATAAGGCAGGTAAAATCCATATCATCCATACCAGCCATAACATTGGCTTCTACTTCCAAATTCATCTCAATGTTCATTACCGAGACTTCATAGTTACTATCATCTTCTTTATAGAAAATGACTTTGCCACCATACTCGAAACCATCATCTTCGGTCTTAACCATATCGATGATCTTCTCCAATTTCTTTACAAACTCACTCTTTTTCATATATGCAATTTTTATGTGTCTACAAAAGTAGACATTTTGTTTTTGAATTAAATTAAATAAACATTATTAATAGTTAATACTGTCCTTTCTTCTATCATTCATATTTATTCTTTTAAGTAATTATATACAACCTTACACTACAAACATACTGAATTATTTTTATATATAAATAATAATCCATATATTTGTGCCATGAGGCTAGTTGAACAACATATAATCAAGCAAAGCTCAATATATTACAATGAGATTCAAGATCTGTTGCATAAGTGCAAAAACTTATACAACAAGGGATTGTATGTTGTTAGGCAACATTACTTTCAATATAAGAATGATAATACCGTTAAGTATAAATACCTCAACTACTACTCTCTTGAAAAGAAGTTAAGAACAGAAAACGATGTAGACTATCGTGCTTTACCGTCACCGGTAGCCCAACAGGTATTGATGATGGTTGACCAGAATTTCAAGTCCTTCTTCAATCTTCTTAATAAGAAAGGTAGAGGTGAATATTCTGAGAAAGTAAGAATACCTAAGTATCTTGATAAAGACGGGATGTTTATGGCCGTTTTCCCAACAACAGCCTTTTCTCAGAAATGGATAAAACAAGGTATTATTAAGTTGCCAAAGCAATTCTCTTTCACCACGAGAACCAACAAGCAAAATATCCAACAACTCAGGTTCGTCCCTAAGAATGGATATATTATGCTTGAGATTGTGTATAATAAGAAAGAGAAAGATCTTATGTATGATAACGGTAATTACCTTGGTATTGATCTTGGACTTAACAATCTTGCATCTTGTGTATCAAATACCGGTTCCTGCTTTATTATCAACGGTAAGCCTCTAAAATCTATCAACCAGTATTACAATAAAAGACTAGCATATTTAAAATCAAGATTAAAAGACAATAAACAAGTATCAAGACAAATAAGATCGTTAACCAACAAAAGGAATAATAAGATCAAGGATTATCTGCATAAAGCCAGTAGGGTATTGATTAATCATGTAGTCTCCAATGGCATTAATACGATCGTAATCGGTCATAACAGATGCTGGAAACAAGAAATCAATATCGGAAAACGAAACAACCAGAACTTTGTATCTATTCCTTTTAATATGTTTATCTCAATGATATCATATAAAGCTACACTTGAGGGTGTTAATGTTAAGATCGTTGAAGAATCTTATACCTCAAAATGTAGTTTTTTGGATAACGAGCAGATTTGTAAGCATGAGGAATATGCCGGAAGACGCATTAAACGAGGATTGTTCAAAACATCTTCCGGTAGTATTATTAACGCCGATATCAACGCTGCATTTAACATCATTAGAAAATCGGCAAAAGAAGCCTTCGATGTAAGTATCTTGCCAGAAGGTAGAGGGTTTTGGTGGAACCCGGTACGGATTTCCGTATAGATATATATCATTTTACGATTTTAGTGTAAAATGGTATATAATCACCTACCCTAACATCTGCTCTATCTTCTTTAACCCAATTAACCGTATCGCAATGCCAGCAATACCCTGTCTCGGAATCCTTTTTATGAGAATGGGAACCACATGTAGCGCACCAATAATTATCATCTATATTGTATGTGTAACTTTTATCCTCATGCATCTTATCTATTCTAGCTACCCTATCTTCCAATAGATCCTTTAGATAATGGCATTCATAAGGCCTATCTTCTTCCCTTAATATATAAACATCTATGTCCATCATATTCCCCATCCTGTCCGTGCACATCAGCTCGGCGGCATGACGTACATTCCCTTCCGGCATCCCCGGGACTATCTCCCGGATCACTGCCTCCATCTTCTCTTGGTATTCGGTGTCTACCTTAGCCACCAAGTCTTCTAGTTTATCTATTAAGCTCATAATTTTTATTGTATATAATTACTATTTGATATTTATACATATTTATTCTGTATCATCTTCACATTCACCTATCATATCCGTATGACCAAATATCATATCAATAAATTCAAGCATCTCATCATTAAACGATCCGCTTTCTTCTTGCAGCTTCCTACATTCATCCTCGGTCAATCCACAAGAAGACACCAGTTCCTCTGCGGCCTGCGTCCATCGCCCGTCGTAGGCTAGCTCCTGAACCGCCAGCCATATCCCTTGGTTCATGCCCTTCATTCTTGTCTTATCTGAAATATTCTTATCCTCCATATTCTCAATCATTTTTAATTCTTGTTTCCAAAAAGCTATATATCCATCCTCTATATTGCTATGATATACAACATCATTGGTGCCATTATCCAATATCTCATATACGTCACCCGACTCATCCATTACCCCACGAAAAATGTTCTCTCTATCCAAAAAATAACATGGTTTCTGTACTTCCGGTAGAGAATTATCTAATGATATCCACTCCGATCCAATTACGGTTATTGTAGCTCCCATATGATTCTTCGTTTAATATTACTATTTTAACCTTAAATCCCAACACATGATCTATTATATCATCATCCACCATATTATCCTCATTGATAATACCTTCGCTCGCAAGATTTATGTAATCCGGTTCAGCCAAATCACATATTACCTTCCCATCCTTATCCATGATCCCATATATATAACCATCTAATTTCTCTACCATATCATTATACGTATTACAGATATAAACAATATGATAATCATCGTATTTTTTCTCGACATACTCATGCACATCCATTTCCAGAACCTCATCATCAGCACTGCCCGCATAATACTCAAGCGTATCCATCACCACTACCGGCCATCCTATCTCCTTGGTCATAGTAGATATCTCGTCAATGACTTCCTTCGTGCGAGTTTCGTCATACTTCCCATTGTTAAACTCATGCATCGCATAAGTCAATTCATGAATATTGCAACAAATCAACCCTATATGTTGATTTTGCTCCCGTTTGATTCTATCTTTTGTATCCATATTTATCTCCCCTATTCACTCATTCTTTTAATAAAATTCTCCCATGATAGATCAACATCGTTGTAATGCTTGCAACAAGCATTCTGGATTCTCTCTATCAACGGAATGAACCATAACTGAGTTATTCCGTAACGAGTCTGGATTATTCTACATAGATTTATTTTTATTATCTCCATGTCATGGATATCAGGAGATGTATTGTCGTTCTCACATCTATCCAATATCGTTTGAATTATAGCCAAATAATGATCCATATCTTAAATTATTAATCATATTACCATTTCCCATTCCCTGGCGTAAACAGTATCTCCCCTGTCCTCACCCAATGATTCCAGTTATTTTTAAGTTCATCAATATCATACACCTCAGCCGACTTACCGTTATCAGATCTTTTTATGACCGACATAATACTTTCCGCTCGCACGCTCCAATGACTATAACAGTCTGTTCCGCACCCGCACGCCGTGAATCTCCCGTTATCGAACTCCCAGACCAGAGGCCGGAGGCCGCATCGTGGACACGGCAACCATTCCATTGGATTCTCCGGCTTCTTGTAAACATCAATACACTTATACTCTACTGTCATAATTAGTTCTATTAAATTGATCTGATCTTTTGATCTCTCATCTCATTCTTATCCTTGAACATCATTATCCTATTTACAATCCCCTCCGATTCCATGTACGTCGAGAATCCATGTATTCTTAGATATTGGATGGCTGATAATGATTTTTCTAGCACATCTTTATATCCTACATCTATCTTAACTTCTTTACCCATAGTCCTCCTCCATTTCTCATATCCAACTTCTACTCATAACACTATTATAATCTATTCCATTATTCATAACCACTTTATTAAAGGCCTCCTCGGTATACGCCAAAGACTCGCCCCTATTAGCTCTCTCGATATTTTCGCTCATCATCCCCATAGCCTCGATCAAGGCCGCTGATGAGTTGGCTATTAACTTAGCCGCTTCCATTATCTTATTATCATCCATAATCATATTACTTTAACTTCCTCGTTCCACAAATGTCTTTCATATACCATGGTTGTTCCTATTAGGATTCCGGTATCTTCTCCCCAATATTCAAGTATTTGATTCCTGAATTTGTGACGCAATTTTTGTATTCCTCCCTTGTTTTTATCATAAGAAGAGTAATCTGATAATCTTACTGTCTCCATCGTTTACCTCCTTCATTTGTTCGTATGCCAATCTTTCAAGTTCCGGCATGGTGTTTGTTTCTTCTTATTTTCCCCCATACTTATTTCTCATTTCATTAATATAGCTCATATACCAATCTTTTATATCCTCTTCACTATCCATGCTATACTCTTTATTGAATGGATCGTATCTGATAAACTCCTCTGTTCGGCAGAATGGGCATGGAATTTCTTCCAATGGCTTGATTAGAACACCATCATCACCTACATTATCCAGATCATATAATATGCCATCTATGCAAGTTGCGTCTGGATAATTCGCACCGAAAAGCGGAAATTCTGGACATGTGTTTCTCATACTTGTACTATTCAAATTCGTTCTCATATTCCTTTCTCCTATCCACTTCCTTTAAATTCAAACCATCAGGTGTCAATATCTTCTTTTCCAACAAATCAAAGAGAAGCATCGCCCTTGACTCCGCCTCTGTTTCCCCAAATCCGCTATACACTTCTGTTGGCGAATCGTAGGCATTGTAACGAACATAGGCGGCTTCGTAATATCTACTATCCCTATTCGGGAAATACTGCGTAAGCTGCAACCAATCATCCCATATCTTCGACTTGCTGATATTTATAATATTCGGCAATATCTCTCCAAGCTCATGACTCATATAAGCCGGTATGAGGTCTCCTTCTTTTCTATATGAATACCTCATTGTATTTTGCGTAACTAAATCTATCTGGGTTCTCCCTCCTTTCATCTCTTTCACAAAATAAAATTCCGACTCCGAATTTACGCCCAACTCATGCAACTTTAGCGCAAGCTCATAAGGGCACATAAAATTTTGATATTTCATGTTATTCTATATTTTCGTTTCTGTAATCCCCGGCATAGTCCAACCATACCCTGTAATCATTTCTGTACTTGGTCGCCTTTATTTTCATACTCCGGCATATATTCTTATTCACATTTTCGCCAAGTACACTCCTTAGCTCCCTCTGTAAGACCGCTCCGATAAGAGGATAGACATCCAAATAATTGCCTTCACACTTCTCGAAATCTATCACCTTGTTCCCTATTGCCCGCTCCAATGCCTTATCCATTGCCTTCACGATGGATTCTTGCACATTTTTATATCTATTGATAAAATCCTGTCTTATAGATACCACATCTCCTTCTTTAATACTCATATTTTCTTACGTATTTATATGTTATTTTATTACTCAACCAAGCCAACGAGCAAGGGCTGCGCCTTGTCTTCCCCGACTGCCTACCCATACACGCCGGCTCCACCGGTAACGCCACCCATGACATCTTGGATGTTTCTCCCGTAAATCTGATAGTGATTGCCATAGCTCTCAAATGTCAATTGATAGCTGTTTAATTCCATCCTAATTGTCTCGCAACACCCTCCATCTCGCTATATGCGATCCTGTGACATCCAGCAACCAATATATCATTCTTATAGCTATTGATCTTCCATTTGTGACCGGTTGTATCCAATACCATATCGTGTTGGAATTTATTGCCATTATGGAAGAACTTTATTAATTTCCAAAGTCTCTCAGCCTCAGCTCGTCCTATCTTGATATTCTTGCTAGTCTCAATTATGCCATTCTTGATGCGAAGCCATACGTTAGGCTGGTCATCCTCCAAATAATAATGTAGATATAATTCCAGAATCTTGCCAGACTTCCACATCTCGATCTGTTCTTCAAATTTTTTCTTGCGATCTTCTTTTTCTTTTCTTCTTTTTTCAAAAATTAAAGCCTCTTTTTTCGCCTGACTATCTTTCCATCTCTGACATCTGGCCACATACCCAGCCCACGTTCCTTCACCACAAATCTCATCTACTATCACATTGGTCGTCCCTAAAGTTTCTAACGCTTGATGATTTAGCAATACCTCAAACACACGCTTTAACTCATGGACATATTCACTTTTAATCTTATCTGATTCATAAGATAACGCATGTTTAGTTCCAATCCAGTTGTTTGCGCTCTTTTTAAGAAGGCTCTCGGGAGTACCCATATTAAAGAACTCAATATAATCCATTAGACTTCTAAATACTCCCCAAACATCCCTATAAGACAGGCTTGTTCTGACCTTCTTGTATTTCTCGATAACCTCTTTGATAAGCTCCAATCGACTGGTGATAAAAGCCATGCTACCATCATCAGACATATTATATCCAACAGAAAATACCTTTGAACCAGTTGGTATTGCACTACGAACACAACGTTGATGTTTACAGGTAGAAGAAGAATAATACTCATCGTTAAGCAAATACGCCTTTTCACCACACTTATTTCTTACGATTCTTCCAACCTCAAAATGATAACCATAAGAATAAATACTTCTACCTTCAAAGAAAAGATTACTACCTTTTCCGGATTCTTTCTTTTCATTTGCCCATAAGTGAGCGACCATAGAGTTGTTCATATCAATATTTTTTGTTATACAACTACAGATTAATAATACGATATACGTTCATTACATCCGACATCTTGAATTTATCAACATCCGTATTCTCAACATCATATGTATATGAGTCAAACAAATTACTTACTGCGTTTAACCAATCATCATCTGTCGGTTCTTCTACCTCATCCATACAATCATACACATCCCAGTAATTCATGAGGATACCTTTGTACGCTATTTCCGGATCAGCGTATTCTCCTCTTGACATAAAGCAGATGTTTTTGCCGGCTTTGTTGCCGGCAACTATCTTTTTGTAATCTTCTATAATCTTGTTCATTTTTCTGATAGTGATTATGTGTAGACTAAAAATTACTTTAACTCAAATTTAATTCCTTCCGGAAGTCGGGAACGATCTACGTTATTTACGAAATCATCAAACTTTTCTTTAGTGATTTTTTCTATATGATCACACCAGTTAAAGACTAACGTGTTCGTATGATTATAATATATTACATTATCAACAGATAATCCATGATCAAACACACAGAGTATTATCTTCTTCCCAACTTCTGCCTTTCTAATTTGTTTGTCATATAGTTCACAAATCTTGGCACGCTCTTTCATCATCTTTGTGTTATGAGTCTCTTCCCGGCGTTTTTCTATATTTTCTATGGAATAATACCCAGCTTCAATGCGCTCTTCAATAAAAGATCGTTCCTTGTCTGTTAGTATTAGGGTAAACTTTTCTTCTTCCAGCTTATATGGATTAACCCATTTCTTTCCACACAGGTCTTCAAGTTCAACAAGAAGCTCGTCTGATTCTCTTTTCCATCTATCTACAATCCCAAGATTGAAAAGCAGATACTTGAAATACATCTTATCGTCTACCGCTTCAGATAATTTGGAATATTCCTTGTCTGATATACGTAAATATTCAATAGCTGCAGACTTATCGCTATTCTTTATGTAATACGTACCATTTTCCACCGGATACATAGGAGCACCATAATGGTTACAGCAATGTAATGGTATGAATTTTGCCAATTCTGGAACATACTTCGCAATTTCACCGTGACAGCAACCTCCCATATACTCCTCATATCGTCCATATTTGTTTTTTCGTCTGATATCAGCCGTTATGCCCCAGTCACATATATTGTTATGACAATCATCATCTAAAGATATAGTGACTATTATTCTATATTTCTCTCCGTCTTCTTTAAAATAATTTGTTTGCTTATAAATTAGTTTGTTTGCAGTTTCCATATCATTTTAGTTTAATCATTATACTTGTGAAAAATAAAATCCGCACATTCTCCGGGGAGTGTTCCTGCGTCATTATAACTGTAGAATCCTTGTGTTTCCCAATCTACATCTACCGGATAACCTTCTGCTGCTTCCAAGAAGTGTTTGATTTCCTCACATTCTTTATCCGTTAATCCAGCGTAATCATCATCGATTAACGGGCAAGCCCAATAAACTGGAAGCCTATATCTTATTATCTCTATATTCATAATCTCATCAATTTACAATGTGAATTTTCAAATACGGGAACCATTCCATGCGCCCTGAAATACTCGGTCGCTATTTTAAAAGCGTACAAGGCAGGTCTTTCCTGGATATTTCGTGTTGTCTCATAAAGAGATATTGGCTGGCAAACATAGAATTTCTCATTACCAAGACACCCAAAAACCCCATCCAAATAACTTTCATCACAATTAGTGCCTCCCAGTATCAACAAATCACATCCTGTCTTTCGTGTTCCGAGAATAAATGTCTTGTTCTTGTTTTCCGGAAGCATGAATATTTCCTTATCAATCTTAAACCAGTCAATCTGGCAACTCTCTACATCACGACGAACAATCTCGTCAATCTCACGGGCATATTCTTCTTGTGTTTTCATGCTATTTCATTTAATTGTCCAACATACACATCCCCATTCTCATAATAAAGTTGATTTTCGTACTGATTATGATGAAGCTCCTCACGTATCGCATCTTCATTATCAGCCCAATACTCATACTCCTCATGCCATGACTTGAAGAAGTTATCATAACATTGCCTCATCAGATCCTCTAAAGAAAAATCCTCCGGATAAGTACACCATACATTGTAATAATCAATTATAGGTTTCAGGAGATAATAATCATAACACATCCCTGTCAATGGGCAATTATCTCCATAGTCAAACATCACCCTACTATACTTGTGCCTGTATTTGTATTTCCCATCAATATATTTACCTGACGTGGAGAAATACTTGCCCTTGATAATATATGGCATAATATTGTTGTTGATATATCTGAACAGTAATTTGCCGCATAGATTATCAGGGAATATATCACGATGATAATCTGTAGGATGTTCATAAATAGGATCTTTGTATTTAAACTCATAACTAAAATCATATCTCTCGTATCCAACTTCCCAACCATAAACCTTAGTATCTGTCAGATCTTCAAAGGCTTCCATTGACTTTTTATAGTCTATGTCATAAGCATCCATACATTGCTCCATTACATTCCAACGCTCACGCTCTATGATCCTTTCTTGTGAGTCTTTTGACAGCTCATCAAACTCATACAGTTTTAATACAATCTCTTTCATAATTCCTCCTCTTTTAATATAACTAGATCCCTAACGTCAATCGAATGACATACGTACCTCCTTATGTTCACGTTTAGAGATATGATTGTGGCTATTCTCACGAACCACCACAACCCAGATTCAGATATTACTCATCCTTTATCTTTACGAATGGGTTTTCTACATAAAACTCCACCACATCCTTAGATTTTATAGATGTCACTATACCGGTGGTATCCACAAATCCATCTGTTTCATCCATTGTCAAATCTTCTATTTTATCTCCCGGCAGAAAACAAAGATTATAGTCTTGATCAATATACATAATCATCTTTAACCTAACCATGTCATCAATGATGCCTTTCATTCTCTCCACGACATCCAATTGATCATTACTAAGCATTAATCTACTTTTTGATGATTTCACTAATCTTATGTCTCCATTCCTGTCAACTACAGTTAAGTCATTGAATTTATACACATCTTCACGTGTTCTGTAATATGTTTCCTTACAATAAATTTTTCCTTTATCATCTATTTCAACATCAAAATATTCCAACTTATCCTTGACAGCTCTTCCGTTTTTGTATTTCCACACATCACCTATTGGAATGAACCCATATAATGACTCAAAAACATCATATATTGATAGTCTTGTCTTAGGAATGATCTCGCCCTTTTTAAAACATTCTTCGGACGAATAAAATGATTTCCCATCTAATGTCTTCTCAGTCCTACATCCTCCCCATGTTCCTACATATCTAACTACTCCATATGTAAAACTGATCAAGATCTTATCAATCTCAAACCACTTTAATCTTCCTGACATATCGTCAAAAAGATATCCACTCTCTAGATAAACCGATAAACATTCTCTAATTTCCATAACAATTTATTTTTTTTAATTAAACAACATCATTTGCCTTGATCACTATCCGTATCAATATTATGAACAAGCTCATAAAGATCATAATCACTACACTCTGCTAAACATAAAGAGAAGACGTTCCTGTCGTTAATCAGGAAATAGCTATCTTCTAATATGAAGATAGATCTTCCTACCCCTAAAAAATAGTCCCATAACTCATTGCCTCTTTTATTGCCAAACACTTTCTGAAAAGTATGACGATCTGCCTTATTCTCGAATTTACGCATCCGTCTAATCCACTCATATCCGTGCCTCACTAAATCCAATCCGCCGGCTTCATCGAAGCTCCCGTTTTTATCAATCCATTTATTTACATCTATCAACATACTCCCTTATAATATTACATTAAACAACTCGTTTAACCTATCTATCTCACTTAGGTATTCATCTTCTTTATCAAATCTAATTTGCGTCCCTCCCTCCAATCCAAAGGACAGGGTAAAGGATATGACCCAGCCCGATCCGTCCACGGCCTTCCCCTTGGGAACCCAAGACATCACCGTCTTCTTGGATATCCACCATCTCCCTATCTCAACGAAATCAGGATAGTTGTTCATTAAATACACCATCTGACTAGCCATCTTATTGACATCATCAAAAGACACTATATGATACTTGTTTCTTATCCTGACCTTCAAGAAGGGGTTATCCATATTATATGCCGCAAATGCTGATATTACGGAACTGGGATATCTAACCCCTTTTATTATTACCCATTTCATATACAACACCTCCTTATATTAAACTATCTAATATAAATTCATCTTCCTCCGTTCTCTCATCTATAGGCTTGTTTTGTACCGCTTTGACAAGATCAAGCACCTCATCCCAAGTCCTTTCTGATAGCGTCCCGATATTTATACCACAACATCTACATCCACTAGAAAACACTGGTATTGTATTCCCATCATACATTCTAACGAATTTGTATCCTATATACTCATTACATAAAGAACATCTTCTTAACGGAATGAATCTTATCTTACCGCTATTGACCATACTTATCAGCACTTCTTTATTCATATCATTTCCTCAATTTGTTTTTAACCTCCTTAACATATTTGGGAGAATGTAATCCCCTATGCAATCTTATAGCCCGATCTATATCCTTTTTAGGATTGTGGTGAGATTGATATATCTCGAACATTTCCCTAGCCTTGACAGGATTCTTTCGATCTTCGTACCTATATCTCCTTTTCTCTCTTTTAAGGCGTAATATCCTATTAACCTCATCAACGTATATCCTTTTCATTTGCCACCTCCCTAAGGCCCCGGATGAGGCGTTATACGCCCGATCGTCGTTCCTTGACTCCACGAAAGATAGGGCGGCCGCCAGCTTATCCCATACCCGTGTCTCGATCACTGCCGGCTTCGGGGAGAGGGGCATGCCTCCGTTCCCTTTTGGCGGTGTTAATATTATCATCGCCATCACAAGTAAGTATCTTATCACGTTCCCTTGTTTTTATAAAACTCCTCCCCGAATTTCACATTATCCACATAATCTTCCATACACTCATGAACAATTATATGAATATCCCCCTCCGCATATGTTACCTCGGACATCAGCCTCTCATTAGTCATCCACCAAGAATAACTATCAATATGCCGTATCTCAAATCCACGACCATGTAACAGGCACATAACATTATATCTTAAATCCCTACCCATCATTATACACTCATACACGATATATCCGTTTATATTTTCATGAGACTTTCCGAACGTATAAATATACCTGCTCATCAACTTATACAACTCCCTTGCCACAGGATTTGGGATCGCCTCATCCATATCAAAATCATCACCCGTATCAATAATCTTATCCACGTCCCGTTCATCAATACAAGCCCTAGGCATTCCTATCGCCCGTACATAAAGGCGTGATCGGTGATCCCTACTTAACACTGTCCCGATATACTTTTCTCCTTTAGTGTATCCTATATTATGGTTGCCGGTTATATTAAACACAATTTCATCTCCTATATTAATCTCATCCATATTCAAGATATTTATATTACTTGTTATTCTTTTTATACAAAAAGAGGATATAATGGCATAATATTATGATGTCAAGACGCAAATACGTTATCTATCATATTATCACACATACCCTCCATACAACGCTATTCACGGTATTATATCGTATATGATGCCGCAGGTCATAAATACATCTAATTAACCCTTTTTTAAGGGCTTATTGCCATTTAGGTAACTAGCTATGCCTAATATTTTCGAAATAAGGGCTTTTTTAGCCTTATACTCATCGTTTATCCCTATTATCGCATATCTGTATACCATCCCATCCTTCGACACCTCCACGCCCACGTATTTAGGCGCAACGGCATCCCTATGTAATACGATAAACGGGCTTTTGCCGTCTAGCTCATTTATCAACTGATTAAACTGTCGCCTCGTCATCTGATAGTGATATTATTTCCATGTTATAAATACGATCTCTCTTTATCCTTATCTTCTCGCACAGCTCATCGAAGCACCCATTTTCTTCTAACTTATCAACATAATATGATACACTTGATTTAGAGCTTCCTTGAAGATATATATTTCCTCTTATATTCCTTGAGAAAAAATTAGGTAAGACCATCTTTTGTCTCTTATCCTTATTATCCATATAAGATATGATAACAACCCATAATTCTGGCTCCCGTTCTTTTACCGATAACATAAGATCAAGACTCGATTGACTATTGATATTCCTTCTGCCGGTTTCGTTATAACGAAGAATAATATAATCATCCGCTTTATCATCCTCAATCATCACGATTATAGGGCGATCACCCTTCCCATTATCACATAATACTCTTGCCTCTTTTCCGTTACGTAGATATACCTTATCGTAATCTCCGTTTTTGTATATCTCAAAATCAAACTCTATCACCATTTTATTTCCTCCTATTGATGTATTGTTGCGTACGTCCTTCCTCTATTTTTTCGAAATAAAACTTATTCCCATATAACCGGGTGAAGCAGATGTTATACCCGAAATGTTCCGCGCGTCTGATCTGCGCGTAACCTCTACTGATGTCATTATTATCAATCAGCGTAACAAAACAATGTGATCCTACCTCTGTGTTTAAAACCAGATTTTCCCAATCTTTTACCTCCATATCAAATCTCCTTAAATAATTTTTTGTTATGATTATCGCTATTATACCATTTATCAATATTATCGTACTGCTTTGGATAAACCCCATAAGACCTACACCACCTAGGTAACGGCCCGTTCAGCACGTCTAACGCCGCCTCAAGGTCAAACGTAGCTTCCTCCTTGACACAACACCCCGATCCACTTCCACAGCTCGGTATATAAGCTCTACTATATGCTACGCTCATCCCATATTCCCCATGACTCAGATACCCGATGTTAGGCGAATCAGGGAAGGCGTAATACAACATTATATAATCACCCTTACTCCAACCTCTATTATAAGTATCATCTTGCCATGCGAAAACCCTGCAACCGGCTTCTTTTAATTCCGCTGCCGCTCTTTTTAAAATATTATCTTCCATACTACTTACATTTAAGTTATGCCAAGGTGCCGGGAACTGACCCCGGATCATATCCGCACACGTACGATTATGATATATCCTTCCACCCCGCCAAGGTCATGGTCACAATATTAACAAACTAAAATCTAATGTTCATATCATTACACATCTTGAAGAAGACCTCCCTTATGATCTTTTTGTACAAGATGTATATCTCATCATCATCATCATCGAACTCCACTTCCCATGAACGTAATAAATACCTGATATCGCAATCCGCTGTATGAATCCTGAATATAGACGGAACGCTCATTATGTAGTCCTCGAAAGCTTTCTTAATCCCATCCCTTTTGATATGCTCTTTATACTCATCCTTAAACACGTTAAGCATAAAAGCCAGATACTCCCTATCATATCTAAACTGCTTTTTGTAATTATCAGTATCTATATGATCTAGTATATATATTTCTATAGCGTCCCTGTCGTATTTTGACATACCTCTTCCTCCTGTTTTTGATATTTAATGACCCTTTTCTCCCCATACGCCTTCGCTAACTGAATAAGCTGGCCGGTAAACACCTTGGTACGGTGTCTTACAATCTTATCCACCAACTCCGGGCATCTGGTTCTCCATCTATAATTAACCTCGCCCTTAGCTTTCTTCTTGTAATATCTGTAAAATGTTACGGCCACTACCACTTCTCCATCTTGTTCAAAAGCCACTAAATCGTAATTGTTGTAAACTATTTCGTTCATGTTGTTATTATTTTTATGTACTTAATCACCTCTTCTGGTAAGGATGCTAGATCCTTAACTCTTTTACCGAAATCGTATGTCTTTCTCTTCCACGGATAATAATCCCCTACATACATCGCTATTCCTTGAGGATGGAACGGGTTCGAGCTACAACTAAATATCGGGTAATACGGGACATTATTATGATCATTACTCTTACCGCTTACACACACGATAGTATATCTATCAGCCGTTTTATCACCCAAATCATACACCCTTACTTTTACTTTCACACCATCGGCGTTTGTTATAACATTATTCATACGCACCTCCTTTATTGTTCACTATTAAACTAATCTATCTCCCTACCATATATAGTATACGATCCACACCAGCCACGATTCTCGTTCGATACCCTAATATGATCTACAGGCTTATCTCCTGCCATACAATTAGCGTAGGACAATACCGCCGACATGCTTCTAAACCCAGAATCCATTGATGATTTAATAAGCTTCCTATCACACCCAAATACCAATATCTTTACAACATCCTTCTCTTTTACAGTTCTTCTTACACGCATAATCTTGCCATATAATAAACAAACATAAAATCTATCTTATCACGGTCATTACGATCCACCCTATGCCCGGTTAGATCCAGAATAACACGACGTTTCTCTACTACCGGTATATTATCGACCTGGATCTTTATATACCGGTATTCCATGACCTCCAATTTCTTGGATAGTATATCCCGAATATCTTGCCGACGGAAATACATGTTTATCCCTATGTGGCTGGATGTTAAAAGACATTCGTCTATTATCCCATCAGTATCGAACAACAGCAACATATCGTCCCTCTCGATAGTATATTCCATATCAAGAATCTTGATACGTTTACTTCCATCCTTCTTCTTAGCTATTAAAACCTCCGTCATTTCATTCTCTTTCGTAAGGATATAATACGCCTCTTCTCTCGTAATATTATCCCGTAGATAAAGCAGCGCTTCATCTTGTAATTTCATAATCTCGTCCATGTTATTAGTGTTTTATATTACCACGCCAAAGAAAAAAACGGCAGCCGACACCCGTGACCTACCACGCCGTGACACCGCCGTCCGTTCCCATTGGTATTATTCTACCACCTCTAATTTCCCATAATAAGGATAAAAACAACCGTCTCGATAAACCGAATATCTGAGCGTTTTATCCTTTGCTTCATAGATGGAAACACAACCGCTGTTATAAGCGTTGGATAGTTCTTTTGCTACAAATCCGCCTATTTGTTTATAGGTTTTAGGCGTATCCCTCAACGGTCTGCCTACATATATTTTTACTCTTTTGCACTTCTTGTCGCCTACGTATATATCCTTTTCTCTAAGCTCCGTTAAATACATGAATCTCATATCAACCGATTTTAAATCCAACATTCCTCTACCTCTATCTCCATATGATCCGCCCAATCACATCTATCAACATCCTCTCCATCCTCAAAGTAATAGTAAGCCCATACCTGTACGCCTCCTACCTCTATATATCCATCACTTTTCCATTCTATCAACCCGTCTTGCCTTACCACGTTTGTAGGCTCAGCCCCTAGCGACAGCAGATTATTTACTATACTACCGCCAAATACGTTTCTTGCTTCTTCTTTCGTCATATCACTATCCAATTTTTAATATTACACTAACGCCAAAGGAGAATAGGGAACGGACGACCAGCGGGGCCGACCCCACGCCATCGCCGCCCCCGTTTTCCCTTGGTTTCCTCCGCATCACCCCATACTAATAAACAATATCCACTACCAATAACACCATACCTCCCATCACTCACAACTGCCTTGCCTTGACGGTAAACTCCTACCACTTGTAAACTTTTACATTTGATTGGAAGATACCCCTTGCTTGAAAGGCGTTTTCCTTGCTCGAAAGGTGTTTCCCTTGTTTGTTGGTGTTTTTTCTTGTTTGGAAAGGTTTTTCCTTGTTTGGAGGTGTACTATCACGCAAATCCCAAACCTCCCTCGAAAATACCACGAAAACCTGAGACCTTCCGCTACTTTGTTCCACGTGGAACGCTGATTCAGTCTAGGATATCGAGGTCTTTGTTCTTGATTGCCTTATATACTTGCCTAATACAATATATTGATAATAAAGCCAATAAAGAAACTATGATTATAGGCAGGGCGTCGCCCGTAGCTATAACATACCGCCCCAACTGAAACGCCATATACCAACAAAACAAGGTAATTAGCAAATACATGAATATTCCCATAAAAATATACAATAAGTAACCGTGATTTAAAAACAATACCCAAATAATGCAATTAATTGAATATCAACAACATAATATATATCAATCCCTAGAGCTACCTCTAAGGAAAGATAAGCCCAGATATAGATAAAAAATATACAATAAGTACCGCCTATTATATACCTTTTAGGATCGATTCACGCACAAAACCATACATAAGGGCACAATATACCAGTATGTATGGATATATATGTATACAAAATGATACACAATAAATAATTTTACTTACACATTTTCGATCAAGGATTAAAATTTGCCGCCTTAACACTTTTGTGTGTAAGCAAAACATATTAATATGCTATCATTTTGTAAAATATAGGCACAAAAAAGCCCTTCCGTCCTATATCGCTACAGTACAGAAGGGCACAAACTTTAAAATCAAATAAAAACAAACGACCTATTGTCTTAACTTGTTGGCCATATAACTAACACGTTTCCGCCTACACTTATCCGACTCCCTACTACAATCTAATTTATTAGATTTGTATAGTTCTTTAGTTAGCTCTATGTAAAATTCCATTTGAGCTATTTTAACCGCCTCTAAAGCCTTTTCTTTTTTAAGTGCTAGCTTTCTATTCAGATTGTCAAACTTTCTCCTATACATAATTTATTCGTTTTAAATGGCACCAATAAGAAACGTTAAGCCGGGAACGACACGTCCGGCGTTATCGATACGACCAGCATAACGCCCGCACGCCCGCCTTATTCCCTTTGGATTCGTCCCTTTGCCTCGATCGAACGAGGCCAAATACGTACATACGTCACCCGTGATACGTACCGACAAGGCGCACTTTGTGCGTCAATTTAACCGCACAAAATACCCTTGTAAGGGTTGTTATTTTAATTAATACATATAACATACAAGTATTTAAGCAACCCTATATGTTATTGCATTGATATATTGGTACGGTTATAACCCCGTAATGCACTCCATGCGTGCTGCTCTCGCTACACATGGACATACGCCCTATACATGCGTATATACACCAATATACCCCGTGTTTTACACGGCCTATCCGGAAACCGGACGTATTAACCCGTCTTGATACAAGCCCAAAGAATAACGGTTCGTCTTGCAACTGAAGACGATCCTAAACCACATTGTTAAGCGGCAGCCTATTTACACAAGCTATCGAACGCCAACGGCTATACCCCTACCGACTTGTGTATGCTTATATCAATATGTTAAATAACTAGCTCTTTTAGTCTGAGTCCGGTTGCGCGACGAGGACGCAAGAGTATGCAACCATAACGGGCTATTATAGCCCGTCTATTTATCTATCATTTTTAGGGTGTGTTAGGTAGTAAGTGATACATTTGGCTATCAAATTATATGTGTATCGCTTGATAGGTACGGCGCACTTTACAATACGTTTGTCTGATCCATTAAACACTTCGTAGTAGGGTACGTTATCCGTGTCGCTGTATGCTACAGGTTCGCAATATCCAAAGCGTTTATGCGTATTACCTAATACAGCTATACTATTTACCTTATCCAATGGCAACTTGCTATTGTTTGCCTGATCTTGCTTGTCATAATATTCTCTTTCGATTTCTTTATAAGCGCAAAAGGTATCATTTACACGTGGCAGTATCTCCTTACAAAGTTGTATCACAACTTCTTTATCTTTTGCCAAAGCAACCAAAGCAGGTACAATAGCCTTATCTACTTTAATATCGTTATCCTTCAATATTTTGTTGATTTCTTTGCTAGACTTAAACAGGTTACACCACGCCTTAACCGCACCTGTCAATGTTTTCTCACTTGCTTTTTTTACCTCGTTTTGTACTTTGTTAAGATCTTTACTTGTCATTAGATTTGCCCATACCTTTGGGGCTTGTAATGGCTTCTGGTACGCCTGTTTGTTAATATTGTTATCTCACATTGCAAATATAGTACATGTTTTATTTTCAAACAAATATTTTACAATAAAAATTCAACGATTATATATAATAAAACTAATCAAATGTAAATGTATATTAAAATATTGGTTTATATCATTGATAATCAACAAATTAAACATAAAATAAGCATTCCTTTTTCGGCTAGCTGGTCGTTTGCCGTTCCCGTTTTTGATTTCTGCGGGTTGGGGGGGGTGAGACCAAAAAACGGCAGCCCGACCGGGCCTATTTCGGGGAGGTGGTCCGTCCCACATATCTCCGCATATCCCCCATCCTCACCACCTATCCCGCATATCCCAATATATCCGGCGTCCCAACATATTCCTATGTCCACATCCCTCATCCCCTCACGACTTAATAATCTCATTAATTTTATTATATTTGCGATATAATTAAAACATAACATATTATGAATAAAGAAGTTAAATACATGGGGGGGGGTATTTTAACCCTCAGATAAGGAGGGGGTATGTTTAGGCGCAGGACTTCTTCTTCCGGTAAGATCCACTACCGTATTAATATAGACAAGAGCATGTGTCCTAATCCTGTAGATATATATATTGATGGAGATACATATCAATCTGATTTTAACGGATCTTATCTTGATATATATCGCAATAAGAAGATAGAAGTTATAAGAATAGGTGGACAGATAGTTTCAAAGGATCAACAATATGAGTACAACGTTTTATTAGGCACAACTGGAGGTGTTTCAAAAGGGACTCTTACGTATCTATATGATTCTGGTGTGCATTGTGATTTAGCTGATCATGAGTTATACGGAAATAGGATAACTAAATTTACTCCTATAACGGAGATAACCGATCCTGAGGAGATCATCAATTTTACTTACATGTCTGAATTTTATAATCAGATTACAAGTAACAATCGTATAACTTGGCAAGGTGATCTTATAACAAGTGGTTATTGTATAACAGCCAATGCCTGTGAGGGATGCCAATCTGTTGCTATTGGAACTGGCATTTACAATAACAGCTATAAAGTAAGTATAATAATTGTAGCACCACAATGATAGCTTATGAGGATGATGTAGTACCAAAGGGAGGGAGGCCTCCCTTCATCCCTCCGGGCCTACCCATCGGGTCTTCCGCCAGCCGCTTCCTTTGGCATATCCCTATAATTCATTATCTTTGAGACAAAACTGAAATTATGTTTAGAGACATACTTCATAAGCTTAAGATCTTCTTCTGCGACGATGACGTTGAGAAGATATATGTAAGGGACAGTACGGTCATCCGCAACAACGAGATCCATAGGATGTATAATGAGATACTGGACGAGCTAGGTGATTTGGCTACGGTCGTATCAAGGAACTACGTATATGGCAAGATAAAGGACAGGACGGGATTAAGTATCCGTCATATCAGTAGGATAATAAACCATACTAAAGTCGAGGAGATATGATTAAATAATCACAAAATCGATAGTAATCCATTGCAAAATAATAGAATTATTTGTATATTTATATATTAAAACGAATTAATAATGAATCTAATAAGATGTTCATATAAATATAGTATGTATCCGAACAAAACACAGGAAGAACTTCTTGCAAAAACGTTCGGATGCGTCCGTATTGTATGGAATGCTTGCGTTGACTCATTCAATTCATACGATAAAGAAACAAACCCTAATCCGAAATTCCCGACAAAGTCGGATCTTGTTATTGAAAAACCTTGGTTAAATGAAGTATCTGCAGCTACTTTACAGCAGAAGCAACGAGACTTTATCGAGTTCTCAAGACAGTACTTCAACAATAACAGGAAAGAGAAATTAGGTAGACCGAATTATAAAAATAAACACGACAACCAGTCGTTTAGATTGCCATTTCCGAAGTTTAAAATCACTGACAATAAGATCCGGATCGAAAAGATCGGATGGGTTAAGATTGTTATCGATCGTGAAATACCGGATAACGCTCGTTTTATCTCCTGTACCGTTTCAAAGAACCGTTCTGGTCAATACTTCGTATCAGTTCTTGTTGAAATAGAACAGTGTTATAAACAGAAAACCGGTAAAACGGTTGGAGTTGATTTAGGGATCAAGACATTAGCTACATTATCCGATGGGATGACTGTTGAGAATCCCCATTTTCTTCGTGAGAACCAAGCGAAGTTAAAAAGGATGCAACGACATTTGTCGAGAAAGAAATTAGGAAGTAATCGAAGAAACAAATGCAGGCTAAAAGTATCAAGACTTTATTGTGATATAGCCAACAAGCGTTCATGGTACATGCATAATTTGACCACGATGTTGGTAAATAATTACGATGTTATCTGCATTGAAGATCTAAATGTTTCTGGTATGTTACAGAACCACAAACTTGCTAGTTCTGTATCTGACACTTCTTTCTCAATGTTCCGTAACCAACTTGAATACAAGTGTAGGTGGTATGGTAAAGAACTGATTGTTATAGATCGTTTTTACCCATCCTCGAAAACCTGTTCAAGATGTGGTTGGAAAAATAAAGACTTGAAGTTATCGGATCGAACATTTGTTTGTAAAGATTGTGGTTTGGAGATCGACAGGGATCTCAACGCAGCGATTAACATACAAGCCGTAGGAGTTGATGCGGCTATACGGACGCAGAGCAGCCGGGTTGCCGGTTGTGTTGAAGCGTCTAAAATGGAGTAGGATATCTTAGAATATTTTTATGAAATTTACAACTATGATAAATGAGATATCAGCGTTATTCGTGATGATATTCACGTCAGGGTTGATGTTTGTCATGCCGATATCAGATATAGGGTATAATGATATCCTTGTCATAATAGGATTCGGGATACTACTATCTTTTATGTTAACCATAATCCCGATCTTGCTTTCTTACGATATAAGGGATGAGATCATTGAGTTGATTGAGGATATGGACAGCCAGATCGTGGTAGACACTTCGGTATATAAAACGAACCTGCCCTAAGTAATTCCTAGGGCAGATATTAATCAATTTGACTTCAAATATGATTCTATTCTATCAGCGGCCTCATTAGGCGTATGTCCATCCCATTCCCATGCCGTATCAAGTTCAGGGATATTAAACAACTCCCAATGCCGGTTCTCATAATGATTGGATATCTGTCCAGTTGGCAGTTCTGCCATTACGATAAACCACCCTCCGCCGAAACATTCCTCACCATCATAATGCCTATGAGATTTACAGACCTTTATATCGCCTTTCTTAGCAAGCTCATTAAAGAAAGCTGCGTTATAAAGCATACGATACCTATATAGTTCGTCAAAGGTATGATATCCGTCGGATACGTTACCCATATCATCCTCGGATGGATCATCAACCCTCTCATATATTTTATTAAACAGATCTTCTTTACACGTATAAATATTACCAGTTTCATCCTTGACAATATAATCTCCAATACTTACTTCGGTATAAAATTGTTCGTTTAATCTCACATAGCATACAGGAAAACAGTATAGATTAAAGTATCTTGCTTTGCCTATTTCAATGATACTTATTTTAGATATATCATCAACCAAATTCTTGACCTCGTCAACATTAAGGCCATTCCATCTTACAGCTTCTATTGATAATAATTTATTTTTATACTTACCCATAATTATTAAAATTATTTTCTTTTAATATATTTATCTATCAGATCTATTGATAGTTTAGCGCCCAGTTCTTCCTCCAACAGGTTAAGGTAGTTCCGATGCAGGCATCCTCCCCGCTCCACCTCCCTGAAGCCGGCCCCGTCTCGGATCCTGACTAGCCCTTTCCTTGGATTCATGTCGATCAGATCTCGAAGCTCGTTCATATTCTTAAACCGGTCTTCTATTATCTTAAATACATCGACCTTAGGTTTCTTATCCTTATCCTTGGACTTTATCTTAACTCTTCCACTCATATTAATTATCCAGTAATTTTACATGTAATATGATTCATATTATTATTGCCGCAATAAGCGCACATAGATACATAAGGAGAATACACTCTTCCGCATATCGGACATCTCCATCCATACATAACAGGATTTGTTTGTTTGTCAATTTCTTTCAAGCCTTCATTAGTAGTGGATGATGTATTTTTGTTTTCCATATCATTCGTTATTTATCTTATCTGTACTTCCAAATCCATTATCCCCTCTATCAGACTTTCCAAGATCTTCTAATGACTTCACTTCTTCCCATACGATACGTTCCCTTCTACGAATAAGAAGTTGTGCTACTTTACCACCGACATTACAATAATAAGGACTATGTCTATCCATTTTTCTGTGAACTATTATAATCTCCCCGCTATATCCTTCATCAATGGTAGCAGGGGCGTTTTGCATAATTAGCTCGCTATTAGTAAAACCACTACGTGGACGGATTTCCATCTCATAATCCTCTGGCAATGCTACATGTACGCCAGTATGATATATGATCCTGCCTCCGTCAAGTTCTATATCCTTAACGAACAAATCCATGCAAGCGTCTTCTTTATGAGCGTATTCAGGCAGCTTAGCCCCTTTTTCCAGCCAGATCTTGACCTTACACGTATCTATACCATCAAGTAACTCAATTGCCTCTTTATAGCTCATAGGCTGCTCTGAGGCTAATGAAATGGCTCTTGCCAATAAATCTTTAATCTTACTCATTTTATTTTGTTTTTAAATTCTTTCCCTTTCGGGCATTGTAATTTACATTCCTCACCACAAGCGGAACAGTTGGGTCTCATTCCGGGCACCCCTCTTCCCCCGTACGGCCAGTAGGCATAATCGCAGACGCTCCAGAACGCCTCCATCGCCTTGATCTTGGCATCGACGGTTATCTTCTCCTTCACCTTTTTCATGCTTTTCCTGAACTCGTCTTTCATATCCTTCCCTTCTATCTGTCTGGCCTTACGTCTCTCATTCCACCAATTATAGTAGAATTTGTCAGCCATCTTATAGGCTTCCGGATCAAATTTATCACGGTGCAGGATAGGGGCGTCCTTGACCTTTCTCAAATTCCTGCCACAAACATAAGCAAGCCCAGCGTACGGAGGTATGTCCTTAGGATCAACCAACCCATCCGGCACGCAGTAGTAGAAGTAGTTGGGCCGGCCGTACCTGACCCAGTCCCCGGTCTCGTATAGGGCTTGCTTCCGGACCTCGAACCAGCCTTGCATTACTTGGTGCTTTTCCTGTTTCTCGAAATCCTTGTTATAGTCAGCCAACGAGATCTTAACCTCAACCTCATAGGCGTACATGGATCTAGTTATAGCCAAATAATCAGACTCCCAGTTATATACATATAGGTTATTTATCACCCATTTAGGTGATACCAAGAACTGTCTGTTAAGGATATCCAATATCCCTCTTTCAGTGTATTCAGCACCTTTATTTGATCGCCGTGTTCCCATCTCCAGTAAGAGGATTATTCCTATATCCTACCGCCATTATAGCATTACCTATCAACATCCTCAACTTATCCATATCTTTATCATGGAACGAGAAAGTGGTTAAGATATGACCATTGGTCTTATCATAAGACTTTATCATCAACACAGCCACATATTCCCCCATCATCTTCCCGTTCATAATATCAAGATCGATTATACCGTGATCTATTAGATCAACCACATCCCATCCTGCTGGTAGATACTTTTTTATTTGATTTATATCCATATGATTAAATTATTAAATTTTGTATAAATATATTTTATACATTTATTATCGCTCATTCATATATGAGCGATTTATTAAATACAATATTCATTGTGATAAAAATAAATTCGTTTTAACAGATACCAAGCCATGGCTGACATATTTTAATTTCTTGCAAGATACATCTTTCTTATTCTCTCCATTAATATCCCGAATATTAAATTGCCCAGAAAGCCTTCTTGCGTAAATAAAATGCTCTTCTCCTTGAAACATCACTTTATCAAATAACCTAAATCCAAAAACTTTAAAAGGAGCCTGGTTTCGCTTTCTAATTCCTCCTTTCAATATTTTCATCTTATGAATCTGACGGTTATGGCGACGAACTAATTTACGTTTGTAATAATATCCAAGCCTACATGAATTAAAATTCCTTGAAATCACAAAAGCGTCGGATACATGGGATTTTTCAATTCCATGGTTTATACGATTATATTTTGTTATGTATCCGAACGTCATCGAAACGTTATCGTATCTGGATTTTAACTCCTCGTACAACTTCCATTTCATGATTCCCATGACGGCTGCGTCACGAAGTGACTTGCCTCTGCTTACTTTCAATTTGATATTTCCTTTATGAAATTCCTTATGACAAGTCTCACAAAGAGTAATTAAATTGGATGGTGAATCTCCTCCTATCTTCCTTGACTCAATATGATGGATATTAAGGATAGGATCTTTTGACTTACCCTTACAATGCTGGCATTTATGCCCGTCTCTTGCTAAGACATACTCCCTAACATTCCAAAATCCTAATTGCTCACCTTCCTGATACTCTTTACCTGATATCTCTGGATTCTTGATCTTTTGAGTATCAAATTGGGCTACCTCAACAATCAATTTTGAGACAGGTAGTATAGAATATACAAAACTGATAATTCTAATATGAGAATCAATCTTATGGCGGACAGATGGAGCAATCCATCCATCCTTCTTGGATTTTACCCTATTATTGAATCTTTGCTTTCTATACCTAAGCCTGCTTCTTCTAGTCCTCCTTAATCCCCTTCTTGTTGATAGAAGATCAACAACATCACTCCTTAGAATAACCTCACTTGCGTAAAGCTCCTTGCTTTTCGTCGTAGCTGACAAACCAACATGCTTGGTTCCCGAGTCGACGCCTAACACAATCTCTTGTTTGTAATCGGATGTCTTGTACGTTAATTTGATGGTAAAAGGACATGTGTTTACAACGACCGCTTTGTTGTCTTTTAGCAATCGCCTAACCTTTCCATGCCTTGTCGTAGGCATCATCGGTTTTCCATCTATGTCCTGTACATACACCATTTTACAAACTAATTCAATGTTTATTCAACATAAGTCAGGGCAAAACCCTGTTAGTACCCATCGCCAATGTTATTGAAGGTTTTATATAGGCAACACTGGAACCCAAATACAATCCCTGTTTAATCACCTACCTTAGAGCTACGGACTTGGATAAACATCCGTAGGTAACTATATATTCTCCAATAACGTAGTCTTTATTTCAAGACTTAAGCTAATAACCTGATCCTATATAGATATATATAAAATATTAAATGAATTTCAACACCTTATATATTATTTGAGGTTATTAATTACCGACCTACAGGAATATGTTTAAGAAAACACCATGTACCCCAACCACGACTCGAACGTGGATCCCATCTTTAGGGGAGATGTGCTACTTTCCTCTTGAGCTATTGGGGCATATACCCTGATCCTCACGGACAAGGGTACTAAAAACATCTAAACTTTAAAAAACCTAATGACAAAACTCTATGCTAGTTTTTCCCCAAAAAAACAACGTAGTCCTGGCGGAGGGGCTTGAACCCACGTGCGACCAACTACCCTTTCTACAAGGTATAAGCTTGAGGGGATACGCCAGGATGGTTTTATGTATATATTCTATTTTTGCATATATTTATTATAGTTGCTTTTGATACATCAAACATTTTAGCGATCTTATCATAAGATAACTTTTCATTACTTCTTATACTTCTTATCATATTTGATATATCAATATTTAATTTCCCACTATATAAATTAGATTCAGCTCCTCTTTTTATTTTAAGAAGCCCCATTCTTGACGCTTCTTTCATATTATGAACCTGATCACACCATTCAAGATTATCATATCTATTATTTAACTTATTACCATCTATATGATTTAACACATTAAATCCATTATTGTTTTCAACAAAGTAAATTCCAACTAGCCTATGAATACATATGGATTTGTATTTACCATTTTTGCACAAATTTACATAATAATACCCACGGCTATTAACTCGTTTCTTTAATAATATTTTCTTACCTCTTTTGACAGATATCACATCTCCGTCTTCAGTAATAAAATAATCATTGTTATAACCTTCAATTTCTTTAAATCTACTCATTGTATTTAGTTATTTTATAATATAAGTTAATTAAAATATATCCACATCGGCTTTCACAAGAGGATATGGATAGAAATTTCTCGAAGTTTATATAGTAATATCATGAAACTATTGTCCAACATTCTAGCATATAGCACCAATCATCGAACGGGAACGTCTCTACACCAGACCTACCCCATCCCGTCCCCCAACTGTTCTGTAGAACGAAGCCGGCCTTGTCCCAGCCGGTGAGGATAACGGCATGACCTCCCAAGTTCTGTCCTTGGCCTTGCCAGAATCGATTACCATAATTATAGCAATACAGACCTATAACCAGAGGACCATTCAGCATCAACGCTACCTTAGCCGATACCGGATCTATGATCCTAGCGTAGCTATTTATCTTCTCTCCGTCAACGCCCACTTTCTTTATAGCCTTGATAGCGTCCCGAAGAATCATTCCGTCCTGGTTCTTATCCTCTCTCAGATCATATATATCGTAAGGAGATATTTTAGCTGGTCTTTTGATATCCTTTATAGCTTTTCTCCAATTAAGTATCTCAGCCAGGCTTACGGCTGCGCAAATAGGGGAAGATCCTTGATCTACTACGCTATCAATGTTATTGACCTTATACTCATCAGGAACAGCCTCGTGCTGCATGTTCATGATAGCGTCCCTATCATCCGCTGGTGATGGTATGTAACCTAGTCCGTATTTCATCACTTATCTTTTTTATGATAGTCTATTATCTTGATATTAAACGTATCGGATCTTTGCCTAACCTGTATTGATCCTCTAGCTTTTCCCTTGGCGTCGTACAGGGCGGTAAAGCCAAAGTTATCGACCCGGCCGTCGTCCAGCGTAAACCGCCACTCTTTCCATTGGCCCATCACGGTCCCGGAAGACACTATGGAATCCACTACATAAGATATATCAGTAGTATCGTACTCCATATAGTAGGTTCTTGACGTACTGCATCCGACAGCCACTAAGGTAAATAACGTTAACAAAAAAAACAAGACCTTATTCATTTTTCTTAGTCTTTTTACGTTTCTTAGATTTCTTCTTCTCTTCAGTTTTATTCTCGACATTTACGTCATTGCCGGCATCGGTACCAGTAACCTCAGAGATATTATTTTCAGGTATATCGATATGACCTGAATTAGGGTCCATCTTATCCTCCTCGACAATAACCTCATCAGACACATCACCATCTAAAGCCTCAGGATCAATATGATTTTCCAGATACTGGATACGATCTGACATAGCCTTATTTTGCTCCTCTATTTCTTTGTACCTTCTTCTAGCCTCATTGAGTAATTTAGATGATAGTTTATGTTTCTTCTCGATATCCATATAAGCCCTTTTAAGAGTCTCTTTATCTTTCACCGACTCATTATATAGCTCTCTTGATTTACTAAGCTCATTCCCCATCTTAACGATATGAGAATCCTTGGATTCTATATCCATATCAAGAGAATCCACAAGCGTATTAAGATATCTTTCTTTTTCCTCCAATTCCGTTATCTTACTACGAGCATCCTCATAATTTCTTTTTAATCTACTTGAATAGCTAATAGCTTCATCAAGATCCTGTTTTAGAGTATTTATATAACTACTCTTTACTATCTTCAATCCGAACATCCTCAACACTTTTATAAGTTCTACGAATATCGGCCTTTATCTTGCCGACTATAATTAACTCAGCTATATGCTTATCTTTCTCGACTATAGCTATATCCTTACGGACATTAGAGACTCTGATCGTAATATTCTCGTTATTAGAGAAAACGAACGGTGATCCTACCAAAGTGAGGCCTGTATCGTTGGTGAACGACGGCAGCATCATAACCATCCCGACAGTATCATCCGGGAACGATGCCGATACACCTGTATCTATATCAAGAACATCACCTTGCCCCAACGGGAACGCATTACCTTGCTTGATAGGAATATCCTTTCCCAATGAGTTCCATGCCTTAGAGAATTTTAAAGAGTTGAGAAAAATTTTACCATCTTTCTCAACTATCCCTACCATTGGATCGCAATTCATGTGAACCTCATCAAGCTTATCATCCGGTTTTTCCTCAAATTCGTCAAGATCTCTGGCTGATGTAAATGACTTACTCTCCAGAAGTTTTTTGATATCTTCAATCGTAGCCATACTATAATTTTATTATTAAATAAACGATCTTCAATCCTAACTTCAAATCAGATGTCTTTTCGAACATCTCCCTAAGAGGTAAGATAGTAGCGTCAAGATCTGACGCTACCCATTCTCCATCCTTATAATACATATTCTTTTCCTCGGAATACGCTACACAAGGTCGATGCCCTAAGTTCTTCATAACCGTATCTACCTTATTTTGGGTAGGCATCGAGACACGGTTCACTTTAGTAGATATATTAAAATTGCTTTCCATTAAATTACTCATTTTAAATTAGTTAATTAGAAAGGTAGGTCACTGTCGTCTCCAAAAGGAGGATATTGTGGCGGCTGCTGACCTCCAAAAGAAGGCGCTTGGGCTGTCTGAGGCGGAGCCTGCGTAGCGTATGACGGTGGGGGCGTTTGCGTTATAGCCTCACCAGCGTTGTTTTGGCTTGCCGACTGAGCGGGTTTCACACCATCTGTCTTAATGCTTTGAATATACTTATTAAGTACCTGATAGGCGAAAGCGTCTTGGGCGGTATAATCAAACTTCTTGTTACCCATAATATCCGTGCTCTCAACCCTGTCAGGCCATCCATTCTGACCATTCTTATAATATTGCTGTATAAGCTCATCCCTTCCATCAGGAGTTTCCCTAGCATATGAGATAAAAAAATTACCCGGGGCATATTGATCTCCTTTCCTAGCGTGAGCTGGATTGATTACCACCTTACGCTTTAGATCAATATTAGGCAAGTATCTCACCAATGACTTAACATAATTATTAATACCTCCTTTTTGAGTCATCAAAGGAACATTTATAATATAGTTTCCTTCGTCATCGCTTATTTTTATAGCTACGTATTTAGTTTTTGCCCCGTTATAGTCAACCTCCCTTATCTCAATATCTGATAAATATCCCTCTATACCATTCCAAAATACTTTCCAATAAGATACAGCCCCGGTCTTATCATTCACATGTTCCTCATAACCTTCTTTAGGCTCCTTGGATGATTGATAAAGAACTCCACTACCACTTATCTTAAAGTAGTGATTATTAGATCCTAGCGAATTTTCACGAACTCCCATATTATATATATTTAAAAATTAAACAATAATTGATGATGATAAGAAATACTCATTCTTATTATCCTCCCCATAAATCTTGTTGAAATGAGATTTATGGTCATGCTCGATAACGATCCTATTCCATGGTATGCTTTTAACTATACCAAGATACCTACCACATAGCACATCGCATATAATATCATTACCGTTATGCGATAAAGCCGTAAGCCTTTCCTTACAAGATCTTCCAGACATAGGGTTCTCTGACATAATACCGCATCCTTTATCGGTAAATATCAACTTGCAATGATCGAACTCATTTACCTTAAGATTGTTTTGGAGGGCTTGGACGAGTAGATCCTTATCAAAGACATAGGTACTTGTTTTGACAAAATGCTCGTCCACGAACCTCCAATTTGGATAATTACCCTCAAAATGGGTCTCATACATATCCATATCAGGCGTAGAGAAATAAGTCTTAGTATCATCCACTTTTATAGACAACATATCCGATGACTTATTGATATGCTTATCAAGCAATATCGCGGATTCGTTCGATACCGGGATAAACATCTTCTCTACCTTATCCTGATTAGGGACAAAATACCTGTAAATAGTATTTCTATCCGTACTTACTATATTAATATTAATATCATCAATATCAATTACCACATTCTCGATGCATGGATAAAAGTCATCTACCTCCGTATAATCGCTGGCTTTGTTAAGAACCGAAACATAATCGCTCATCTTAACCTTAATTCCTCCATCAAGTATCTTATGTACCTGCGGGAATGTATTGATATCAAAAGCCGGACAACTATACTCACCAGAAGCATAGCGGATCGTTATCTGATCTTTTTTATCTGAAAGCAGTATCGTAATCTCACAATTCTTCTGTTTTTTCATGAACTTAATAAAAGAGCTTGCCTCTACCAAGAAAGAGAAGTTAGAGTCAGCCTCTACCTTCAATCGCTCTATAACACATACCTTGGCATTTACGGAAGTGATATAAGCCAGATTATTGACAACATCTATCTTAAGATCCTTATAAAGGGAGTTGGAACCGGCGTTCTTAACAACCGTCTCCAATTTGCCCAACTTCTCATTTAATGACTTCGACAAGCATCTTATAAGCATAACGAACAACTTTTTATTACATCGCAAATATAATCATAATTATATTAATACAAATACAATAAATACTTAATAGTATTAAAATAGTTTAAACTTACGTCTAATATACTCGGCTATAAGCGTAGCGTCACACATTCCGTCTTGTATCTTAGTAGGTTGTATTCCTTTTCCTGACCATGGTTTCACGAAAGAGACCAAAGGGAAAAGGCGCATGGCGCATCGGATGGAGGTAGCCTTCGTGTCCAGCTTAGCCGCCGTATACACCCGATCGGCTGTCGTATGAAGCTCCTTCTGCCAGGTCTTTGGTTGCACCTCCTCGAACATGAACCTAACATCCGGGTGAGATCCGTATCGCTCCATCATCTCCACCATCATAGCGAATAGGGCGTTCGGTTCCCGGCGTCTCCCGCCAAAGGTGAAGTTGCTGGCTGCCGAGCTGTTGTGGATGCTATGGACGTCCTCGACGGCGATCGCCAGCGTCCCGCCTCCCTTTTCTTGGATCTTGTCAGCGGCATCGAGGAAGAAGCTTGATATAGCCCTAAGATCTATATCCCCCTTAACCGATATCCTTGGAGTCATAATTACCTTAATATCCCCGTTCTCCTGGATCATGGACAATCCTCCGGTGTCTATACCCGGATCTATACCTATTGATATATTCATAACTTCAACGTATATAATGAATGGAAATCCTCCGGTCTAAACACCTGTATTGAGTTATCCGGATACATACCTATATAATAACCGTAAAAAGCCCGCAGAATGCCATTTTCTAGCCTTATATCCAAATCCTTTACCTTATTCCCATCAACCATAATATCAACTTCATTAGTTTTATGGGATATCTTGTCGAACCATTCAGGTACAGGATCAATACCGTACCTGAATGCGTTTACCGTTGATTTTATTGATATATACGTACCCATCTTATATAAGATTACAATCGTCTCGTTTAACAACCTTAAAATCGCCATTTCTAAGTAATATCGCTACATCAGATTTCGTATATGTGAGAGGCGTATACGATACCAAATGATAAGATGCCTGCCCGACGGCTGGGCGAACCGGTCTCAATACGGCTATGGCTATATCTCCGCCAAGCTCCGTGCCACCGGTGACACCCTGTAGGCACATGTATATGAATCCCTCATACTCATATCTCTTTCCAATAAACTCACTCATGGGAATACCTACGAACAGATAGTTCTTCACATCCCCTTTCTTAACCTCGACAGCGTTCTCTACACTGGACGGTATTACGTCTACAAATTTTACTCCTATTGCCATGATTACAAATTCAATTTAGTTCTTAATTCTTGACACAATTCTTGATTATCCCTCATGATACTTAACGTATTATCCACTCCATTGCCCACCCGGACCTCTCCGTACCAGTACCATGATCCTTTACGGGTAAAGATACCGGTTTCCTCACATAACTTCAAAAGTTCAAGCTCCTTGTCAAATCCTACGCCATAATACAAAGCCGTCTCTGCTATCTGGAAAGGTATAGCTGTCTTGTTCTTCAATACCTTTATCCTAACCTCATGGCCGATAGAAGACCCGTCTTCTCCTACAATGACCTTCTTCCTTGACATCTCCATACGGATAGAGGCGTAGAATTTAAGGGCATTACCGCCGGTTGTTACCTTAGGATCACCGTATATTACACCAATCTTCTCACGATACTGGTTGATGAATACCAGAACACAATCGCTTTTGTTTACGATCCCGGTAAGAACTCTCATAGCTTTTGACATCAACCGGGCTTGTAATCCCATGTTGCTGTCTTCCATATCACCCTCGATCTCCTTCTTCGGGACCAAGTTCGCCACGGAATCCACGACAATGAAGCCTACCCTGCCGGACTCCACCAGCTTGGCCGTGATATCGATAGCCAACTCCCCGTAGCTTGGCTGGGAAATAAGGAACCGGTTCACGTCCAATCCCATCTTCTTAGCGTATTCGATATCAAAAGCGTTCTCCACGTCTATTATAGCTACCAGCTTATCGGGGTGCTTTTTCTGGAACTCGATCATACTTAACGTACACATCATGGTCTTGCCACAAGATTCCATCCCGACCAGCTCATGGATCCGGCCTACCGCCCATCCGCCGCCGAGGGCCTTGTCCACCACTAGCGAACCAGTGCTTTCCCTTGGTATGGATATTATAGGCTTATCATCGCCGAAGTTCATTATCGAGCCTTCTCCAAGCTCTTTATTTAAAGATGATACTAACTCATCTACGTCTGAAAAAAGTTCTTTCTTAGCCATTATAATCCGTATTCCTCGAAATTAAACAAATCCTGTTGTTTCTTGATCATATCCTTACCGATATCAGATATCTTTTCTGGATTTAAAACACCCTCATTCTCATCCACCTTATCTATGAAGTCAGATATCTTATCGCTTAGCAAAACCATATCTTCTTTAGGAATTGATTTTAGATAAAGACCGTCTATGGACCTACATCTTGATAGAGCGGTATATATCTGCCCTATTTCGAAGGCTCTGCTGATATCTACGAATATATTATCTAAAGTCATTCCCTGAGATTTATGAACGGTTATGGCGTATCCTAACCTCAATGGATATTGTATTATATAGCCGCAAGAAATGCCTTCAAGAGAATCATCCACCTGCTTGTACTTTATCTTCTCCCACTTCTCTTTGGTTATCTCCACCTCAGTATCGTTATCTAGATGAACATATATCGTCTCATCAACAGTATCTATGCTGGTTATGATACCCATCGAACCATTGACATACCCATTGCCGTTTCTGGTTATTATGACCTTAGCTCCTACCTTTACTATAAGCTCATCCTCACAGGGAGCTACAGGCTTTTCCCCGAATACAGTAGCATCGAACTTAAATACCTTATTATTGATCTTATCAAGATTAGTCTTATTTATCTCATAAGCTTCTTTGTTAGTTGAGCATATAATTATAGTATTATCCATATTATCCGGGTACTTGACCCTACTATCCAATATCTGTCTTGACTCATCGGTAATAACCCCACATCTTATATCCTCAAGTACGGAAAGAAGCTGAGGATCTTTTTGACGGAATACGTTCTCGAAGGTAATGACCGAGAATCCTGAAGCTCTTAATGCCTTTGATGAGAAAAAGAACCGGCTCTCATAATATTTGTCGATAAAATCATCCGCCGTCACCACAGGCGGTAGTTGTGATAGATCTCCAAACATAATCAACCTAACTCCACCGAAAGGTTCCTTGCTACGCCTGCATTGTCTAAGTATGTCAGCCACCTCATCAAGCAAATCAGGTCTTACCATACTGATCTCGTCGATAACGATAGTATCAAGGTTTCTGATCTTCTTCTTCATAAACGGACTTACATCCACCTTATTAGACAACATACCTCTCTCGATAGAAGGGATATAAGGATCGTTCTTTATAGAGAAGAACGAATGAATGGTCTGTCCTCCGGCGTTCAACGCCGCTACTCCAGTTGGGGCTACGATAACGCACTTACCCAAGAACTTTACGATACGTCTCATGAACGTACTTTTACCACTACCGGCTCTACCGGTAATAAACAGATTCTCCCTAGTGGTGAAAATCTTCTTCAAGGCACGACCCTGCTCTACGTTTTTATCCACCGTCATAATATGACGAAGGAGGTCGTTTTCGTTTCTAAAATCCTCTTGTACCATGTCTTTTTAAGTTTATGGTACAAAGATACGAATAGTTATAATTAACTATTAAAAATAAATGTGAATAATATGTAAATATTAAATTTTATATCTGATACTCAAATCATCCAGCTTTACTCATCTCGGAAGATTTTTCTCCTAAAAATACATCTCTTATGTATTCTGTCGATATAAGGATATGCATATATTTCCCCTTGTATAATAGTCTTAAGCATCCGATAGTTACGTTCTTTCTGTCTTTGGTATTCACCACTCCATTGTTTTTTTTTACCTCGTCATACAAATCGGATATACTCTTCTTACACATGTCTAAGAACATGCTTATGTATCTGTATATAGTGGATTGAGATATTTCACGCATACCTATGCCTATGAGCTTCTTATTCAACTCATTAAGAAGGTATGCTACATTGAACTTAACTGTCTTTCTTTTAGTTACCTTGTATATGTGATGTACGTTTCTGGTTCTGGCTCTGAATATTATTTTGGAAAGGATTCTCACCCTATCAAGCTTCCGGCTTTTGTTAGCCATTCTTCGTCTAGAATCCGAATCAAGATTCTTATCAATGCAAGTGTATATGGATTCTCCTTTCTTTACAAACATATCCTTTATCCTTGGTACCTTACTAGCCTTATGCTTGTATTTTACGATATCTGACAATGCTATTCTGATCTCTCCTTCAGCCCAAGCCTTTAGACTTATAAGTTGGTAGTTTATATCTTCGTGAGAATCTCTTAATACATGTCGGTAGCAGAAATAAGCGCATCCATCCGATAGAATATCAATAAAATCATTGGTATTGATCTCTATCTGATCTCTGTTTCCATCTTGCATCCTTTTTCTTAGAAACACATGTTTGAGTACGTTTATGATAATAAGATATATCATTGCCATCTTACATTCATCGCTGATCCGGATTCCCGATCCATGATACTCCTCATGTTTCAATGAATATTTTATGGCTGTCACTTTCTTGCCTTCCTTATTAGTAACAGGCTTAAAATCAACTGGACATATAAGTGATCCGGCTGGAAGTTTTACACATCCTAGCTCATCTTTCTTGGTCTGAATATTACGTGGAATATACTTTTCGGTAAGAATCTTATCGAAATTTGATTTCATTTTCTGTAAAAGTGCTATCTTTGTTCCAGACATTTTTTTTTAAGTTTTTGCTGCGAATATACAAGTTTCATCAATACGAAACAAGTTATTCGGATGGATGGGTAGCCTGTGAAGGTCGCCCATTTGTTGTTTAAGGAGGGTAGGTAATGTCCGTAAAACGCTGTGCGCGTGAACGATGGTTTTTCTCAACCTACTTGTTACGCGCGCGTTAATAGGTATATTTATTAAATATAATTAACTCTATAAACATATACTACTTACTAATATCTCTATCCGTACACAGAACCTCTCCTGACGTCGAGTTCCTGTGTACTCCATTAAAAGTCTCTATTTAATAAAAATATTGCTTTTTACTGCCAAGGTATGGTGCCGTCAGGCAGGATACCGCAGGCTAAACATGATAGAAGCCGTATCCTATATCGGAATCCGGGACCCCGGTAGGGGGATCGGGTGGAGCAAAAGCCAAAGAAGAAAAAGCGAGGTCTTGTGCAGTCGCTCACGCTCCGGCCGTCCGTATCTTCTACGGCAGGCCCATGCCTCAAGGCCTCCCATTTCCCCTTGGCTTTATATCCCATAGCTTGGGGAGGAAGGAATCCAAAGGGGAAAAAGTAAGGTCGTATGCGGTCGCTCACGCTCCGGCAGGCTAACATAACTCTACCTCCGTCCATGTCAATAGCGAACCTCTGGCGGCATTGTCCGGTATGACGGCGGTAGCCTTACCTTGGGTGTCCCCGAGCGTCCCCCACCAACCTTTCCCCTTTGGATGCCTTGGGCTATGTCATGGGACGATAAGAAGCCAAAAAGAAAAAAGGAGTGGTCGCATCCCGTGAGGCAGGATAAGGCTGTCCCCCGCCGTCCACGTGCGTAGCGTACGTTAACTTCACTGTCCTCGCTATTGTAGCCAGACGTAGACATGCATGGCTTCGTTCGTCCTACCCCACTAGCTTTTCTCCTTTGGATTCTCGTAAATACATGCTAGTCAGCATATATTATGTTGATTATGGCAAAATTTCTTGACAACGATATTTTTTTTAAGTAGTTTTGCTGAAAACTAATTTCATATGCCTGAGCAGAGAAAAGCTTTCGTATTCGCGTTACCTTACGACACTAGACTGGATATGATCCAGCAGTTCTTAAGGATATACAACGGCTATCTGGATTCCAAGGGTAGAAGCTTGATCACCGAAAGAACGATAAACTTACTTTCTTTCTACATCAACTACGGATACTCGGATGATACCAGGGCTAAGTACATGGATTGTCATGGGCAGAAGGAATCTTACATCGCTGTCCTTAACAATGAGTTGAAGCGTGGTGGTTTTCTGGTGGACAAGAAGAACGGGAATTTCCGTACCCGTGAGTTGTCTATTGAGATGAGAAGCCTACGTAATTATTTCGTGCTTGACGGGGAGGGTGATGATACCCGTGTAATGGGATTCGTATTCAAGAGAAACAAATTGGATATTGATGGGTAGGAATCTTATTTCATTCGATAGGGATATCGTTGATGAGGTGGTAAGAAGATCTGATGGGAAGTTCACCAAACAACAGGTAGAGTGGTGCATGAAAGCATCCGTATCTTACATCCATCATCTAGCTAAGTATACTGACAATATATCTATCAGAATACCGTTTATCGGATACGTTATATGCAATCTTCGTGAGATGCGTGTAAGGCGTGATAAGATACGCCGGATATTTGTCAAGGAAGGTAATCGTTATCCGGATGAAAGGATGCCTATTGAGCTTGATTGTCTGGATAAGAAGATTAATGCGATAGAGGATATGGAGGGGTTGAAGAACGGAGATCCTCTTATACGTGATAACCATGAAGCCATGTATCAATGTCGGTATGGAATGACATGGGAACAATTACAGGATTTTCAACAAAAACAATTTAAGAAATAATATGCAAACAATCGGTAAAGCCCAAGTAATAGCCCAAGCTTGGGAAGACAGTTTATTGGGTAGGATTCCTAAGGATGAGAAGGATTATCCGGAGTGGTACAAGAATCGTCTTGATTTATGCAAGAAATGTCCTAATAACTCTTCTAATATAGCTTTCTTTAAGTTACCAGCTAAGGTATTGCTTCAAAGATTGATGGGAAGACAGGCATGTTCGTTGTGTGGTTGTTTTATCAAGGAGAAGGCTTGGATGAAGACCGAGGTATGCCCGTTGAAGTTCGTGGAAGGAGAGAAAGCTAAATGGAATGCTATGGAGGTGATAACAGCCGATCATAACGATTTTAATATCGAGTGCCCTAACGATTCCTTTGATATAGGACTGACGGATGATGAGAGCGAGTTTTATCTAAATATTTTTGATCAGAAAATAGGTGATAAGATAGAAATCGTGTTATTTATTACCCATAAAGATGGTTTCCATGTCAAGGAGCATCATCTTGGATGTGGATGTATGGGAGACGTTTCATATAACAAACATCCTGACAATGAGAATAGAACTATATTTAGGATGACATTGGATACCTCAAAATATACGGAAGGTCATTTTGAGAAACATCTATCTCTTATGGGTTATACGAAGGATGATCCTGAACGTAATTTCAAACATTTCCCGCTACGTATTATAGGGGAAGCTTATAAGTAAATACTATGCGAAGTCCCGTAAGAAGTAAGATAGATGATCGTATCCATGCCCTTATTGTCATGGAAGTCGGATGCCGTGAGTTGCCTGAATATTCGTTGGGTGATATACTTTACTCCGCTTTAAGGAGGATAGCTAGGGCTAATGGTGGTAATGTCCGCTTCTTGCGGGATGTTAGTACCAGGGATTTATTGAGGTCTATAGACCAAAGCATCAGTGATGAGATTGAATTAAATAATAATGATTATAACGTGTGATTATAATGGAAGAGGATAAGGATATCAAAAAAGAGATCAGGGATTATCTTAAAGAAGAGGCGGATACTCATATAAGGCATTGGATAGCCATAAAGCGTGAGAGCAAGCGTCTGTATAGCGATATTGAGGATAGAACCAAGAAGATAGCCCTTAAATCATCTTCGTTGATAAAAGAGGAGGATTTTGTCGTTCTTCATGAGATGACCCATAAGATACAGATGTTGAATATAGAGGCTGTAAAAGTCAATTCTAGGTTGATGTTCATGATCCAGTTGGCTACCAGCTTCGGTATGGATCTGGATTTAGATACGACATATGCGTCCACCGCCAAGGGTATTATAGAAGACAGAACGTCTGGATTCGTGTTTTATGATGACAAGGAACGTCTTAGATATGCTGACAAGGAGCTTGAGGATATGTTCCATGACATGAGCGTGACGGAAGTAAGTAAGATCGGGGTTGTTCAATCTTATGAGCTTCTTATGAAACAGTATAATGAGTTTAAAGATATGAAAGCTAATGCCACAGGGAAGACGAAAGCCGACGAGTAAGGACGCTGATCGGGTCAATGATAATCTTGAGGTCATAGCTAAGGCTATAAATGACGCTAAGACTTATATTGATAAGCATCCTTGGGACAAGGAGAAGCCGGAGGATATGGCTAGGGCATTTGACTTCATATCAAAATTAATCGATAAGATAAATACATGGAATGATTCTTATATGGAGAAAAGTGGGATCATGGATGTATATAGGTCTGTAAGCAATGTCCAGAAAAAGGAACGTAAGGGTCAGGTTTCTGGTGGAATCGAGTCTGTTTTAAAGGATATTATAAAATGAGTCTAAGTACGAGTCCAGAATTTTATGTAAACATGAAAAATCCTCCTGTATGGAACGATCTGTTCGGTTGGGAGGATCAGGATGACGATGTTAAGCAGTTCTTTAAAGAAGAGGCTTATAAGGTCAAGTACGGGGTGACTATCAATGGTACGTTCATCCCTCCATGGCTTTATTGGCATGTTAATTTCTTTCCCGTATTCCAGGATCTTCCAAACGGGGAACGTGTGCCAGCGATCAGTCGTTTGCGTGATAACGAATGGTTTTTCGCCGAGATGTACCAACGTGCCCGTATGGAGAAGAAAGGGTTGGGGATGTTTGGTACTCGTCGTTTTGGCAAGGCTCTTCTGGACTCGGAGCTGATATATACTCCTCATGGATCTAAGAAAATAGGATTCGCCGATATCGGGGATATCATATATGGTGATGATGGTAAGCTTACTACCATAGTGGGCGTATACCCTCAGGGATTCGTTGATACGTACAAAGTGACCTTTGAGGACGGTCGCAGCGTGGTGTGTTGCGGGCAGCACCAGTGGAAAGTCAAGTATCATGGTGATTATAAGGTTATGAGCACTATGGGTATCATCCATTCTGACTTCTCCAAAATGACTATAGATATTGGGGAGGCGGTAGATTTCCCTGAGCGGCGGTGGCTGATATCGCCCCAGCTCATGGGGTCTCTGGCCGCCTCCTTCCTTTGTGGCGCTACCGACAGGATCTTTGAGCTAAGCAAGAAGGAGATGGATGATGTCATTTATTCATCCAAAAAACAGAAAGAGTTGTTCATAGGATCGTTTATGAAGATCGCTTGTGGTATAAATACCGGTGACGATCGTTTTAAGGTCGTTTATAAAAGCGAGTATATTATATCCTTTGTAAGGAAAATATTTTGGTCTATGGGGTATTATTGTGTCATGGATGGTGATGATATGTATATATCTAAGACTCATGATAGGCTTAGGATATCTGATATAGATTATTACGGTAGATATAAGGCTACTTGCATTGAGGTCGATAATAAATCGCATCAGTTTCTTACTACCAATTTTGTCGTATCCCATAATACGACCATCATGTCATCACTTCTCCAGATGAACGCTACGATGACTATCGGTCTTAGTCATTCTGTAGTAGGATTCAGCGACAGTGACTTATCCAATATTGGCGAGTATTGTGAGTATGGTCTTGATCATGTGCATCCTTTTTTCAGGATCAACAGAACCAAGACCGACTGGAGTTCGGGCGTTACATTAGGCAAGAGGATGTCTAATGGCGTACGTGATATCCATGCCATTATCTCTATAGCCAACATCAACATGGGTAGGAAGACCTCCACGCAGAAGACGGCTGGTTTGACACCGGCTACGGCTATTTTCGACGAGGTAGGCAAAGGCCCGATAAAGAAGCCTTACACGGCCGCCATGCCATCCTACGACACGCCTTATGGCTGGCGCCTTAGTCCTATCTTGGCCGGTACCGGTGGTGAGGTGGAGTTGTCTAAGGACGCTCAAGAGATGTTCTCCGATCCCGAGACATATAATCTTCTGGTCATGGACTGGGATATCCTAAACCGTAGAGCCATGAAAGGAAAAACATGGAAAGAACGGAAATGGGCGATGTTTGTCCCGGGACAAATGGCAAACTCTGGAGTCAAGGTAACTATAGGTTTGGGTGATTATTTAGGAAAACCTGATGATAAGAAGCTTAATAAGATCAAGATTGACGCCACAGACTTCGAGGCTAGCACCAATAAACTTAATGAGGAACGGAAGAAGCTTTCTACAAAGGACAGGGTAGCCTATACCTCTCATACTATGTTCTATCCTTTTACGATTGATGACTGTTTTTTAAGCTCTTCTCAAAATCTGTTCCCGGTTGAGTACGCTATCAAGCATAAGAACGATCTTCTTGAGTCGGGTCAATATAGTGGCATGCTGTGTGATGTTTTTCTTGAATCGGGCAATAAGCTTGGTACTACGAAATCTAATAAACAGCTAGCTGGTTTCCCGTTTAGTGGAGGTGTTATTGACGCTCCTGTTCAGATATTTGAGATGCCTCAATCTAATAGGTTTGATGATTTTATATACGTAAGCTCGCTCGATCCGTATAAGCAAGCGAAGTCTGATACCCCTTCATTAGGAGCTTTTTATGTATTCAAAAGGCGTGTTGGTATTCGAGATCCTTATGCCTATAGAATAGTGGCTTCATACGTATCCCGCCCATCATCCATAGATCAGTTTTGCCGTACTTGTGAGGTGCTTCAGAAGGGATATGGTGCTATATGTCTTATGGAGAACGCTGACCAGATGTATGAGCAGTATCTTAATCGGAAGAGTGGTATGCCGGCATCTTTCTTCCTGTTTGCTGGTGAGGCAATAGCCAATAAGTATGTGAAGGCCGGCTCCCGGCAGAATAGCAAGTTAGGTCTATACCCTACCCCCGGTAACCAGAACCTGCTATTCTCGTGTGTCGTGGATTACTGTTGGCAGGATTTCGTTATCGGATATGACGATAATACCGGTCTTGATATAACGGTGAAGGGCATTGAGTTGATCGATGACATAGCTCTACTGGATGAAATAATACAGTACAAGCCCGGATTGAACGTCGATAGAATTATATCGTTTGGTCATGCTTTAGCTTTAGCTAGGTATTTTGACGATAACAATTACATGCCTAAATCGAAGATCGAGGAGATGAATAACGCCCGTAAGGAAGACGCTTATAAGCACCATGAGATATATGCCTCTGCCTTTGGATCGGTATCTATAGGTGCGTTTCGGTAGTTTAGTGTTGCTTAATAACTTATCTTTGCTAAAAACAAATTAGATTGACATGGAGATTTTCAATAGAGATCATTCGTTTCCTGCAAAAGGGGCGCTATTAGGATTACCTCCTCAGGCTATTTCCACGAAGAAAAAGAACAGGAAATGGAAAGAGGATTGTATGGACGCTCTTGAGGTGATAGGATTAAAACAATATGATCGTAACCAAATGTACCGTGACTATTATCTGATGGCGGATGGTAAGTTATCTTTTATGGAGATGGCGGATGTTATCCCACAGTTAAGGAACGTACAGAAGTTAAGGAGTGATATAAGGATACCCTCTTTCTTGAAGCATTATGATATCATAGGTGGTATCGTGAATGCCTTTGAGGGATGGTTGACGAACCTACAGGATAAATATACTGTTAACGAGGTAGGGGATCTGGCTATAAGCGAGTACGAGGATACGATGTCCAACTTACTTCACCGCCATATCCAAGAACAGTGGGATATTATAGTCAACCAACGTCTTGTTGAGGCCGGGCTTGATCCTACATACAATGAGTTTAATTCCGAGGAGGAACGTCAGGCTTACGCCCAGCAAATCCAGCAGGCCAAGGCGTCTATGACCCCTGACGATATCCAGAGGTTCATGAGCACCAGATGGAAGACGCAGGCGGCTGTATGGGGAGACCATACGATAGAGTCAGACCGTAGCCGGTTTTATATGGATGAGCTTGATCGTGAGAATTTCCGTGACCGGCTCCTTAGCGGTAAGATGTTCCGCAATCATTTCGTCGGTTTTGATTACTATCGACCGGAGGTGTGGAGTCCGATGGAGGTGTTCCATCCTGATGTAAAATATCCGCAATATGGATCTTATGTAGGCCGTCTTCATTATTATGAGGGTGTTGAGTTGATATCAAAATACGGCCATAAGATGACGGCCAAGGATAAACGCCGGATTATGGGCGGTGATGATGATTACGAGGGATGGGTATCCAATGACGGTACTAGGTATGATTGGAAGAAAAAGAAGCCGTCTATTACCGGTATGTATGAGAATGAGGTTATTCCATGGAAAGGATACCATGACTATGAGTCTATAGTCGCCGCTGAGGACTATTATGGTGTTCCTATGGGAGAGTACCATACCTTCGGACCGGACGGAGAGGAACACACCCAGCCCCGCTTCTTGCCCCGCTTCCATCCCTTTGGATATTTCAACTCCGGTATGGCCGATGGCAAGAGATATGAGATAGATTCCCGCCTTTTTAGAGTCATGGAGGGATATTGGGTATCCATGAAACCGGTATTCTTAATAACTTACATGACGGAGACTGGGATGGTGGATCAGGAGCTTGTGACAGATGAGCTTCTCCCGGAGTTCTTGGAGAAGAACGGTATCAAGAAAGTGAAGAGGGTTATGGCCGAAGCCGTCAGTGATCCTGAGGTGAACACCTACATCTTGGAGTATGTCCCTGAGGTTAGGTTTGGCGTTAAGATCACCGGAGGTAATTTAATGGATAAGCCTATATATATTGGTGGGGATCCAATACCTCATCAGATACATGGTGATAGCAGTCTGTATGATTATGTCATTCCGGTTTCTGGATTTATAGGGGCTAGTCTCGCTGATCGCATACAGCCGTTCCAGATGATGTATAACCTTGCTATGAACCAGCTATACAATAACGCCGAGAAGGAGATCGGTAAGTTCTTCTTAGGCGACTTAGGATTCCTGCCTACGGAATATAAGGATATGATGGACAAGAAGGGAGCTTTGGCTACTTTCATGCAGATCGTTAAGTCTGTCTCGTTTATGGGTGTAGGTGGTAATGACACAAACAATCCTTACCAGAATCCGCAGATGAGCAGCATATATAATCAGTTCGGTGTATATGATCTTACTAATACGGATCAGATAAGATCCCGTATGGAAATGGCGTCTTACGCCTATATGATGGCTTATAGGATGATAGGTATATCCGAGCAGGCCATGGGTCAGTCAACTAGATACGAGAGTTCTACGGGTGTAAAACAGGGAGTTAACGCTACTATGCTACAGACCCAGACTTACTTTAATGATTTCGATGATTTCAAGAAACGGACATTGGATATTCATCTAGCCGTGGCTCAAGTATGTCAGAAGGAAGGATACGATTGGACCGTGATGTACAGGAACAGCGATCTTTCCTTGGCTTACATCAGTCTTACGGATAACAGCTTGTCGTTACGTCATCTTAATGTTATGGCTGTATCTAATTCCAAGAAACGTCTGGAATTGGAGAATTTGAAACAATATATATTACAGACAAATACGTTAGGTAATGACTTGCTTGATATCACTAGGATGATGAGCGCCAACTCAACGGCTGAGATGAATCAGATCGGAAGGGATGCCAGATCTTACGCCGATCGTGTAAGGCAAGAGGAATACCAGAATAAACAGCGACTTGTCCAGCAGCAAGCCGAGGCCGAACAACAGGCACGTAACGATGAGCATGAGAAGGATAAGGAGCTTGCTTACATCAAGGGTAATTTCGATTTACGGGGTAAGAGCATAATGGCCGCCGGTCAAGCCGCTAGGACTGAGAACAACTCAGAAGGTATGGATTACGTTGAGGCTATGGCTGATAGGGCCTTGAAGGAACGGGATCTGGACATCCGGGAGGAGGATATGAGAACCAGACAGGCTAACGCCGAGGCTGAGCGAAGATCTCGTGAGGATATAGAGAAAAAGAAGTTGGAATTAAAAGAAAAGGAGATAGACGCTAGAAACAAACGTTCTGATACAGATAGGTTTACGTCAATAATAAACAAGAATTGATTACAAGTTTTGTAAATATTTTTACAAAATCTGTAATCATTTTGGCGTAAAATTCTGTCATATACTATAATGGGTTTGATTTAATTGGTAATTAGATTAATGATAATTTTGTAAAAAGCAAAAAAGGAAATTGTATGAATGACATGGGTGATTTCGCTAAGGGTTTTAAGACCATGAGTGTCGAGGAGCTTTTTTACCGTGGTGACGGTGATGGCGATAAGAATAATATTGAGGGTAAATATGATAAGGATGGTAATCTTATAGATGACACCAAGAAAGAACCTGCCGACGGCGGATCGGCTGACGGTGGCGGGGATAAGGGCGGCGATGCGGCCAACCCTGACCCGGATTCTCTTGGCGAAGGCGGTGCTGATAATAATAACGTGGTATCAGGGTTTAACGGAAAATCTTTCTTGGAGAAGATGGCTGCCAGAGGTATCATAGATAGTATCGAGAACCTAGATATTATGGTAGATGATAAACCGGTTGATCTTTCTACTATCACTAAAGAGGATGATTTACTCGATATAGTGGAGGGATTGATCAAGGACAAGGCTGATGAGTTGTTGAAGGATAAGGTTGATACCGGTTCGATGTCTGATTTCATGAAGAAGATGATAGAGGTGGATAAGGCCGGTGGTAACGTTGGTCAACTATTAAGCCAATATCAGAGTATTCAGGCTCCGTTGGATAACCTTGATATGAGTAATAAAAATGATCAACTTGCGGTTATCCAGCATTATTATAAGATGCTGGGTATGCCGGAAGATGAGATAAAGGATAATATGGAAATGATGATTGGTAAAGGCGATGAGTTTATCGAGTCTAAGGCCAATAAGTTCCATGATATCCTGAAAAAGGAGATGGATAACCTTATCGAGGAGGAGAAAAAGAAGTCCGAGAAAAGGAGACAGGAGTTAGTTGAGCAGATGAAAGTCTATAAGAAAGGTCTAAAGACATCTATAAGCTCAGGATTTCAGTTGACTGACACGATGATAGGTAAGGCTGTCGATTTCGTTACAAAGCCGATAGACAATCAAGGCCATACGGCTATAGATAAAGCCTATTCCGAGGCTATTAAAAATCCGGATATGGCCGCTGATTTGGCCTTGTTCTTGATGAATAAGGACGAGTTCCTTAAACAGAAAACCAACAAGGCTAAGATGGAGGTTAATAAGAAGACCATCACTCTTCTTTCTGGCAATAAGGGAGGAAAGCAGAATAAGACTAATATCGATAACGATACTATAGAAGCTAACTTCCTTGATCTGAGTGGATCAAAGAGTGTATAACGTTTAAATATATTGAAAATGAATCCGTTTCTTACAAAAAGTTTCCCGGCTACCGTGAATGGTGATAACGTTATTGCCTTTACTGATGCCAAGAACTATAAGACTTCGCTTGTAGAGCATAACTTAGGCTCATTGGCGAGCTGGTATTATGAGGACCCTGATAAGAATCATTTGGGTCTGTTGAATCTGTTCTCTAATATCGCTAATTACCCTGTACCGATGTATATGGGTATGATTAATAACGGCGCTACGATCTCCGTTAACGGTATTGGAGCTTCTTTCCGTTATGATTTACCTGTTACAAAGACATTCGCTGTTGTTACGGCTGAGGATACTTCAGGTCATCATCTGAAACCTGGTATTGATGGTAGCTTGTTTGATATCGTTTTGAATACATCTGAGTTTACGGCTTATGATGTTATTACCTACGATGCCGCTAACGGTTGTAATATCCTTATCTCAGGTGAGATCCCGTCTAAGACAGAAGGCGACTTGACACGTTATTGGTGTCGTGTTATCGGTGGTAAGGCTAAATACTTCCCTAAAGAGAAATTACGTCCGGGTGTCCGCTACTGGAAGATCGGTCATGCTCTTGGAGAGTATAGCACCCAGTTCTCCAAGGTATCTGGGGCTGACAAGGCCGGTTCTATGACTTGTGAGTTCCGTTTAGGAAACCACCGTGGTGTTGAGGGTGAGACAACTATGTATGCTGGTATGAAGTCCATGCAAGCCGCCCAGAACAGCACTTCAGAGTTTGTGGAGACCGCTCTTCGTCGTATGAATGCCATGAGAAGTGAGTATGAGGGTAATATTCCTGATCTGGCTATTATCGGTAAGACTGTTAATGGTAGACTTGATTTGCGTACGGCCAAAGTAGCCTCTACGTTGGAGGTGTTCTGTATGGCTGAGTTGGTTAAGTTGGAGGCCAGACAGTTGATGTGGCAAGAAGGTGGTATTATCATGGATCAAAATGGTCCTATCCATTTGAATGAAGGTATCTATCGTCAGCTTCGCCGTGGTTACACTATTTACTATAGCCGTCCGATGGGTATTACTAAAGACACGCTTATGGCTGCCGCATCTTATATTTTCCGTGGACGTCAGGATCTTCCTATTACGGAACGTAAGATTAAGTTCAAGGTAGGAGCTATGGCTATGATCAATTTAGAGAAGTTGATCAGGGAATCGTTCTTCACTACCTTGCAGAACTTAAGCTGGGGTATGGGAAGCGATAGGATGTTGCCTTCTAACCCTATCTCTGGTACTAATGACGCCATGATCTTAGGTCCGGTTCAGGTTAAGGGAGCTTTCATCCCGGGCATCGGTAATGTTGAGTTCGAGCATGATCCTTCTTTGGATTACGCCGACATGACAGATCGTAGTGAATTAGTGAATGGTATGTATCCTAGATCCTCTTATTCTTGTATTATCGAGAATATCACTGACGCTGGATCGACTAACGCGTATTCCGCTATTCCTAATACGGCTAACGCTAAGTTAGGTAATATGAACAACAACGTATTCTATATCAAACCAGAAGGTGTAAGTATGTGGTGGGGTTATGAATACGGTCGTTGGGCACACAAAGCCAACGGTAATGAGATCGTATCATCCTTGCCGGGCATGAAAGAGCAATTCTGGTGCCACTCTGCTTCCGCAGCATGGGTTATGGATAATAGTAAGTTCTTGATTATCGAGCTTCAACCGAACTACTTCGGCTAAGTTTTTTCATATATGTAATTTGGTTTTTAGAGGGGAGGATATTCCTCTCCTCTTTTTTTAAGTAACGCAAAAAGGAAAATGAAAGAAATTTTAAAATCAAGGAAGGTATTGGCCGAGGTAAACGGTTTCAATATCATGTCAGATACCTTATATGAGGTTGTAGGCAAACACGATGGAAGTGCTCCTCAGGCCTTTCAAGACGCTAATATAGCTAAAGCTCCGTTCCCGGAGAACGCCACTCACGTATGTTGCCCTTGGGATGATTTCTCCAAGGCCTATAACACCGGTTTTTATCCAAGATCAAGATGCTATAATGGTCTTGACAAGAATGAGATCGACAGGCTCGTCAAACAGCGGGTAGATAATATCATGAAGCCTTTCGAGGAAATGTCACAGATGGATCTATCTCAAACCAATTTAGAATTTTGGGATGACGCTAAGGATAAGATCTTCATGGGTAAGGTTTATAATACGGCTAATACCGTAGATCTATTTTATTTATATCTGGCTGTATTTTCCGGCATGTTGACTCCTCAGGAAATGGATGGAGATCCTATTTTCATGAACTCCATGTTCTGTTTCGTGGAGAAAGACAATATGAAGGATTTCGTTCAGCAGCGTGAGATCAATAAGATGAACATCAGCTATAAGTTTATCAGCGCCCTTAAGAAAGGCGGCGACGATCGTCAGGCTGTCATCGATCTTCTTCTTTACATCGGTATCGTAACTCGCCCGGATTTCACGGAGGATGAGTATTATACAGGATCTCTATCAAACTGGATGAATGAGAAGAAGACCAATGTTGATTATCTGCTTGATATCTGGGATCGGTCATTGGAAGGTGATTTCAAGGAAGTTCTTGAGTTTTACCGTATCGTAAACGTCCTTCAACGTAACGGTCGTATTAACATGACTCCATCCGGCTTGCAATATAATGGCCAGATCATAGGACCTGACGTTCGGACATCCGCTGAGTTCTTGGCTACCAAGAAAGACTTTATTAACATAAAGGCTAATGTATTAGATGAGTATGAGGAGATCATGTCTATGTCTAATATCGATGATAAGTCCAAGACCAAGAAGGTTAAGGATATTAAGAAGAAGGATGACGTAGAGGAAGGTGATAAGGCTAAGGAGGAATAACGATGACAATCCAAGAAGCGTATCTAAGGTCTTTGCAGAAGAACGAGCAGAATCTGGCCAATGGCGGGATTAAGCTGGATCCGGGAAGGTTCGTGCTGTTGTTCAACGAGGCCCAAGACCGGTTGGTTAAGTACTATCTCAATAGGAAGGATGACGAGACTATACGCTCCATCCAAAACCTTCTTGTTTATTGGATGTCGTTGGATAATGCGGGTAGGATGGATGACCCTGAGTCTACGTCCTTTAACTTACCTGACGACTATCTATGGTTCTCTAACATAAAAGGCGTTTTCTCATACAAAGGGTGTGAGGTCACTGATTTCGTTATGTGGGAGGCTAAGAACGAGAATATCCATGAGCTTCTTGGAGACGAGAATAACCGCCCTTCTTACGACTATCGGGAGACATTCTACTCCATAGGGAACGGGAAGGTCGTGGTCTACGAGTCAGGCTTCCGTACCGAGGAGGTTAAGATGACGTACTACCGCCGTCCTGTCAGGGTGGACCTGTCGGGGTATATCAACGCCGCCGGTATCCAATCTACGGACATCGACCCGGAGCTGCCCGATTATCTTGTGGAGGAGATTCTGGATATGGTCGCTAAACAATTCAACCTTAATGAGAATGAATTGTATAGATATAGAATGGATAAGGATAATGTGGCTTCCTTTAAATAAACAACGTTAGTTTTGATTATCCGGCCTGTCAGTTAAAAGACGGGCCGGTTTTTTTTTAACATCCTGTCACCGGATTTATATTACCCCATCTTTTTTTCCATTTATCTCCAAGATACCTGATTAGGGCATTAAAGTCAGATATGAATCCACTTTCTATCATATCGGATATATACCCTTGGAGCATAACTATTTCTTGCATCTGGTCAATAGAAGCGTAATTTCTTATTCCTTCTTCATGTTTACCAAATACCACATAATTCATTCCTTTTGCTATTCTTGATATATATGCTGAAAATTCACTATTTGTTATATTGTCACATAACAAAGATCTAACATCCTTGCACATTTTTATATATGTATCTCCAGCTATATTCCTGTTTTTAACCAATCCGTCTGTAAGCCATATTACAACAGTAGCGTATATCTCCGGATCTAGTTCCATTGCTATAGTTACGAAAATATATGGATCTATGAACCATTTTTGATCCCCTCTACCTCCTTTTCTATAGGCTAGTCCTATTTTTCTAAATTCTTTCAACGTTAGATTATCATAATCTATTCTCTTCTTTAAGCTATCATTACCGTATCCTAATTGAGTCATCAATGCTCTTATCTTCTCCTTGAACCCTTGATTACGCAATACATCATTTATTTCTTTTGCGGATAAGTTCATTGATTCTCTTTTTTTCTTTATAGAATCCATAGCTTCTGTTATACACACATATCCATCTTTACTCATTATGGATACAGGGCTTCCTAAAAGAGTTCTACTCTCTGATTTTAAAATTAGATTTGATTTCATAATTTTGTTTTTAAAAGTTTATGTAATATCGTGAATCGGTCTGTGATAGATAGATTCACGATGCAAATATAAATAAATGGGATTTACTTTCAAAATATAATATAATTAATTGATAATCATGATTATAATAATGGGATTTATTATTTTTGTATATATTATTTGGTATTATTTCTCTGGAATCGGAGAAATCTCCGACTCCAGCAACTATTTATATATCAAATAGTTATATAAAAAACATCATAAATTGTTTCTATCGATTATCGTTAATTGTGGTAGTATATCAGTATATCCTATTTACAAAAAGTGTAATCCGTATTAATATTCATATACTCATGGTTGTACTTTATTGTCGTGATCGTCTTTATTATTATGTTTGCGTTAGGTAAATGATTTTTAAACTAAAATATTAATTATATGTTGCACAGACCGCAAGACCGGGTACTTTTCGTATCCCCACACGCTAAGATGGTGGATGTTGATTCCATCTTCTTGAAGGAAGGACAGATCGGTATTTACGATACTAAAGATACTTCCGAGAACGGTTGTAAGGCCGTTACTGATTTTACCGGTAAGCCTCGTAATGATAAGCGTTATGAGATCCGTATCGGTCGTAATGAACAAGCGGCTTCCCGCTCTATATATGATAAGGATTTTTCCACGCCTTTGTTCTCGTTGAATGAGATCACCGAGATTTACGCTTCTTGGCCGAAGAAAGATCATGCTTATGTCGATGATGTTATCTTAGGATACAACGGTGTGTCTGATGATACGGCATTCTCAGTTTCCAAAGGAGACCGTATCGCTATTCGCTTGGTCCTCGCTGGTCGTGCCTTCGAGCTTCTTGGCTATGAGGAGGGTCGTGTAGAGATCAATGACGCCATTCTTTTGGATGATTGTGATAATACGCCAAATCAATGCGAGGAGTGCGATCCTTGCGAGGAGGTTGATTTGTTGCCAGCCGTCCTGAAATGTATCGAGAGGATGAAGAACCAGCCTATCGCTGGTGGTGGTAAGGTATCTGATTATATTGATATCACTCCGGTTACAAGATGTACTAATGAGGCTACGGAGCCTGAGACGGAGGACGTGAACTTCTATTGTATGGAGGTTTGCGATACTGGTGATGACCTGGCCTTGGCTGAGGTTCGTGCCCAGTATCCGGGATTGAAGATCGTACGTGAGACTATCGAGGGTAGCATGTCACGTTATAAGGTGATGAAGAAAGGCGCTAAACCGGCTGATTATACTCAACGTCTTATCTCTATCATGAAAGGATGCGAGGAATGCCCGCCTAGCTATACTGAGGTTAAGGGCGGATACCTGTATTCCATTTCATTGGAGGATGACGGCGTTGATATGTCTACTACGGTAGAGTCTTTACCTAATGTGGTAGCTGATACGGTTAATAAGATGAGCCAGATCAAGGGATCAGGTTTGTATATTGCCGCTACTTCCAAGAAATTGACGGATGAGGAGATCTCTACTTTCGTGGAGGCCAATCCTACGGCTATTATCTACTATGTGGCTAAGACATCCGATATGTGCGAGAATCCTACGGTTCGAACCGCTTCATGGTCAGCTTGTGGTTCTTGCAAGGTATCCACCGAGAAGTATTATATCACGATCCCGGATGATGAGTGCGGAAACAGTGCTTTGGAGGAAATCAAACAGGCTTTCCCGGAACTGGAGATCACTGACTACGGTACTCCTGCGGCTTGCCAGCATAGCTTCCAGACAGAGGTATATACCAATATGTTGTGCGATGAGTGCGACAAGGTGTTCGAGGGATTCTTCACCAGCAAGGCTCCGGCGTCTTACCGTAACCGGATGTGGAAGAAACTGGAATCGGCTCAGGAACTTGGCACTAATTGCAAGTGCGGTATCCGTTTCCGTGGTAAGGAAATGTTATTATCTCCGTCAGAGTGCTTGATGGATCAAATGACTTATATCGAGGATAGCGTGGAGATTGTAGGCGCTAGTGGCGGTTACCCCGATTCTTTGGATGAGGGTTCTCCTATCTGGTGGGATCAACTTCATTTCGAGAGACTGTCCAGCAAAGCACCACGTACTCATGTCGGCGGCAATATGATGGATGATGAGTTGAAGGGCTATGCTCATTTCAACGGTTTCCCGAAACATCAGGATTTCATGGGGCGGACATTCATGAACGAATACAGCCGTGTTGAACAAACAGCCCAATACGTGGACTTCCAGATCACCTTGAATCCTCATAGATACGCTCAGGGATTCGGAAAGGTTATTGCTGATGATCCTGTCAACTTGATCTTACGTGTACGCTATGGCGCTCATGAGGGTGTTCAGGAGATGATCAATATGATCGGGGCGGCTGCTGGTCTTGGTCCGGCTATCGTAACCGAGCCGAAATAAAGAACCTTTTTTGCGTTCATATATTTCCTAAAGGGGAGAGATTCAATTCTTTCCCCTTTTTTATTACCTTTGAAGCATAAGAATTAAAATGTTGTAATATGTCAGCTATTAATGAGTATCTAAAGAGACTTGCTTCCATATTCGGGAGCATGGGTTTCTCCGCCCCTCCAGATGACTTCTCCGGAGTTGTCATAAATGGGGAGACGTATCCGGTCATGATGAGGAATGACGGGTGTTACGTGTACTTTGATGATAAAGGAGTAAAGAGACTTGTAAGCGATGTCCCTAGAAAGGACTATCAGTTCATTAACATTAAGGACGCCCGTGTGTCGATCGTCAACCAATGCTATCGCACGCCGGGTGGTCAGGTAGAGGCCCGTATCCATACCTATATGAATAATAAGGGAGAGATACTGGCCGAGAAGATATTTATCGTCAACTCATCTGATATCGATATCCCTATCGGCAGTGAGTTTGATAAGATTCCTGATGGGTGGGTGGCTATAGATTGCAGTATAGCTGAGATGACCGATCGGGAGTTGATATTCGTAAGTAAATGCTATGCCACGGAAGGGGGCAAGGTTCAGATCGAGGGCGTAGAGTCAGTTGACCCCCGCCTGAATCCCGAGGTATCCCACTACGAGGTGGTGAATACGACCGACGATAGTAATCCTATCGGTACGGAGTATGACAAGATACCTGATACATGGAGTCGTATAGTATGTGATTTCCCGGACATGACCCAAAGGGAGATAATACCGGTGCTTAAATGCTTTGATACCGGGACCGGAAGGGTACAGATAGAGGGGTATAAGATATTTGATTATGAGATGGGTACCAGAAAGGAATGGTATCGCGTCAAGCAAAGTACCGATCCTGAGAATCCGGTAGGTAAGTTTATCACCAGCATAAGCGATGACTGGGTTGAGGTTGTTTGTGACTTCACGGATATGGAGGATCGGGATATTGAGGTAACTGTAGAATGTTATAAGACACCGGCCGGTAAGGTGAAGCTGGAGGTCCTTACGTCATGGGATGGCAATATAGGAGTTAGGGATAAGAGTTATAAAGTCCTGGAGACTACCGATCCGTCACAGCCTGAGGGCGCCAGCTTCATTTCCTTGCCAGACACTTGGATAAGGGCTGTCTGCGATTTCGACGATATGGAAGAACGTGACATTAGATCTTACATTGAATGCTACGATGGAGGTAACGGCCATGTCAAGCTTCGTAGGTTAGTTTCTTATGACTCCAAGATAAAGGCCAGATATACCCGTTTCGAAGTCCTTGAGTCGGATGACGCTGGCTTCGTCCCGGGGACCGACTTAGCTACCCTCCCAGAGAGTTTCTCTTTGGTCCCATGTGATTTTACGGATATGGAGGATAGAAACGTTCAAGTATATCGTGAGTGTTATGCTTTCAAAGGACAGCGTATTGAGGTGGATAAGGTTGTCTCTTATGACGGTGATCTAGGTGATAGGAAGGCCAAGTATATTGTACGTGAGAGCGAGGACGGCGCTATCTTAATAGATCAGGAATATGATGAGATCCCTGTTGGATGGAAGAAATCTCCTTGCGATCTTGAGAACCTTCGTGACAGGCATGTATCTTACTACGATCAGTGTTATGTCACGGAGAACGATAAACGGGTTAAGATCCATAATATTGTTATATATAACTCTTTAGGATATGAGTGGTATCATTTCTATGAGGTTACGCAGTCAGAGGATGATAAATATGAGGTAGGCGATATTAACTCCTCTATGATTGATAAATGGAGTAGGGTTGAGTGTGAGATGCCTGATATGGAGAATCGGTTCTTGGATACGACAGATACCTGCTATGATACAGGGAATGGAACGGTTAAGATAAGGCGTCAGGAGTCTATTGACTATAAGCTTAATGTCCGGGAGTTTGATTATAAGATCGTGGAGTCAACCGATCCTGATCATCCTACCGATACCACCCCTACCCAAGATACGGTTAGTGGCTGGACGGTAATAAGCTGTGACCTTAATATCATGGAGGTAGATGACTGCTATGAGGTTGGTGGTCATAAGATACATTTGAAGGGATTCAGGACAGTCAATCCGGCGTTGCAGGATATTAAGTCTATATTGTATGTCGTGTACTCTGATCATCCTGATTATAATGTAGGTGATGAGCTTACGTCTATACCGGATGGGGCTAAGGTCACGATCTGTGATTATGCGGATAAAAGCCAAAGGCATATGGTCCCGGTGCGCGAGTGCTATGAGGTAGCCGATGGCCGGTTCTATGTGGAGGGAAGCAGGTTGGTGGATAACAATATGGTCGTTGAGCGGATGTCGGTGATGGTGCTGGAGTCATCCTCCCAGACCTACCCGGTAGGTACGACGCTGACCTCCATTCCTGTTGGCGCTACTATCGTGGCTTGTTTATGTCAAACTTGTTAATCCGTGATGTTATGGTAAGAACATGCAATGATTATTATATGATCGACGCCATGGCTGGCGGTGAGGTCATAAGGAAAAGGAAATATCGTCGTGAGAATACGATGATCGGATATAAGTGGTATGATTATAATGGGGTTGAGGTTATCGACCCCATTGAGATATCACGTCTTGATAGTCTGGCCACCAAACATCAGCGTGTGGATCAGGCTTACGATGACCATGCTGTTTTCATGTCATCAACCAACTACGTTAATAGCGTATCTGGTATACCTATGGACAAACATATGGTTGTAGTCGAATGGAGGCCGGAAAGCGAACAGGGGTTTGTTACGATGGCTCATGAGCAAGGTCTGGAAGGTGATAGCTATTATATCGTTGTCATCAATACAGGTGATAAGCAAGCCACGATCTATACTCCGGTAGACCCGGAGGAGCCAAAAGAAGGCGCTACCCGTGCCGAAGATGACGCCAGCGTCTCTGTTGGAGGATCGTACGTATCTATATCTCCAAGGCAAGTGGAGAGAATAAGAGTCACGTTTAGGGGCGGGAAGTGGTATTATGAGCTGGTGACTAAAACATATCCTAGCAATACCGGTGGTATTAAGATCGGTGACGTGGATTTCGTTACGTTCAGATATTTGTGGGACGAAAGTTCAGGAAGGGATTTGGATACCATGACAGAGGCTCTTAACTCGAATGTTCCTACCATAGATAATTTAGGCGTAGGATTCGCTGGTCCAGGTAATAATGACGATCATGTAAGAAGCGTACTTAAATGGGGAGGAGACAATACCGGATCAGGCAAGGAATGTGTATGGATGTCGGTAAAGGATCTTCGTGCTCAATATTATGATATATTACCTGAAGAGACTCAGTTTATAGCCTACTCCACATGGTTTGGATCCAAAGGTACTGGTAAGTGTTCTTTTGAGCTTGTAGGGTATAAGGGCGGTACGATGAGACAGGATGGGTATAACTTTATCAATACCGGAGGATCTGTCGTGTATCAAAACACATATGATTTTATATGCAATACTAGTAAGGGGGCAAGTACATATAAGACTTCTTATCAGAAAGTAGCCCGTATTACTTATAATAAGCTCACCAATGAGGTCTATATGTCTATAGGCGATGCTATAGATCAGGAGGATAATTATGATAAGCTGGAGCGGGAGATCAATAATATAAAGGAAAGACTTAGCGATGTCGAGAGCGAGTTGGCTGTCGTAAGACGTATAGCCGAGGGTAAGAACACGGCGTATATCTTTGATACGGTCGATGCCATGAATGAGTGGCTGGCGGTCCCGGAGAACACGGCTAAGCTCCGTGTGGGGGACAGCTTCTGGATCAGGGAGCAGGATGTTCCTGATTATTGGTGGGATGGAACTCAGGCTTTAGAGCAGGAAGGTCCGAAGGTGGATTTGTCTCCTTATTATACGAAAGATGAGATTAATAATATTGTTAATGATATCAACCAGAAGATAGAGGATAAGAGTACGTCGATCATCTTTGATACCTATATCCAGATGAAGTCTTTTGTAGATGATCCTACCAATGCCGACAAGCTTAAGGAAGGTACCATCTTGTTGATACGAGAGAAAAACGTACCTGATTATTATTACGATGGAGCTGGGATAGTTAAGATGGAGGCTGACGTAGAACAATGTCTTTACGTTACTTTAGCCAATAAGCCTACGGAAAGCACCGTTAGTTATACCCAAGATCGGGAGGTGACTAATTTCACTCCTGGAGCTATAGCTAGATGGGTTGACGCTGACGGTAATGACGTGTTCTATAAGCTTGTGGAGGTAGTAGGAGGCAAGGCTAAGTGGATTACCCTTATCGATACTAAATACGGTAATGTGACGCTACAGAGCACTTATGACAAGAACTATGAGATCGTGAATATCGTATCTGGATCACGTTTACAAGCTATAAATAGCGATAAGGATGAGATTAAGTTCGTTAATAGCGCTACCGGTAATGTTACTGTCGTGTTTAACGCCACGGTATCAGGAGGAGCCAAGAAACTTACGAGCCTGTTGGCCGTGAACGAGGTGGTCCTTACGCCTGGGGCGGCGGCGTCCTTCACCCGTACCGGCGAGACCTTCACCCTCTCCGATCTTTTTGGCGTTACGATCTTCCCGGATCTGGCTGATTCCAACCGTGAGGGAGAATGGGTGATGAGCGTAGGCGTAACCGGAAAACCGATCCTTATGGAGGTAAAGGAGATGAGGAAATGGGATGAGAGTATTGTCAGGGAACTTACTATTGATGAGCTTAACGAGAAGTTCCCTAACGTGGATATCGGGTTCGCTGTCGTATGCAAGACCATCAACAAAGTATATGAGATGGTTAACGGGTACAAGGAATGGGTGTCTTATGATATAATATCAATAAATTAAGAGTATGGCTTTTTTAGCAGGATACGATACGGTAGCATCCTATGTCACGTTTATAGTGAATGAGGATAGGTTCCCTTGTTTTGATGGCAAGGGCGCTGATTATATACCCGATCCGATAATATTAGCGGATGCTTTTAATCGCAATCTTAGGTTCTCGACATCTAAACCGGGATTCGTGGACGTTGATTGGGGGGACGGGACAAAGGATCAATATCCTTTAGTTAAGGTATCTGATGGTTTTTATAGGATTGTATTCAGGTCTCTTGACATTGAGTATAAGAAGAATCCGGATGATACCGTATGGTGGTATAAGAAAGAGGATGGCTCACAATACATACCGGTTCCCCCACATAAGTATAGCGATATCAGGCGTAGAGAGGTTACGATGAGGTTCTCTAACGTAATTGATAGGGAATTTAATATGGATGGTATTGTCCTTCATGAGTTCCCTATAGTTAATCTTCCTGATATATCTCATTTGTATACGACTAGATCCGTTTTAAAAAATGGGGATATCCCATATGACAGGATAAGCAAGAGCGTTAATCTTCGTAATATAAGTATGGGATCTTTTATTCATCCTGGCGTATGGAGTAATTGGCCGGAAGGTTTTTTAAATATGAAAAACCTGAGGTATTTCGGATGCAATAGCGTTTTTAACTTCGGGGATGATCCTGATTCTAATTGGAGAAGATTCTCGGAATGGGAGAATCTTACTGATTTTAACTTCAATTGGTGTAACATTCCTTCTTATGATCCGGCTTTTAATTCTATTCCAGCAAAAGGTATAAGCATTATAAGCGATCGGGATAATATACCTGTATTTGATGAGGTGGATAAGGTTGGAGATGATAAGGTAAGAGTTACCTTTATGGGTGGTGGTAGCTCATGGAAACAAGATCTGGTAGGAGGTAAGTTGAATAAGATTCAGGGCACGTATTGTAATTCAGGCACGGTGCCGGTAGATGATCTTCCGGATTGGTTGTATGAGGTAAGGGAATTTAGGATATGGACTTTGAATGATGGTAGATTTATAAATACGCAGGAGAGGGCTGATACATTCGTAAATACATTTTATGATAAGATAATGTCGTGGAGTTATATAACGATGTCACAGACGGCTTCTGACGGTAACAGGAATCAGTTTTATAAACTTACCTTAGATTTATATGCTGCCGTAATTCCTACCAACAAGAGACCATCTGGCGTTTATCAGGCTCCTGATGGGTTTGTCAAGGGGGTTAGTAATGGTAATCCTACGACACCTATGGAGAAGGTGTATGTGCTTACCAACAACTACGGGCAGACGTGGATCTTGGCGCCTGCCCCGGCTTCTAAGGCCGCCCTTACGAGGGCACGGCGGGCTGGGAAGGCCAGGATCACCCCGTTCGTTCTTGGCGTAAAGGACGGGCATGTATCCGTGTTCAGCGGAGATGTGTTAGATGAAAGCATGTCCAAGTACAGTTTTGCCGATAAATACGAGGCTATAGATATATGTAGTAATCTAGGGCTTGATAGTTCACCTGTTGTCGAGTATTTTAGAAGAATAGAGGAGGGAGAGGTATGAAGTTGATATGTAAGGATACGAATAAAGGGTCTATAACCTTTTTTACTAAAGGCAAATACGCTTTTAGGGGAGTTAACAGGAATGATACTACTGATGATGTGCCTGATCCTATATTGGATGGTAATAATTATAATGAGATTATAGGATTTTATTCTAATGCTCCCGGCATGTGCGAGGTTGATTGGGGAGATGGGAATAAAGAGCAATTCCCTTTTGTAAAGGCTAGGAGTGGATCTATATATGGTCAATATAGGTTGATGTTCAGGAGAAGGGATATAAGTTATCGTAAGAATCCCGACAGTCACCCATGGTGGTTTTATAAGGATGACGGGAGTGAGTATATCCCTGTCCCCAATCATACTTATGATGATGGCATGGATAAGGAGCGTGTGATATCCATGTCTTTTACCAATGATGTTACGAAGATGGAATCCTATAGGATTATGATGGTAGGTTTCCCTATACTTGATATGCCTAGCCTTATCAATATAATTATAAGTATTCCTGGGGATCGTACCATAACAGATATACCAAAGGATAGGATAATGAGATCGGTAAATATAGAGCGTATAACATTAAGTGAGTTTGGTGTGGATACGTTGACGTCCATCCCGGAGGATTGGAATAGACTAACTAAATTGAAAGGTCTGAATTTGTCCAAGTCTATTGACTTTAGTGATACCGAAGCTTCCAATATAAGGAAATTCCCTTCCATGTGGCCTAATTTGGAGATATTGCATTTAGCTGGTGGAAGGGTTAGGGTATATCCAAGGGAATGGCTGTCTTTTAGCAAGCTAAGAGAATTATATATATCCCCGGGAGTGGCTATGCCATCGTTTGATCCTAATACATGCCCGGCTATGGATGAGGTGGATAGGATAAATTCTAGTTTAAAAATTTTCAGTCATATAAACAGATGGTATGGATCCGTTGTAAGTTGGCATCCGTATATGAGTGGTAAGGGGTTGGAAAACATTGAGAGTCTCGACGCTTCACATAGTTATAGTAATATAGATGTAAGTAATCTACCGGATTATATATATGAGATGAGGTCTATGAATAGCTTTTATATGCATTTCTGCGTGTCAACCCAAAGTCGATGTGATACGTTTATATCAACATTATATGATAAGGTAATGGGATTTAATTATCTCACTATGTCCTCCTATGCTTCTGATGGCGAAAGGAATCAGTTTTATGGATTGTATTTAACTATGTATTCGGCTTCCAGTCCTGTTGATAAAAGACCTAGTGGCGTATTACAGGCACCTTCTGGTTTTATAAAGGGTCAGTCTAATGGCTCTCCGTCGACTCCTATGGAGATGGTTTATGTGCTTATGAATAATTATAGATGGAGGTTTAGTATGGCGCCAGAGGCTTCGGTGTTAAGGTCAATACGATCTTCTGATATTGACACGAGGTCGTATAAGCCATATAAGCTTATCGTATTTGACGATGGGCGTACCTTTGTAGGCAATGGAGATGTTTTAGCTCATGATACGGATAAGGTATTATCGTTTGGGGGTCAACCAGAAGGGGAGTATTTATGTGATTCTATGGGATTGGACAGGAATGTTATTGTAGAATATTTTAACAAGATAGGTAATGGCTAAGACATTATATAAATATGAGGCTTCATCAAATAAGTTCGTGTGGTTCACTACATGGGACAGGGCACTTAGAAATTTTTATACCGATGATTATAATTATGTACCTGAACCTGTCGTTGATAATCCTTTTAATACGTTTGTTGAGTTTAGATCCAGAAAGCCCGGTATGGCTAATGTGGATTGGGGGGATGGAATAAAGGAGCAGTTTCCTATGACCAAGGTTCAAGGGCAGGATAATTATCGTATTATATTCCGTTCTTTGGCAATACAACACAGGAAAAATCCCAATACTACGTGGTGGTTCAGGAAGGAGGATGGATCGCAATACGTACCTGTGGATAATCATGCTTACGCTGATGGGAGGAGGGACGTACAACGGGCTGTGTCGATAGATTTTACTTGTGATATTTATTATGCCAATATTCAAGCTTGTAAGATGACGGCTTTCCCGATCGTAGATATTCCAGGTCTTGAATTTTTGGTCGTATCGCATACGATGTATGTTAATGATGGCATACCGGTAGATAAATTGTCGAGATCTAATAAATTAATTTATATAGAGCTTTCAAATGTAGGGCAAAGAATGACTGAAATGCCTGAGGCTATAACTAGTAAGACTGAGGTGTATTATTTAGGTATGTTTAATATGCTTGATCTTAGGGATATAGAATCTAGCGGGATAAGGAATATAAAGAATATGAAAAATCTTCAAACCCTTGAATTGTCTTCATGTTATTTGGATAGGTATATAAAGGAGTTTAATGATCTTCCTAAATTAACTTCGTTGGATATAACTCCAGCCCCTTCTGATATGTGGAATTATTTTGATATAAATACCCTTCCTTCTTTCGAGGTAGATAAGATAAATCCTAACATTACTGATTTTGCTTTTTTAGATGACTGGATGAATGGAGAAAGGAGGACGGGTTGGAATGATGATAATATGTCTGGAAGGGGATTGGAGCATCTTACTAGTTTCATTGCAGCTAATAGCAATAGTCTTAGAATGGATAAGCTTCCGGATTATATTTATGAGATGAGGGCTATTACACGGTTTAACGTTAATGCATCCACTCATAGCCAAAAAAGATCAGATGATTTCGTGAACTCTTTCTACGACCTTGTTGTAGGATGGGATCAGATTACTATGACATCCGTGGCTAAGGATGGGAAGAGGAACCAGTTCTATAGTCTTTCGGTAAGCATGTATAATGCTATTTATCCAACCGAAAACCAGCGTCCTTCCGGCACGGAGCAGGCCCCCGAGGGATTCGTGAAAGGCCAGTCCAACGGGTCTCCCGCTACACCTATGGAGAAGATATATGTGCTAAAAAATAACTATGCCCAGAGATGGACGATTAAACCAGAATAATATTATGAATATCAATATTTTAAAACTAAATTGTGGGGGGGGTAAAATCCTATTTGCCTTATGATGAGAAGAAGGATGTTACCCAAAAGGAAGGTAATAGAGGTATTCGAGGAATTATCTCCTCAGGATAATGGATATTGGACGGTTCCTGATGGGGTCTATGAGGTTGAGTTCGCGTTGGTCGCCGGAGGTCTTAATGGAGAATATTCCGATGTATATAATGCCGGGAGTGGAGGTAACGGAGGTGGTGTACTGACTGGGACTATACCCGTAAATCCAGGTGTTACATATAGGGTGGTTGTCGGAGATATAGGTGGTGATAGTATATTCGGTATATATCAGGCTATTGCCGGCAAAGGTGGAATAGGCGGATATGGAGTTAAAGGGGATGGCAATGATCCTTCCCCGGGAAATCCAGGGCAAGATGGATCATATGTTTTTAACAACAAATATCCTGACCGATATCCTTATCCTATGGGCGCTGGTGGTGGATCGGGGGCTTATACAAGAGGATGGAATATGGGCTTTTTATCCGGAGGGAAAGGCGGAAATCACGGGGGAGGTGATGGAGCTGGAGTCGAGGATATTGAGGGTGTTATTATTAATGGCAAAAATGGAGGTAATGCCACTTATTATGGAGGTGGTGGAGGAGGAGCCTCTAAAGCTTCTAATAGTGGGGCTACGAGCGGTCGAGGAGGATCAGGTTATCGTGGTATTGTTATTTTACATTATTTTAAAAATGGATGATATGGATAGGAATGATATTATAAAAGAATTAGGTTCTTATTTTGATATAGTTGAATTGGTGTGTCCTCATACATACAATAAGTGGAAGGATAGATCGTGGCAGTTTCTTGATACTGCGTTTCTCCATAATCTTCTTATATTACGGAGGGATATAATCAAACAGCCTATGTATTGTAATAATTGGGACAAGCAGGGGCAGTTTTCCCAACGTGGTCTTAGATGCAACATCTGCCAGATAGTTAAGGATAAGAAAGATGTTTATCTATCCGCTCATGTGTTGGGTAAGGCTGGGGATTTCGATGTCAAGTCAATGACGGCGGAACAGGCTAGAGGCTTGATCTTGGATCATCAAGATATGTTACCATATCCTTTCCGGCTTGAAGGGAAGGTGGGTTGGTTACATTTTGACAGCCTTGATACGAGGAACGGTATACACGCCGTGGTGTTTTAGATACTTAACGGTATAGTGGTTAACTTTGCGTATAGGGTATAAAATGAAAGACAAAGACATGATAGAGCGAGTAGGGGCTTTGTGGAATATTGCGCTTGCGTATGGTGCCTCTTGTTGGGCTTACTTCCAGCCAGTGCATCATTTATTGACCGTATTACTTATAGTATTAATAGCGAATTTTTTGGCTAGGTTAGCGCAAAGCGTAAGGGGCTGGAAGCTCCGTAGAAGCCGTAGGAGGAGGTTTAGTTTCAAGAGATGGTTTAGGGAGGTCAGGTTTACTGATATTCTTAAGGAGTTCGCTTTGTCTTGTTTTATAGTAATGACATTATGTGTTATATATAAGACGTTATACCCGATCGAGGAGGAGGCTAGCATGATACTTACCGTTACCAAATATGGGGTGTATATAGCCCTTGTTGGATATGTGATGCTTTTCTTGAATACGATAGGGGATACTTTCGCTGACGCTTATTTGGTTAAGGTATTCAAGGCCGTGTTTAAGAGGATAAACGTATTCAAGATGTTTGGCTTCTCTAAAAACATACCTGATGAGACGTTTGACGATATAAAGAAAATTGCGGATGATGAGGTTAAGGATAAGTCTTAGGGCGATTTTTTGTTTAGGTCTGTCGCTGTCCCTGTCCTCTTGCGGAAGCAGGAGGCAGGTTAGCGAAACGTCTATTGATAGCCGGTTGATCAGCAGGATAGAGACGATGATAGATGAGGTCATGGATCGGAAGATCGTAGAGATCAAGACATCTGATCTTAATGCCGATATTGTTATAACGGAGAGAGAGTTCGATACGGACAAGGATGTTGATCCTACCACGGGGGAACGGCCGGTGTCCTCGCAGACAGATACCCATATCGTCATTGGCCGGCGGGACAGCACGGTGACGGCTGATTCCCTTGGCATTGATAAGACGATTACCGGTGTTAAGGATATTGACAAGAAGACAGACATCAAGCATAAGGACGTAGATGATAAGAAAGAATCAAAATGGCCAATAGCTGTCACATCAATTAGCGTGTTGTTGATATTATTGGGCTTAATATATTTACTAAAAAAGATGAAGGTTTTATGAGACGAAGAATGATTGAATATACTAGGGGGGGGGGATTGACGATCATACTAGATTCTTAATGAGATTCAATGGTAATTTTAAGGTAGAGGGGAATCCTACTCCCTCTGGCGACCTCTTTATAGCCAATAATGGCAATCTTATCACCGATGGCTCAATACAATGTGTCCAATATAACGAAAAGGATCCTTTTCTTTATACTATCATAAACACCAAAGAATCGTTATTGCCTGAGCTATTTTATGACGGTCATCCATTTACTATAGACTTTTGGTATAAGTCAACCAATCTTGTTACAAGTTGTTTGGTTGAGCATGAATATCCTAATGGTATTTTTTATTTTGGTGTAGTTTTAACAGGTACTGGTTTTTATTTTTTATTTCAAGCTCAACAAGCTGGTTGGCATGTTGATAGAGTTGAGGCAAACAAATGGTATCATATAGCTATAGTCAGAAGCAGTAATGAATATGACATATTAAGATGTTTTGTTAATGGTATACTTATTATTAATACGAAAACCAATAATACGCTTTCCCTTAGGTCTTATAACCTAGGTATTAATACACGAGGTGATGGTATGGATAACGGAAATTTTATGATGGACGATTTCAGGATAAGTGATATAGCTAGATGGGAGTCAGATTTTGAACCTCCAAAAAGAAAGGGATTATGATCTACCATAATCCCCTACATTCATCCTTACCCACGTATCAACCAAAACCAAAATGAGGTCAGTCCCGGATTCGAACCGGGGTATATGGTTTTGCAGACCACCGACTAAACCACTCATCCAACCGACCGTGACGCGAATATAAAGATTTTATTTGACCAGATAACTTAATTGACCATCTTTTTAACTAACAACTTTCCTTAAAGCCAAATAGTTCTTATTTAACTTCTGGAACCGTAGAGATAATTGTATAGACAAGTATTGTTTTTAGGTGACTCTTGCTGGAAGCCAATAAACAAGGTGGCGGCGTCATGGCGTGGGGCTGGTGGCTGCCTTCCATGGCCGGCCAGGAGCGGAGCGACTCACGACCAACCCTGCCGATTCCCTTTGGCACTTCACGCTTTAGCGCAGAAAAGAAGTAAACATATAGGATCATTATGTTTAAAGATAGTAGTCATCTGCCAAATAAGATCGAATGTAAGGATATAGTAAATATCTCAATAATACAATCATAAAGAGTCTTGAGTGGGATTATTAAGATCTTTATCTGCCAACATACTACTCATTTTTAAATTAATGTTTTTTGGATGTCTACTTTAGATAATAAAAGGCGTTAGCTAACATCATTTCATTAATAGGGTTATTAATTAGAAATTGGTAAGAATTAAATAAAGGAATGCTTTATAATGAGATTTGCTTCAGAAAGAGGCGAAGCTTCTTATTACACATGTCACAAAATGGACAACTGTGTTTCAGCAAGTTATGTTATTAATGAAATAATAATGGTGATATATGGGAAAATTAATTCATCTTATTCTTTTAAAGGTCTTATATTTTGCTTATATTTGAAGTGGACAAAATATGAACAATATGAATTTCGACTTGAATTATATAAGGAAATGCTCTTCTATGATAAAGGAATTTCCGGTGTATACCGAGGCTGAGAAGAAGCAGGTAGATGAGGGGCGTACTTGCATTAAGCTATCTAAAGGTCAGCCTATATATCCGCGTAATTTCAAGAAACGTAGAGATACTTTCGCTGGCGCTGATTATACCACGGCTAATCCTAGGAACATCAGTCCTGATGATATTTATATACCTCCCTACTTTAGGCTTAAGATTATTATGGCTAGGTAGTTATATACAATTTTACATCAAAACAAAGTTATATACATTTATACGGAAATCCGTACCGGGTTCCACCAAAACCCTCTACCTTCTGGTAACGTAGTTACATCGAAGGATTCTTTTGATTTTCTTATAATATTAAATGCCCCGTTGATATCAGCATTGATAATCGCTCCAGACCTGGTTCTGAATAAACCCCGTTTGGAGCGATTACCTTTGTAAGAATCATGCTTTACCGGTTTCTCATTGTCTAAGAAACTACATTTGGATGTATATGATTCTTCTACAATACTAACATTAATGCCTTCTAACTCACATTTATAGGAAATCATACTGATCAAAGTATTAAAAGGTATAGAAACAAAATTCTGGTTATTTCGTTTCCCGATATTGATCTCTTGTTTCCAGCATCGGTTATGACCGATTATGATCGTATTAATGCCATTGGAAACTACGTGATTAACCAATATCCTACTTGCTTTATGCAAATAATCTTTGATCTTGTTATTCCGTTTGTTAGTTAATGAAATGATTTGTTTCGAAACATATTTGTTTTTACCTAATTTAGATTTTAAATATGCTAAACGTTTATTATAATACTGGTTAATAGACTTCAGTGGTCTGCCATTTATGATAAAACAAGATCCGGTGTTTGAAACACATGATGCTAAGTTGTTAAGACCTATGTCAATACCAAGGTATTTACCGTTATCACCAAGTCTTTCCTTTTCCTTTTTGTTATAAACGATCTCCAATGAAATAAATCCGTTTTTAGGAACGAATCTAAGTTGTTGAATATTTTGTTTGTTGGTACGGGTTGTGAAGGAAAATTGCTTTGGTAGTTTAACAACTCCTTGTTTTATCCATTTTTGTGAGAATGCTATGGTAGTAAATACAGCCATAAACAATCCATCCTTATCAAGATACTTGGGAATCCTAACTGGTTCAGAATACTCACCTCTGTTTTTCTTATTAAGAAGATTGAAAAAAGATTTGAAGTTTCTATCAACCATCATAAGAACCTGTTGTGAAACAGGCGTAGGTAGAGCTCTATAATCTGGATCATTTTCATCCCTTAGCTTCTTTTCAAGGGAATAGTAGTTTAGGTATTTGTATTTTACTGTATTGTCATCCTTGTATTGGAAATAATGTTGCCTAACAACATACAAACCTTTATTGTATAAGTTTTTACACTTATGCAATAAATCCATCAGTTCCTTGTAGTAAGGAGAAGATGGCTTGATTGTATGTTGTTCGACTAATCTCATGTTGCAAATGTACGGATTTTTATTTATATATAAAATAAATTGGTCATATTTGTGGTGTAAAGATGTATATAATTGCCTATGGCTATTATCATCAACTTTGATAGAGCTATAGTGTTTAATAGGATATCTGATAAAGATTTTAAGCTAGGTATGACGTACCGGTTTATCTATGAGTATGTAGGATCGTTTAAGTGTTTTGAGAAGGCTTATAAGATGATATCGATGGTAGTTGATAGCGAGTTGTCGATCATGAGATCAATCGGTGATTATAATTATAAGTGGAATATTCGCAAGGTTTATCCATCATGCTTTGTAGGCAAGGCTAAGTTCAGGTATATTGGCGGCGAGGACAATGCACCTGTAAGTTCAAAGGGGAGGGCTAATAAAGCTAGAAGAGCCGCTGTTGACTACAAAGTTATGATTATGGTGAATATCATAAATACCAGATCTGCGAGTAAGATAAGGAAGATGATTGACTCTGATGGTAGTCTTAAAAACAATGGTAAAAGGTTTGACGGTAGGAATGATAAAGTTCTTTTCAGTATATTCAATAGTCATTTGATTCACGAGGGGTTTAAGGAAGTTAAAACCTCGTCCTTATATAAGTACTTGAAAGAGGCCTTAGATTTTTTAGGTGTAAGTCTATTAGAGTTAAGATCTATTGCTGATAGAGCTATTTCTGACATAGAGGATGGCAAGGAAGGATATGAGCCTGGCCTATGCTCTTATGATGACTGTTTTGATATTAATTCTTTTGTGGAGGATTCGTGATGAGTAGCTTTAGTATCATAAGAGGTGGAGATATGTCCATCGTATTTAACCACGATAATAATATGTTTAATATCCAAGAGCTATCGGATTCCATTGGATGTAAGAATATACTGTCATCTGTCGTAAAAGATCCTTTGAATGGGTCGATGTATGTTATTAAAGAGATATCCGATCAGAAGTGGGGAGATATAGTGGCTTTGGTCAGATTCGGATGTTTGTTGAATAAGTCTCTCGTAAAGGAGATAGTCGTCAAATCTATAAGATTGTGGGTAGATATTTGTGGTATGTCTTACAGCGATATCAAATCATCTACATCCGATCCTATATACAATACGTTCCTTTTTAACGGCTATATGTCTTTGGCTGGGGATAATCCTGACCTCAAAAAGTTTATCGTGTCTCTTAGGAGTAGAATGCTTAGATATGATCTCACATGCTTATGTCTTTATTTAGCTATGTCTATGGCTATCAATGGAGGTATAATTCTAAGCGAGCAGGATCTTCTTGATGCTCTTATCTTATAGCCTCGTTTGTTTTATCGATCAAATTAGTATCTTTGTGAAAAAGATACTAAGATGAATCAGATCAATATCATACCGAAGATAATTCATGATAAGTTTGCCGCTAGGATTATCATGGATGATTACGATATAGAGAAGCCTATCGTAATTACTGTCGTAGCTAGGCGTAACGATGGTGAGTATAATACCCAGATATTGACATACCCGACATCGGGAGTCGATTATGAGGGTAATGTAAGGATGGTGTTTTTTGATGTCGCTAGGTCTCATGTTTGTCAGATAACATCGGTGTTTATCAACGGTCATGAGGTTAAGACATATTATACCGATATCCCGGATCTTGATATGCAAGCCCGTTATGACGATAGCTTATGCCGGTACGATAAGAAGGTTAATATGAATGATATTCGGCTGTCATTTCAGGTGCTAGAGACACGTGATCCCAAGGTGTTGCAGGTTCTGGATGAGTCCGAGTGGGGGCTACTGGAGGACAGGAAGGCGATCATCGAGATCACTACGCCGGGCATGTCCGACCCCGCTACGTTGTTCCTTGGCAAGAATCAGGTCAATACCTTTACTAGCCTAACATTAGGCCTCAATTGCTTTAATTACGATGATTGTAATGTCAAGTACCTTGATCTACCTGATGGTATATATGATATCAAGATCATAGGTAGCCCTTCTACTTACAACTTCAGTCGCAAGTATCTTAAGACGGATCTTATACGCAGACGTCTTGATCGGCTATGGATTAAGACTGATATCTTATGCGAGGACAAGGATAAGGATCTTATAAATAAGATACAGGAGATGGAAACACTTATGGTCGTGGCTGAGGCTAACGTCAGGCTGGATAATATAGAGGCGGCTCATGAGATCATTGATCGTGTAGGAGAGCTTCTTGAGATGGCTACTAATTGCGTGGATTGTTGAATTTTAAAGATATAATTATGGGTTGTAATACTTGTAAGGAAAAGGCGTTAAAGGCCGAGAGAGAAAGGATTGAGAGAAGTATGATGAATCGTCCTTCTTCTACCGTTGTTAGCGATAGGGAATATGCTTCTAGAAGCACCGCCGGTTGTATGGTCATGCTCGATCCGTTGAAGACAATGGAGCGTGACGTGGTGAGCATATACAAACAGACCCGTACCATAGGTGACGTGGGTATCGTCTATCTCAACATGCAGAAGAAGATCCGTGAATGGATCAAGAACCTGCCATATGGATGCCCGCCTGATGAGGAGGTACAGGAAATGAGAAAGGAGATACTCGATGGGCGCGCAAAGTATATCAAGCCTTGATAGATCAGATCTATGTAGGGTCGTAGACGAATGGTTATCTTGTCAGTGGAGTAGATATATGAGATATCATAGGTACAGGATCGGGGACAAGCCCGATATATCTTATTGGGGCAAGATAATTCGTCTGCAAAGGTCATTATGCGATAATGATTGCGGGTTATGCCCGGATGAGGTAAGATCGTTAAAGGAACGTGTTAATAAGTTGCTGGCATGAAAAAATATAACTGTTCACATATAACTCCGTCCACTTGCGTACCCTACGAGGGTGATCTCCCAGAGTGGTCAAAATATAAGGACTCTGATGAGTGTGTTATGGTCTCCGACGTGATAGAGGAGATATACGAAGAGCTAACCCGTATCAGGGAGGCTATAGACGTCCGGGATCTTGGTGAGTCTTGCGTGAAGGTAAGTGGCGATAAGACTGTGGCTAAGGTGCTTTATGCGCTGGAAGATAAGATTTGTAATGGATGATAAGCCAATGGAGAAAAATCGACATTGGTGATAATCAACGGTATGGATATTTATTTATGAGGTGCTATTAGATATTGAGTATCTGTTAATCAAGTATCCAATTTGTAAGGGGTCTTCTAAACAAGTAGGTTAGATAGATACTCTTGTAAGTTGTAAAGTATCTTTATGCGTTGGATATAAAAAATAGCCAATTGATTTGTCATAGACGATTCAATTGGCTATTTTTGTATATCCATCATATCTCACGATATAATGGATATAGGTTATTTATTATGAGTGCAAATATAATTATTTCCAATGATTCTACGAAGGCTAGTAGTGGAATTTTGGCGTCCAGATCCAACGAAAAAGGATTATCTACAATATTTAGCTACAATGGTAGTGATATAACTTTCAAAACAGAGAACGGTATTACTTATGTGAATGCTACCGAAATGGCGAAGCCGTTTAAAAAGAGACCAAATGATTATTTATCGTTATCTTCTGTAAATGAGTTAATTAATGCCATTACCAGAAAATATGGTAATGCTGATTTTCAGCCTGTTACGATTATCAGGGGTACGGTTAATCCTGGCACATGGATGTGTGAGGATCTGGCTTTAGATTTCGCTCAGTGGCTTAGCGTTGATTTCAGGTTATGGTGCTTGGACAGGATTAAAGAGCTTCTCACTACAGGCAAATGCGTGATTCCTGATTTTAATGATCCTCCCGCCGCTGCTGAGGCTTGGGCTAAGGAATATCGTGGCAGGGTTGCCGCCGAGAAGCTGGCGTTAGAGGAGAAGGCTAAAGCTGAGGAGGTGGCTAAGGTTCTTGAATCGAAGAGAGAGGATATAGAGTTTTCCGAGTCATTTATCATGTCTGGAGAGTCAGATTTGCTGATAAGGGATTTGGCCAAGAAACTTGAGCAGAATGATATAATCATAAGTGATAGATGTCTACGTGATTTTCTTGTTAAGATAAAGATAATAGTCAAAAGGGTTAAGGTTAATGGAGATTGGGAGATTACGGCTAATGCTGTAAGGAAAGAGTTTGCTCATTATCGTGATAAGAATATATGCACCGAATCTGGTAAGGTTATATATGCTAGGACTATTTACATAACAGGCAAGGGATATAAATACATATTGTCATCTATAAATGGTAGCAAGAAAAGTGATTTCATATTGTGTGGAGGTATGTTTAGGGACTATGGGGTGTTTGCCGGATCGGAGTCGTTTAATCACTGGAATAATTAATTCCATTTTTGCCCAAAAATTGATAATCAGGTAACTGCGTATTTGCATTTACGGTTATGTGTCTCATATCGGTAAAATATTTATCTTTGTGACAAAGTGAATTACGATGATATATGGAAATAAAGAAATAGTACGGACGTTCACCAGAAACAACCCACCTGCCGGGTACGTGGGCGGCTCTGTTGACTACCGGGTCCCGGCCGATGTTTATTTTGGCGATACGCAGGAGGAGGCTGACAGCAAGGCTGAGGATGATATCAAAGCTAATGGTCAGGACTACGCCAACACATATGCCGACATAATACCGTCCGTATGGTATAATGATCAGGTATGCGATGAGTTTATTAAGAACAATTGCGTAAGCGGTAAGGGATCCAAGGAACAGATATGTGTAGAGAAAGGTAGGTTTGTGTCATACGTATCCAAGAAAGACGCCAATGATAAGGCTAGGGCGGAGCTGGGACGGATCGGGCAGGGGGAGACCAACGCCGTTGGGACATGCTGTAAGGACTGGGCCTCACAGCCTCTTCGTGGCGTTTTCTACAAGAACGATTGTGAGGCTGGGACATCAGGTAAAGAAGGTATTGTGTATGAATTGCCAGCCGGAGCCGTCATATCCGATATATCCCAAATTGATGCTGATACGTTAGCTTATAGGAAGTTCATGAAAGAAGGACAGGAGAAGGCTAACTCCGAAGGTAGTTGCTCCCCTGTATTCTATAATACTACGATCGGTGATTGGTTTGAGAAGGTATGCCCGTTTGGATATAAATCAGGTAGGGTATATTATTCTATCAAAGCCAATAGGTTTAGATCATGGATATCAGTAGAGGATGCCAACGCCAAAGCCCGTGAGGTTTTGATGGTAGAGGGGCAGGAGTACGCTGATCTTAATCTTGAGTGCGAGAAATGGATTGAGAATATTGATCAAGAGGATCAATGTTATTGGTAAGAATGCGTTTGTGTTTTCCATAATGTTAGATTAGTGTTTGGAGGTAGGGGCTTATGGTCTCTACCTCTTATTGTTTCATGCGTCTCGTTGTCTTATAATCAAACCAAATAAGTATCTTTGCTAAAAACATTAATATTATTAATATGTGTAATACAGGTGGTTGTTGTCATGATCATTCGAGGGAGCGTCCTAAAGAATGCTGTCATGGCGTTAAGATAGATAGGTTTCTTAACAAATGCCCTGAGGATCCTTGTGATCCTTGCGATAGGGATTGTCAGGACGAGCCTTGTGTTGGCTATGGATGTCCTATAGTTTTATATGATAAATGCGTCTTATACTCAGGTGATGAGTTGGTGGTGGACGGTATAGAGAAAGGCACTGATATCTCTGTCGTTGTAGACTCATTGAGGCGTATTATAGCGTCTAGGGATAAGCAGATAGATTTATACCATCGCGAGGTTCTGGATTTGAAGAAAATTATAAACGAGCTTGTCAACGCCGGTAATGGCGGTGGCGATAGCGGAACTGAAGAGGAGGTATGGTAACAATGAATGGTTGTAACAAGAAACAATACAGGCCTACTGTAGACGATACGAAAGTACCGTGCTCTACGTACATGAGTACCGATTGTATTTATCCCGGTGATAAGGTACGTGTGGAATCATTGGGATTATCCCCTAATTGCGATATGTCCGATACCCTTAACGCTATGATAAAGGCTATACGGGACAGGGATGCTGAGATACTTGAATTAAGGAGAATGATTAATAAATTGATTTGATATGAGGAATAACTGTAATCCATGTAAGCCGGAATATAGACCGGGGAATGAATGTAGTATCTACAGTTCCCAGATCATATATGATGGTCAGTCTTTTCCTGAGGCAGATATCAGGAACGGAGATGGCATGAATAGTGTAATCGAGTCTCTGGTAAGGAAGCTGGTTGCCGTATCTGGAGCAACGGCGTCCATCCAAAGGGATTCGTTTAAGGGAGTGCAGGCCGTAAGGTTAAGATACGAGCCTCTGAATGTTCTTAGCGTGACCTACTGCGGTACTATCGTACCTAACGACGGGTATGTCGTTTCTGGTAGATCCATTAAGTTCAAGAAAAGGTATTGCATGGGCGATGAGTTCGCTGATGTTAATATCGTATATACTACATTGAATAGTAATATTTTAAATACTTCATGCTATGGCTAAGAGAGTGTATGATACGGTCTTGGCTTCCGAGTGTGACGGTTGGGTATGTGGTGAGACACTTAAGAAAGGGTCTGTCCCAGCAGACAGGTTGGAGCTTGATTCTTTTTCAGAGGCCGTCAGGGAGCTTATAGAGCGTTTTTTCGAGGAGGGATGGTTGCCGGACATGATCTGCGATCTTGGTTGTGGTGGCGCCAGCGTGTTTGAGATTAAGCCTACTAACTTCGAGTATCCTCCTGAGGGCGGTGAGCAGATTCTGGAGATTATCGTAGGCAAGAGTGATAAATGGACTATAACTCAAGCGGAATGATATGAATAATTTAAAAGATATTCTTGCTAAGATCGAGCAAGGCTCCTCATGGGTGTCCTACGACAAGATTTCCGGTACCGGTCCCGACAAGGTGGCGATCAAGGTAGAGCCGGGATGGATGGGTAGGTTGCCTAGGGAGACTTACGTAGCGGTCGAGAAAGGCAAGGTAACGAAACTCGCTACCATAACCCAGAAGGGTATGGAGCGGGTGAGCGTGGATCCGGCCAATATCATGTTTGACATGGAGGGCGGGACGGCGGTCATCAACGCCAAGCTTAACTCCGCCTCGGTCAAGGCCTCCTGCCTTACTCTTGGTGGTTCGGTAAGTAAATGCTATATGGTGTCTATGAACGTCAACGGGCTATCCGTTAAGATACCTGACGAGGATAGCAGATACGTGGTGTACGCCGATCCTGAGGATCCGGGAGCCACTGACCTGTATGACGCTAGCTTCGTTATAGCCATGCCTAAGAACATGGATAACGAGGAGCATCATGAGATGTTTGTCTTGAATGGCAAGGTTGTTAATATCAATCAACAGCCTAATGATATACCTTATATTATACTTGATCATGACTTTGATAACGTGACTAGTGAGAACGGTCAGGTCGTTATCGATATCAAGTCCAATACCGAGTATGATATTGAACTGGTATGTTGCACTTGTGGCGATGGCAGCGAGGAGCCGGAACCGGAACCACCCTTTAACGTGGATCCGCAAAGGTTGACGCTTAATAAGGATGGTGATACCCAGATCGTGAGGGTAGAGGCCGGAGATAATGTTTCATGGAGAATAGAGGAGGATTGACATGGCAAGGGAAGTAGATAAGAATTGCGTTGAGGGTAATTGCTTTGCCATTAACGACAAGAGCCATGGGGTAGGCGATAATAAGCTTAACATCGTATACAAGGCTAATTACACCGGTCAGATCTGTACGGCTAAGTTCCGTATAACGTCAAAGGACGGTAGTGTTGTTAAGGAGTATATGATAGCCCAAGATGCCAAGCCCGTTTATTATAATATCAAGATGGTTCAGCCGTTTACCAAGGATGACTGTCTAGCCAACCAGCACGGTTCGGTTGTCTTGTATGTGGTTGAGGAACGGACGTACAAGTCGTTTATCTCACAGGAGGACGCTGACGCTAAGGCTATGGAGGATATAGCTCTTAACGGACAGAAGTACGCTAATGAGCATGGTGAGTGTATAACTGACATCTGGTATAACGAGGAGCAAAGGAAAACCTTTATCCGTAACAATTGTGATAAGTTTAGTGACGGTCAGGAATATGTTTACATCGTTCCTGAGGGTAAGTACGTGTCTTCTATCTCTCAAGAGGACGCCGACAGGAAGGCTCTTGAGGATATTGAAAAGAATGGTCAACAACAAGCTAATCTGGAAGGTGAGTGTAAGCCTAAGGAGAATATCTATTATGGTAAGTTTAGCAAGACCTTTACCCGTAACAATTGCGACTCCACTCAATACGGAACGGAGGTTGTTGTTAACGAGACTATGGTAGAAGGCGACTTCAGGTCTATCGTCTCTCAGGAGGAGGCTAATAAGTTAGCCCAAGCCGCTGTAGAGGCTCAGGGTCAGGATATAGCTAATATCAAGGGTAATTGTGAGAAGATACCGGTATTTACCGGATCGTATTCTAAGGTATTCCAGAGAACTAATTGTCCTGAAGGTTCTACGCCTGTTGACTTTACCGTGGATGAGAAGATGTGTACCGGCTATCCGTTCACTTCTACAGTATCACAGGATGCCGCCAATAAGCTGGCGCAGGACGCTGTTGAGGCGCAAGGTCAGGCTATCACCAATGAGCGTGGCGATTGTCAGACTAACGTCTACTATAACGTTAGGATGGAGAAGACAGTCACGAGAAATAATTGTGATGAGTTCCATATCGGTCAACCTTATACTTATGTTGTAGCCGCCGGTAAGTACTTCTCTATTATCTCGCAGGAGGACGCCGACAATAAGGCCAAGGCCGATCTTGAGGCTAACGCCCAACAACAGGCTAACCTTGAAGGTGAGTGTAAGGAGAAGACCGTATATCATGGTAAATACAGTAAGGAATTTACCCGTAACAATTGTGACGAGACCCAGTATGGTACTAAGGTTGTTGTAGACGAGACTATGGTGACAGGAGACTTTAGATCTACCGTATCTCAGGAGGACGCTAATAACAAGGCTAAGGCCGCTGTTGAGGCTCAAGGCCAGGATGTGGCTAACGTGAAAGGTAAGTGTGAGAAGGTTCCTGTATATACCGGTACTTATACACGTACGTTTACCCGTAACAATTGTGGTACTGGTGCTGGTGGCACTTATACGGTAAACGATAGGATGGTTGATGGTTATCCATTTACTTCCACCGTGTCTCAAGAGGATGCTAACAGCAAGGCTAAGGCTGCCGTTGACGCCCAAGGACAGGCTCTTGCCAATATCCACGCCCTTTGTACGTATACCGGCCGTGCTTCCTTGGAGTTCACGAGAAACAACTGTGGTGAGTGCAAGATCGGATCTAAGGTGACGATCACTCAAGATATGGTAGAAGGACACCCATTCCAGTCTAACGACTCGCAGACCGCCGCTGACGCTATGGCTATGACCGCCGTACAAGCCCAAGGGCAGGCTTTGGCTAATACCAAGGGTACCTGCTCTAACGCTACTATGTATACCGGTAAGGCTAGCTTCGAGTTTACGAAGAGCAATTGTGGCGCTAATCAGGTAGGAGATCCGTTCACCGTAACACAAGATATGGTGGAAGGTCATCCATTCCAGTCTTGCGTATCACAGGAGGAGGCTAATTTGTTGGCTATGGCGGCTGTCATGAATCAAGGACAGAAGATCGCCAACGAGCAAGGTACTTGCCATGAGGCTCCTAAATACACCGGTCATTATAGCGAGGCGTTCGAGAAGAATAACTGTCCGTCCGGTCTTATCCCGTCTTCAGTTACCGTTACTGAGGCTGATGTAACCGGAGGTCCATTCTACTCATACGAGAGCCAGTTCGCCGCTGACGAGCTTGCTAAGGCCGCTGTCAAGGCGCAAGGTCAGGCCATAGCCAACGATCGTGGTACTTGTGATGAGTTGAAGATATATGTCGGTAATTATAGTAAGGAGTTCACTCCTAAGTGTCCTACTTGCCAGTATGCTGATCCTATTACCGTAACCCCGGATCTTATGGGACAGTTCTTCACCTCTACCCGTTCACAAGAGGAGGCTGACGCTTTGGCTAAGGCCTACATCGATAGGATGGGTCAGGCGTTCGTTAACAAGAACTATGATGACACGTGTCATACTAAGGATGAGCAACCGGTTTGGGAGACTATCGAAACCGTATGTAAGGACTGTATCTCTAAATTACATCAACGTAATACCAATACCTGCTATACTGATCCTGAGAATCAAGAGCGGTATATAGCTGGTGGTAATAAGACATGCTTCTGGTTTGGTACGGCATCTAAGGCCTTCACCCGTCAATGTGCGGATGGTGGGGTTGGAAGCTCTGTTACCGTGACTCAGAATGATGTTACGGATCCGGCTCCTAGCTCTGATGGCAAGTTCAAGTCATGTGTATCTCAGGCTGACGCTAACGCCAAGGCATTGGCGGCTGTTACGGCTCAGGGACAGAGCGTAGCTAACTCGAAGGGTACTTGTACGTGGACAGGAAGCTATACCGGTCAGGTTCAGAAGAACAATTGCGCTGATGGCGGCGTAGGAGACATGGTATCCGTAAGCAGCAGCAAGCTTCCGGGACACCCGTACACCTCCACCGTTTCCTTGGCTGACGCCAATAAGAAAGCTGAGAATGCCGTTCGTGGATCTGAGGGTCAGGCTTACGCCAATAAGAACGGAGGATGTACATGGACTTACGTGGCAAGCCGTGACTTCTATAAGAACAACTGCGCCGAAGGCGGGGTAGGCCAGAGGATAACGGTGACCTCCACGCAAGCCAACGGCGGCACGGCTATCACCAGCAAGGTTTCTTTGGCGGATGCAAGGAGCAAGGCAGAGCAGATCCTAGACCAGAAGGGGCAGGATTACGCCAACCAGCATGGCACCTGCGTATGGACCGGTACCGGAAGCGCTACGTTCTACAAGAACAATTGCGGTAGCTGTAAGCAAGGTATCGCGTTGTCCGTGCCTTATAGCGCCCTTGGATTGGCTGATATCACGTCAACGGTATCCCAAGCTGACGCCAACAAGAAGGTTCAAGACGCGTTTAAGAACGATACGGCTACCAAGAACGCCGCTCAGGCATACGCTAACAAGAACGGAAACTGTGAGGATACTCCTCCAAGCTGGTCAGGATGGAGCTATGATGGCGGAAACTATTGCTCAGGTGGTGATGTTTGGGCTAGGTATAGAAGGACGGATAGCACAGGGTGCCATTCCGACGAGACGGAGAACAGGCTCCATGAGTCTTGTGACTATGGATGTTCAGGTGGCTCTTGCGATAGCTGTCGTGATCCTAATTCTTGGAGTAGAATAGGAGAGGCTGAGTGTAGATCTGGCGAAAGTGTAGCTTTATACAGAAATGATTGTGGAAGAGAGGAATATCTAAGCTATGGATCTGCTTGCTGTAATACGATCGGTTTCCAAGGAGGATCTGCTACTAGTAGGAATTGTCCATCTGATAGACCTTGTGGAGTAACGATCTCCTATCCGGATGTACCTTCTGGATCTATATGCGCATCTAGCACGTCTTCTGCCAACGCTCAGGCTAGCGATAAGATAGAGACACTTAAATCCCAAGCTCAGGCGTTAGCGGATGCTGGTTGTTCTGCAAAGGTTGGTAATGATGACCGATGGGGAAATGTTAAGGCTACAAACTGTCCTAGCAACTGTACTCCTAAGACTATCAGTTATAAGCAAATCGCTGGTAAATACACCGCCTGTACCAAGGACGAGGCAAACAGGATAGCCGACAGCAACCTACAGTCAGACGGTATCTCTTACGCTAATGGATTAGCTCAGGCCGATAGATGCGATTGCCCGGAGCAGAAGACGTGGTCATGGTCTGTATCTATGAATAATGATTGCATGAGTCATGAGCAACTTGTCACATCAAGAGGATTTACGATTACGTATAATAATCAATGTGGTAGATCTATATCTGGCTCTGTGAGTGGTGTAGGATATACACAAAACGGAGAAGAGCAGGTCAATAGCGCTAGCTTTACAATTCCCGCAGGATCTGGAAGCAAGAGTGGAAGTGTGCATTTTAGCCGAGAAGTAGTATGTGGAGATGTAACAATCTCTGGTCATGATTCAGGTAATTGTTGACAATCACTGCTGTGATGGTTTTTTAATAAAAAGGAGAGACTTATTAGCCTCTCCTTTTTTTGTTATACATCAGAATCTTAACAGTTCCCAGATCCTCCCCCAGAAACACTTATGGATCCACATTGTACTCCTGAATCAAAACCTATGACACCGGTTTTTTTACCAGACCCAGTAGGTATACTTACGGTAGTACTTCCAGCCGTAACGGTTTGTCCATGATCATTCCTACCGGTAACAGTTACAGTTATTGATTTAGATGATCCACATTGATTATTGTAAGACACTTCATAGGAGCACCTTAAGGCGGATGTAGAACCAGACAGGCCATTACAAGGATCACCGCTCAGCATAGCGTTGGCGCTCCACGTCTTTGTTGGCTCCGGGCAATCGCATTCCATAGCGTTGGCTTTTTCCTGTGCTAGTCTCTGTGC